TAGCAACCAAATAGTTGGCAACGGCACATTCTTAGGATTTAACAGTTCGTTATCAAGCATTTGGTTGCTAGATGATCCGCAGGTTCGTATTCAAGTTGATTATGAATTAGGTCCGTATGACGCTAAAACAAATGCACCAACTGAATGGTTTGCCTACAGTCATAGTAGTCACTATGATGACATGGCTGCTGGTATTAAAGGTGTATTCCACAAATATATCAACCGTGCTCTAACACATGCACAGTCCAGTGAAAAGTATGTAGCCCGAGTACTTAAGAAAAGTGTTAAGATTAGTGATGCTCCCGTTACAGACAGCGACTACAGTTTTGCAGTCAGCAGTTCTCAGGGCGGCGGCATGAGCATAAAGTATAAGCCATACATCGATCCTGCTACAGGACAGCATATGGAAAAAGACGGCATTCCTGTTATGCAACTGCTGGATCCAAAAGACCGCGACTATATTCAAAATTTAGACCAACAGTTCCAGATGAACTTCGGTCGTAAGCGTGGTGTTGCTGATCGAAACTTGCAAGGTAGCTTTGTAGGAACACTACAGCTAATGAACAAGTCGTTTGAACCTGAACAAATTGAATCCGTAACTCGTGCATTCCTAGACATTCTATTTGGACCCGGAGCACAGATGATTACTAAAGATGATCCAGCTCGAGATCGTGATGTTAAGTTTGCCGCAGTAGATGCTATGTTGCTAGGCGGTGGAGGGGTTAAGCCTCTAAACTTACCAAATGCTCAAGGCCTAAGACAAGAAGCAGTTAAGATGGCAATGGACTATGCAGACCAGTTCAATGCCAAACGAGGAAATGCACTCAGTACCGAAGTAGCAGAAGATGCCGCAGCAGAAGTAGCAGCAAAGCCAGACTATGCTCGCCAAGGTATCAAACACCTGTACAACAGACTGCCAGATGGTCGTGTAAGTACAGCAGAAATGAAGAATGCAGATTTCTTAGAAATTGCCAAGGCAATTGCAGACAATGGTGGCAAACTTGACGGTGTGCCTATCAGTTTGAAAGTAGACGGCGCAGGCATTCGATTCGGTAAAGATCAAAGTGGTCGTCCGTTCTTCATGACCAGCAAAGTGACTACTCCATTGTATCAAGATGATGTAGGTTATTTTACCAGCTTTGGTCAAGAAAAAGGTCAGGATGCAGAGACATTGGCAAGAACAAAGAATTATGACAATGCACTGGCATTGATTACCGGTAGCAAGTTTATACAATCACTACCTGCAGACACTATTGTACAAGCAGAAATGATGTATAATCCCATGGCACAACAAACTGACCAAGGACTAAAATTTGTCAATATTCCTTACGATCCTAAAAAGCTAGGCAAGCAGATGACACTGGTGCCTTTTGTATTCAAACAATACAGCACAGGAGACGAAAGACCCGATGCTGACAAGATCAAAAAGCGTTTGTTAGCAGCCAGTGATAGCAACATTAAAATTGTCAGTAATAATCTAGAACAAAAAGGCATTAACGTCAGCAAGATTATTAATCCTATTCTAAACTTAGATCCTAAAGACAAAGCTAATAAGCCTGCGTTCGATCAAGCTAAACAAGCACTAAGCGATGCTATTATTAATAATCCTAAATTAGCAGGCAAAGATGCGCTAGGCGACAACATGGAAGGTGTTGTTGTTAATATGCCTAACGGTCAAATATTTAAAGTCACTAGTCAGCAGATGAAGTCGGCTATGGCTGCTAAAATGGCTCAACCGGGTGCAAAACGTCAAGGTCCCCTAAAGACCGCAGTGGTAGCAGTTGGTAGTTTTGCAGGACATCTAGGACACGAAGACTTGTTTAACGAAACTGTTAAGAAGGCCAACGAATTAGGCGGTGATCCTTACCTGTTTATTGGCAATGCAGTGGGTGCAGACGATCCTATCCCAACAGACGTTAAGGTACAGACATGGCATAAACTATATCCGCAGTATGCTGACAATATCGGTGCTGTAATGCAAGGTGGAAGTTTAATGCAAAAGGTCAAACACGAATTGATCAGTCCGCAGCCGGGCAAGCCTCCCAAGTATGACAACATTGTTATCATGGTAGGTGAAGATCGTAAAGACATGCCTATCGCAGGTGCGCTAATGAAGGCTGTTAATAAGTTTCCGGGCTACGAGCATGTTAAGGTCGGTTTGGAAACTATCCCAAGAACACGACCTATAAGTTTTACTAAACTACGCGATGTTCTAAAAAATCCCAATGCTACTCCGGAACAGCAGTATGCAGTATGGGCGCAGGGATTTAACGCACAACAATTAGGTAAAGATTGGATACTACATCTTATGGACATCTCAAGAAAAGGTATGGGCATTGTTCAACAGCCCGCAGCAGCACCACAACCAGTACCGGTTGCAGAACAAAGATTATTTAACGCATTGATTAGAACACAGAAAACGCCAATGTTTGAAAATGCGCCGACCAGTCAAATGGTTAGAGACCTAATCAATCCACAAGGACGCGAAGCACAGAAGTATGCTAAGTTCGACAGTGATAGAGAACAGCGCAGAGCCAAGATGGAGAAAGGTGCATTAGCAGATCGTAATAGCCGCAAGTATTCTAGCGAGAAAGACGATTGGGGCAATTTAAAGAAAGAAGAATTCAATAGTGAATACGACGACGAAGCAGGAATGGCGCAGAGCAATCTACGCACTATGGCTCGTGCTGTTGATGGCTTGTTAAAAACAATCAAGAACAACGACAACTTACCAGAGTGGGGACAAGAAAAGATTGCCAAGGCCGAGATGATGTTGGTCAGTGTTTGGGACTATTTGCAGAGTCAGAAAGAACTAGGCATGGACCCTAAAGTTAATGAAAGTCGTGCGTTAGCAGGATTGAAGCAGATTGTTGCAGAGTTGTCCAATGAAAAGTTAGGACAGTATAAGAAGGCTGCCGGCGCACAAGCCAGTGCTGCTGACAAGGCAGGCAACACTAAAAAAGCCGACAAGCGTTTCAGTGGCATTGTCAAGGCAACTAAGAAACAGTTTGCTAACGATACTAAAGGTGTGGCGGAAGGTGCTCCTATCGTAGTAGCACAGTCTCCTATCGATGTCCGCAATCCTAAAAAGGCTCCGCAGCCATATAGAAATCAGGGTGACATTGTTCCTCCAACGAAACCACCAAGCACAGAGAAGCGTGGAGTTAAAGGTCGCCCTGGTCAAAGACCTATGCCTGATTACAATGTGGCGGAAGACGCTGACCGAGCAGAGGCGCAAGCCGACTACATGGAAGGACAATGCATGGTACTGGCCGTTGCTATAAATCAGCATAATCCAAAGAGGTATCCAATAGGATATATCTGGGAATACAACATGTCTGCTGGCGCACCGGACATGCAAATGGATGATGATGAGTGGAACGATCTAAGTCCAGAAGAACAAGAAGAAATCTCAAACGATATCAGCCGACACTCAGTAGTACATGCGTATGTGCGTGATCAAGAGACTAATGAATACATAGATGCACGTGGTCGTCACACCGCCCTACCTAACTTGTGGGGCAGAATGGGCCAGACTCGATTTGAAGAATTTCCGGGTTCGGCTCGTGAGTTGATAGACATTACAGCACACGGAGACTGGGATGAAGTTGGCGATCAGGTCAATTTCAAACGTGGCCAGCCTGCGTTTGATTCATTGGCAGGACCAGCTGGTGTTAAACGAGCACTGGACTATGCTGTTAAGTATTTGGGAGTAGTGGGTCCTGAACAGGTTCAAAAGCCTGTGACGCAAGGCGTTGAGCTCGTTGACTTAGATACTGATGTTAATCAAAATATTTACACACTCACAGTAAATGGTGAAGAAGTATCATTTACATATTGGGATTCCGAAAATAACTTTGAAAACCCAAACATCAACGATATCTATCAACAGGCAAAAGAACAGCTAGGTAAAAAACTATCTCCAAAGAATGTTGAAGAAATTGCTCGTGTGGTATTCAAATCTTTTCAGCAAGGTATGTCGGAAGAGGTCGATGAAGGACTTGGATCTAAACTAGCAGGATTAGGACTTGCAGGTGCAATGGCACTAGGGTCCGCTGGAGCAAATGCTCGAGTTACACCTGGCGATGATCCTAATATCAATCGTTTAACAGGCAAACCCAATGTAACACAGGTCGCTCCTAGCGATGTTAAACCAGCAGCATCTGCAGGATTTAATAAAGAGTGGTTGCAAAAAGCCGCTGATCCTAATAGAACTGGTCGTTATATGATCAGTGTTGAAAAGGCACAGGAACTATTAAACAAGATGAATGCCGTTGACGAAGCTAAGAAAAAAGGTGCTGATGGTAAAGCCTGTTGGAAAAATTATCGCTACAACGGTACTGAGAACGGTAAAGACAAGTGTGTGCCAGTAGGTGAAGATGTTGAAAATATTATGGGCGCACTGATCGAAAATCTTATTAGAAAATGATCAAGCAGTATTACATCACTCACGAAAACATGGTAAAGGACAGTCCGGACGATTGCTATCTTGCACCGGAAGATCCTATACACGCCTTAAAGACTGTTAGCTATATGGGCGGGCTAAATGCTACAGAACGACTGCACGAATACAATGCATCCGTAAGAGAATCCAATTACGTTAAATCTGGTGCTGTAGATAAGGCTAAATACATGAAAGAGCATGGAATTAAATCTGGTTCTCCCGCATGGTTTGAACTATGGTACGGAAGAAATAAATAACATTATGCGCATCAATGAACTAATCACTGAGATGAAAACAGGTAAAATTACCAAGAGACAGCAACAGGCTACTCGTGGTTTAAATACCTACAAGGACGGTGAAAGAGCCGACAGCACTTATACATCCTATAGATTAGGCATGGCAGTAGCAGGAGCCAACGGAAAAGACCCCATCGAAATGAATGGTAAGAGTTGGGCGGGTAAAACTAAAACTACTCATCCTTACAGTAAAGAAGAACAAGAAATGCTTAAACAAGCATACAAGGTAGTTGGTGCAAACTATAAAGATGTAAATAAAGGTGATATGGAAAGTCGCGAACTGGACAATACATATACCGTAAGCCCTGTAGCAAACTGGATGAAGAAATGAACAACGAATTTAAAAAATCAAAAAGCAATAACGAAACTCGCTATACATTAGAGTCAATGACAGCAGGTGCAACCGGTTCAGGTAGTGTTGCTACAGCACCGAGCTCGTTAGGCAAAGTCCAAAAGCGCGGAAATATCTTGGCACAAGAAGCAGGTAAAGACAAAGTTCCTGCAACTACTCCCCGTAATTTTGTTGCTAAGAATGCCAAGTCCAGTGGTGCAGGCGCACACAAGGATAAGAAAAAAGAACAAAAGCAGGGCGCTGCAAAACATAAAAAGCCCTATATGGAATCTCTACGCACAAAAATTGATCAACTAAAATCAAAGTTAGCAGAAGCAGGCATGCCATTTCGTGGAGTAGGTGGTGCATTCAATCGCGGCGATGATGAACGACACGACTTAGATCCAACAGACTGGTATGTTGTTAAAGATGGTAAAATGTTCAAAACGTCTGTCTACCCTAATCAAGTACAACTAGCAATAGCCCAAGGTTATAGTCGTACTAGAGATGAGGCCAAAGCAAAAGCAGAGCAGCAAGGTGTAGAGGAAGGTGGAGCCAGTATGCCAGGCGACCAGTATTTGAGTATCCCAGCGGATCAAACTAAGTTGTCCATTGGACAGCAAATGGCTCAAGACGGCATTACCTACAGCCCAGATAAAGAAGATGAACTCATCGGATTGATGGCTCAATACATGAAGAAAGCAGGAATGAGTTCAAAACAAATTCGTTACTTATTAAGTTACGATGAAGACTATATTCCGGATCAATTAAGTGATTTGCCAAAGCAAGGTGTGGCGGAGGCATTTGGTAGCTCAAGTGTAAACATGCCAGCTAATGCCGCAGGTACAGATGGGCACCAACAATCAATTGACTTCTATAATCAAGAAGTAGACAACTTGGCCGTTCAAGCAGATCCTGAATTCCAAGAATGGATTGAAGCGGCCGAAGAAAAACTAGTAGCCGCAATAAGAAACGGAAAAGATTTTACGCATCTTGCCAAAGTATTAAGCGCACAACAAGTCAAAAAGTTTGGTGGGAAAACATTAGGTCAACAGTACGGTAGTCAAATGGCAGGTAAAGCAGACGCATACTATACTTCAGAAATCAGAAACATTTTAAACGGTCCAGTAACTAATGCTGGTAACGAAATGACCAGACGCCACGAGTTGTCCCTACAACTACAAACAATAAGAAGTGGATGGCGCAGAATGTCGCCAGAAGACAAACAAAACCTAGCCGATCAAGTTGGTTATTCACTTGAAGAACTTGAACATTTTGTAAAAACTGGCCAAGACCCTGAAGAAGGCGATTTGCGTGAATCAGTGAAACAAGTAAGACCTGCAACTCCTGATGAATTAAGAACTGGATACACTGCAAGTAAAAGTCATGCTGTGGGTGCTGACGGGAATGTTTATTACTTCATGGACCCAAAACTAAAACAGGTGGGCCTGTTGCGAAATAAAAAGCAAGGTGTGGCGGAGGCAACAGGCGATGAGAGATTTGACAGCATGATGGGACAGATCACAGGCGGTGCTGGTGCCAGGCAAGGTGTAGATAATTTGAATAAGTCCCTCACTGCAAGAACAGGCAGCGACCCCGAGACTGCATTGGCCAAATTTGGTCAGGAATTTATAAAATGGCTTGAAGATCTTTGCCGTGAGTTTGCCAAGCAAGGTGCAGATAGATTTAATAAATTAAAAAAATTAAGCGAATTCGAAGACGGTGGCGAAACCATGGCGCACTGGTTGATTGATGTTGCTAAACAGACCAAGACCTCGGGTATTACACTGGCAGACATACAGGAATTTTCTAGCGAGTTTAATACCCATGGAATGTGGGCCTGGCAAATGTTCCCTATAGCATGGAGTCAGAACGAATGGCAAGACTATAAAGATCAATGGACTGGTCCCAATGGTTACATAGCCAATCTGAGACATAGTCCTGAGCAAGGTGTGGCGGAAGGCTCTGGAGCAAACAAAACACATTTAGCAATGGCATATCTAAAAGCAGTAGTCATGGCTCCTATAGGAACACCAGAAAAAAGAAGAATACTAAATTGGCAACAGATACTATCAAATCAATTTGATATTGAAATGGATCCTGATACCCTTGCTCAAATGCTACCACAATTTGATAGTCAGTTGCAGTCGGGTAATCTGGATAAATTACAAAACCGAATGGCTAGTCGCGGCGAACTTGAAATAGGCGAGAGTGAGCAAGGTGTAGCGGAAGCACCGGAAGATCGCACAAGTTATCAAGTTGCTAAAATTCTATCAGATCGTGGAATCAAATACGATCCTGCACAAGAAAATGAATTGATCAACGCAATAGGCATGGTGCTGGTCAAAGAATTAAACATGTCGCCAAAGGAGGCAAGATATTTGATCAGCTATGATGAAGACTTTGTTTCCGACACACTTGGTGAGTTGAGAAGTATGGAACAGTCAGTATCCGAAGTTGATGTATATATGGAAAGTCTTGCCCACTCATTGCAACAGGTCCTGAGTGAAAAAGCAGTAAGCAAGCAGCAACAAAAGTTTATGGGCATGGTTCATGCTGCACAAAAAGGTGAAAAGCCTGCCAGTAAAGAAGTTGCCAAAGTAGCCAAGGATATGGGCAAGAAAGATGCCAAAGACTTTGCATCAACTAAGCACAAAGGTCTTCCTGAAAAGAAGAAATCAAAAAAGTAATTGAGCAGGAACCGGTGGCACCGACAGAGGAGCCTGCTCAACAAACTAAGCCAGTCGGACCACAGCCTAAACTAAGGCCCGATATGCCTATTGACTATTGGAAACAACGTTTTCAAACTGCTGACCCAAATCAATATCGTCAATTTAAAAACAAAGATCCAGAAAAGAAAGATCGTATGGCTATAGCAGCCTACTACGATGCAAAGCAGCCCACAAAAAAATAAAACATGTTTAAAAGATTTGATGTACCGGTAGTATCAAATCCTGTCTGTAGTGAGCCCATCTACAATGTTGTTGCAGAAGATTTTAAATTCTATGACAAAGACGGATTTGAATTAAATCAAGCAGAACAGAAATATTACGGGATGATGCACCATCCTATAGACCATCCTATACTTAATCATCGCTGCTGGCAAGAACCTTGGTTTGCTCTAGAATATAACGATATAGGTCTAATACTAGATCACTCATTGATCCTGCATCGTTGCAGATACGAGGACTACGCAGAACATCAACTAAGAAAAATAAAAAAGGATATTCCCGAGGCAGAGTGGTTATTGAAAACTCCACAGAAATGGGGATTTGATTTTGCATTAGATGCAGTAGATGACGCTGGTAATATCTATGAAGTACTGCACGTCGAGTATGACAACTACGACTACGACACATTCCTAAAATCTATGCAGATGTTTGATTTTAAGGTACGACACACTGACTGGCGTGATGCATCTCGACAGGTTCTAGCACACAGAGATCAATGGAAAAACCTTACTGGCTTTGCACAAAATGATTGGAAAGCAAACTTTCTTCTTGGTTGGACTAGGGCAGAATACACAGAAAAAAGTTTGACCTTGTAATCACAACCCTGTATACTATATACTCACAGGAGATATTATGGGAAAAGCATTTGGCGCACCAGAACAGGCAAAAATCAAACAGATCGTATCCGAAGGTATGACTGTTATGCAGGAAATTCAAGACCTCACTGAAGGTTTGAATGAAACTATCAAAGCAGTGGCAGAAGAACTAGAGGTAAAACCTAGTGTTATTCGCAAAGCAATCAAAATTGCACAGAAAGATCAATGGGATCAAGTGTTCCGTGAATTCGACGATCTTGAAACTATTGTCGATATTGCAGGTCACGCTAATCGTCGTGAAGACTAATGAGCCACTGGGGATATCATTTAATGTTAGATTGTAGTGGTTGTGAACAAATTCACTGCAAAGATAACATTTATAATTTTGTAAAAGACCTTGTTGACAAGATCGACATGGTCGCGTACGGAGAACCTATAATCGAATATTTGTTACCTGGAGATTCAAAACAAGGTTACAGCTTAATGCAGCTAATAACTACAAGTAATATTTGTGGTCATTTTATGGAACTCGACGGAACTGCATACTTTGATATTTTTAGTTGTAAAGAGTTTGATTTGCTAACTGCACAGAATGTAGTAACAAAATATTTTAATCCTAAAAAAATTAGGGTAAATTTTATTACAAGACAGGCAGATTAATGACTAGACTTACAACTGTACTTGGAAACGTGTACAACTGGGCCAGGAATGACTATCGAGAATGGCCTGTCCGATTTTCGTTAGAAATTTCAGCATGGTTAATGAGTTTAGGCTGCTCTCTGACATTGGCAGCAGGTGCAACTGATCCGCTGTTTTTCTATCTGTATCCGATATTTATTTTGCAATGTGCAATTTTTGCATGGGCATCATGGACTCGAAAGAGCACAGGTATGGTAGCCAACTACCTACTGTTAGTCACTATAGACGTCATCGGCTATATTAGATTGTTAAATATATAAGAGAAAAGTTTGATCAGCTATAAATGATCACAAGAACGGTTGCCGGCCATAAGCGGTAAGGAGAACTATATGAGCTACGTCGATGCCATGTGGGATCGCGACAAAGACATTGTGCATGTCGTTGAGCGTGATCTAAAGAAAGGCAGAATCTTTCAGGAGTTTCCTGCAAGATATACATTTTATTATCCCGATCAACGCGGAAAATACAAATCAATTTACGGTGAAAATCTAAATAAAGTTGTCACAAGGTCCTACAAAGACTTTCAAAAAGAACAACGGATCCACAGCAGCCACAGACTGTATGAATCAGACATCAACACTGTATTCAAAACCCTAGAAGAAAACTATCTCAATCACGAACCGCCTAAACTCAATGTGGCGTTCTTCGACATTGAGGTGGACTTTGATCCTGAAAGAGGTTATAGCACCCCCGAGGATGCTTTCATGCCTATTACATCGATTGCTGTTCACCTACAATGGTTAGACACACTGGTCTGCTTTGCTGTTCCTCCAAAGACCCTGACAATGGAGCAAGCAACAGCGTTAGTTAAGGACTTTCCTAATACACATCTGTTTGAAACTGAAGCAGAGATGTTAGATGCGTTTTTGGATCTCATTCAAGATGCTGACATTCTCAGTGGATGGAACAGTGAAGGCTATGATATCCCTTACACAGTTAACAGAGTTATCAAAGCACTGAGTAAAGAAGACACTCGTAGATTTTGTCTGTGGGGTCAATTTCCCAAGAAGAGAGAGTACGAAAAATATGGAAAAGCGGCTGTTACTTATGATCTGGTTGGTCGTGTTCATCTGGACAGTCTCGAGCTGTACCGCAAATACACATATGAAGAGCGACACACTTACCGACTGGATGCCATTGGAGAGATGGAAGTAGGCGAGAGCAAGACTCACTATGAAGGTACACTTGATCAGTTATATAACAATGACTTCCGTAAGTTCATTGAGTACAACAGACAAGATACCGCATTGTTAGACAAGCTGGATAAGAAACTAAAGTTTATCGATCTTGCTAACACACTGGCACACGAATGTACGGTGCTATTACAGACCACAATGGGTGCAGTTGCTGTAACTGAACAGGCTATTGTAAACGAAGCCCACCACCGTGGTCTCATTGTGCCCAATCGTGCCAAACGTGACGAGGACGCAAATAATCAGGCAGCAGGTGCTTATGTTGCATATCCCAAGAAAGGTATCCACGACTGGATCGGATCTATTGACATTAACTCATTGTATCCGTCAGCTATTCGTGCGCTCAACATGGGTCCAGAAACTATCATCGGTCAGTTACGTCAGGACAGGACAGATCAACATATCGATGAACAAATGATGGTTCATAAAAAATCATTTGCGGCGGCTTGGGAAGGTATGTTTGGTAGCCTAGAGTATGAAGCAGTTATGCAACAGGACCGTGCATTTGAAATTACAGTTGATTGGGAAAACGATCAAAGTGATATTATGAGTGCAGCTGAAGCATATAAGTTAATCTTTGACAGTAATCAACCTTGGATGTTAAGCGCCAACGGCACTATCTTTACCTATGAACATGAAGGCATTATTCCTGGACTGTTAAAGCGATGGTATGCTGAACGTAAAGATATGCAGAAGAAGCTCAAGGCAGCTATCGAAGCAGGTAACAAGATCGAAGAAGAGTATTGGGACAAGCGACAGTTGGTCAAGAAGATTAACTTGAATAGTTTGTATGGTGCTATTTTGAATCCTGGTTGCAGATTCTTTGATAAGCGTATTGGGCAGTCCACTACACTTGTTGGCAGGCAGATTGCCAAGCATATGGCAGGCAAAGTCAATGAAATGATTACCGGTGAGTTTGATCACGTAGGTAAGAGTATTATCTACGGTGATACTGACAGTTGCTACTTCTCAGCTTATAATACGCTAAAGACTGATATTAACAAAAAGCTAATCCCTTGGGATAGAGATGTTGTTATTCAGTTGTATGATCAGATTGCCGAAAACGTAAATGCAACATTCCCGCAGTTCATGTTGGATGCATTTCATTGCCCAAAGACACGCGGTGAGGTTATCAAAGGTGGGCGAGAAATTGTTGCTGTTAAAGGCCTGTTCATTACCAAGAAACGTTATGCAGTATTGTATTACGACAAAGATGGTAAGAGACAGGACACTGACGGTAAGCCAGGTAAGATCAAAGCTATGGGTCTAGATCTTAAGCGTAGTGATACTCCCGAATTTATGCAAAAGTTCTTAGAAGAAGTTCTTACTCGAGTACTGAATGGTGCAGAGGAACAAGAAATTCTAGAAATGATCAGTGCGTTCCGGACTGAGTTCAAAGCCCGTCCAGGTTGGGAGAAGGGTAGTCCCAAACGAGCTAACAACATCACAGAGTATCAAGCCAAGGAAGCTAAACAAGGCAAGGCTAATATGCCAGGGCATGTCCGTGCTGCTATTAACTGGAATACGCTAAAACGCATGAACGGTGACAAATACTCAATGGGCATTGTTGACGGCATGAAGGTCATTGTTTGTAAAGTTAAAGACAATCCATTAGGCTACACATCCATTGCTTATCCGGTCGATGAGATGCGATTACCTAAATGGTTCCAAGACCTGCCATTCGATCACAGCGAAATGGAAACTGCTATCATTAACAACAAACTGGACAACCTCATCGGTGTGCTGGATTGGGATTTAGAATCAACTACCCAAGACAATACCTTTGGCAAATTATTTTCCTTTGATTGAAAATAATCATTGACTTTACTCGCAAATCTAAATAAACTAAACAAAAGGAATTAATATGAAAGACATTCTACAAGACATCGTAAGCCACACACATAGCCTGGGCTTCTTAAACATCGTTAAAATTACAGGCGACGATAAAAAGACCACTATCGACAGTATGGCCGATGACCGTACAGTTATTATGTATGGTGAAACTGCTAGCCCGCAAGCAGACATGACTGGCGTTTTTGGTATGCCGCAAATGAACAAATTAAAGTATTTGCTAGATTGCCCAGAATACAAAGAAGATGCAAAGATTGAAGTTGTTAAACAAGATCGCAACGGTGAAGAAATTCCAACAGGCCTACACTTTGAAAACAAAGGGGGCGACTTTAAGAATGACTACCGCTTTATGAACACTGAAATCATTAACGAAAAGTTAAAGACTGTTAAGTTCCGTGGTGTTAAGTGGGATGTTGAAGTTGCTCCAAGTTTAGCTAGTGTGCAAAGATTTGCGTTTCAAGCAGCCGCTAACAATGAGCACACAACTTTCTTGGCTAAGACAGATGGTGACAAGTTGAAGTTTACTTTTGGTGATCAAGCAAGCCACGGTGGTGAATTTATTTTTGCTACAGGTGTCACCGGCAACCTAAATAAAGGATGGACTTGGCCTGTTGCTCCCGTACTTGCAATTCTTAAAGCATCAGATGTTAATAATACTATGATGAGTTTAAGCAACGAAGGTGCTCTACAGATTACACTTGACAGCGGTTTAGCTACTTACAAGTATATCATTCCTGCACAGACATGATAAAAGGAATAGCTCATTCAGGTCGATATCTCCAGGTACAAGGAGGTAGTCCAATGAATCCGTACATTCCTTCCGGTGGGCAATCTGCGGGAATGTTGCGCTATAATACAAATATCAATACCATAGAAGTATACGACGGGCAAGTTTGGAAAGAAGTATCTTCAAACTTTGCCAATGTAGCATTAACTAGTGAGGCAGAAGCATTACTTGACTGGGCACGAAAAAAGCGTGACGAAGAATTGCAGCTCGAAGTATTGGCTAAAGAACACCCTGCTATTAACATTGCCTTGGGTAATTTAAAGAAAGCCAAGATACAACTAGATGCTACAATAATATTAAGTAAAGAACATGACGAAACAACAAGTTAACCTAACACCATTACAGAAAGACTATGCAGTCTATTTGCCTGCAATTAGTAGTTTCTACAGTACCTATGTTGCTAAACAACGACTAGGTGAATTCGTACCAACAGATCGTATTCCTGCAGGTTTTGATCGTGGTATCGAAGGTATGAACTTTTTAAATCCTGAACAAGGATACTTTACTTACAAATACGGTCTGTACTCTGCGGGTCATGCACAATTAGATCTTACTAAGAGTTTAGAACAAGAGTCCATGATTCAACAGCGTGATCGTAATAACACTATGATCTTAGGCGACTCAGGTGGATACCAGATTGGTAAGGGTGTTCTTAAGTTTGACTGGTTAGACTTTGAAGGCAAGGAAGCTACTAAGACTCGTCAGAAGATTCTCGAGTGGCTCGAAGTCACAGCCGATTGGTCAATGATGCTAGACGTTCCAACATGGGCATGTGATCACATTCACAGTCCTAAAACTGGACTAAAGACATTTGATGACTGCTTAGATAAGACTCGATACAATAACGATTACTTTTTGATGAACAGAATGGGTCAAACTAAATGGCTCAACGTTCTGCAAGGTAGTGATTGGGACACTGCTGAAAAGTGGTATGCAGGTGTAAAAGAATTTAGCGACCCGGCAGGTAAGTATGCAGGGCGTGAAGCAGAAGGTTGGGCCTTTGGTGGTGCTAACATGTGCAAGATGGATATTACTCTCAAGCGTTTAATGACACTTAGAGAAGATGGTTTGCTGAAGGGCAAAAACTGGATCCACTTCTTGGGTACAGCGCAACTTGACTGGAGTTGCTACTTAACTTTAATTCAAAGACAAATCAGGAAACACATCAATGAAGAAATTACCATATCTTTTGACTGCGCCTCACCGTTCATTGCAACAGCGCACGGACTTGTCTACACAAACGCAGTCCACACGCCAAAAAGGTGGAGTGTTATTATGGACAAGGCACCAGATAACAAAGCACTATCAGGATCAGATATCCCGTTCCCTTTCGAATCGTCAATCGGTCGCAGACTAACAATGGCTGACATTGCCTACTACGATTTAGGCGTTCGTAAAACAGACGAAGAATTAGGTTTTGGTCCACGTGGTGGAAAAATTGAATTTAACCATTTAGAACCAGAACACTACCATGTTGTACCTAGACTTAACAAATTAGGTAAGATTCCAAATAGAACAAGTTGGGATAGCTTTGCCTATGCATTGATGATGGGACATAATGTCGAATGTCATATTGTTGCTGTTCAACGTGCTCAACAATTAATGGACATTGAGATTGCTAAATCTAAAGACAAGCTGACTTGGAAGCAATGGAAGAAAGTCAAGGGACAGGATATGAGCGATGAGTTTAGTGATTGGGTTCCCCGTAATATCTTATACTTCAACAGCTTTGTTGAAGACTTATTTAATACTGCTACTAAAGCAGATGCATTTGCAATGATCGAACAAGCTGGTCCATTCCTGCGTAGTTTAGAAGGTGCTCGACTACAAGGCGGTCCTGCTCAAAACAAGTTTAATAACTTGTTCGAAATTGAAGAAGTTACTAAGGTTGAAGAAATTGATCTTGCTAACCCAGATGACGACGAACTACGAAAACTTGAAGAAGGCACATTAGGAGATATAGAATGAGACAAGAAATTATTAGCGTATTAAAACACCATTTTAAAGCACACATTTTCAAGCACAAAATGAATGTAGACATTATGTTGAGCAATCCCATGGCACTACATGACCATACTGACTTAATGGATGCTATTGAAAAAGAAGTAGCATTGATTGCTGAATATCAAGACAAGTTGGACATAATGGAAAGTTATTTTAAGGAATAATATGGCAACAGGTAAAAAGAAAACAGACATTATTATGTCTGCCGAAATATCAGAGTCTATGGAAATGCCCGGTACTATTGGCAGTGCTAGATTAACATTTCCAAATGATCCCACTGTGGTAAAAGGCAGTCATTTAACTGTTACTACATTTCCAGACGGTAAAACTGTTTTAGAATGGGACGATGAGGCATTACTCAGAGATGTCCAAAAAGCCTTGACAGAGTACGAGAATTCTGTTAAAGTTAATACTACTAAAACTAAACGTAAGAAGAAAAATGAAGCGTGATTACGATACAGGTATTAGTGAAGATGTAATTTTCTTTACTGGTACTGAAGTTGAGCACACTCCTGCATACGGCATGAAAACATTGTTTGTTACAGGAGTTCAATCTAGCGAGCATATTGCACTAAACTTGCAAGGTTGCGAGCATATTTTCTTTGGCGCAAATCATAGTTATAATCCACAAACTTACGAAGAACACAAAGTCTGGGAAGAAATGATTATGTTCTTCCTTGATAAAGAATACCTGTGTTCATTGGATATTCCAATTCACCAAGTAGAAGAATTCCACGAAGGCGGGCTTTGCGAGCGTGATAATTTTATTCCACAAATTCGTGTACCTATTCCTTACATTCGTCTTTGGAACTATAACACTATGTTAAAGATTGACGACAAAGATTTTAAGGCAACTAATCCCGGTGTATGGTCCCACAGTCTACACACACTAATGGATCGTAGTAAGTTTACAGACTGGGCACAATATAAAAACGACAAGGTAATAAAATGATTAACTCTAAAGTTACAAAACAAGCAAATCAACAAAGTTCAGAAGAAAAATTATTTAAATTGCTCGAAAGCATTGACTGGAAGTTATGGGAAATCTATAATATGATGAAAGATAATCTTCCTGAAAAATCGGCACCCGCTAAAAAAACCACAAAGGTTAAAGCACAGTAATGAATCAAGAACTTAATATGATTTGGGTCACCTTTCGTAAGGAGGGTGTTCATATGTATCCGGCTGCGGCTACAGACCCCAAACTTGCCACAGGCAACATGTACGATGTTAGTTTCCTCGGTACTCCGCACCGTCACATTTTCCATTTTAAAATCTATATTCAAGTATTTCACGATGATCGTGATATTGAGTTTATTCAGTTTAAGCGTTGGTTAGAGCACTGCTATGCAGATGGTACACTCGAACTTAACCACAAATCCTGTGAAATGATAAGCCGTGATCTTCATGGAACCATTTCGGCAAGATATCCAGGTCGTGAGATCTGGATTGACGTAAGTGAAGACGGCGAGAATGGCTGCTTCATTAAATTTCCTCAACCCTTTAATACTACACAAAGGTAAAACATTATGGCACAACCTGCCTACATTCAGAAAACTCTTCGTATGAAACCCGAAGTTGAAAAGATCTTTGATGATCTCGATGCTTGGTTAGATCATTGCAGATTTAACCTCCTTCCTTATAACCCTTCAGACTTGTATAGGTCACAGGAATACAGGTATTTTTCTCGTCCTCCTTATCAGGGCGATCGTAAAAACTACCGCAAGGATTATAAGCCTAGAGGCCAAAACAATGACAATTTTTCTCGTTGATTTAGAATCTGTCGAGACAAGGTATACGGGTCAATGGAAGACTCATGTACCTGATCTACTTAAAAAGGCAGGACACAATGTTCAAATTATCTCTGGTCCCACAGATATTCCTAGTGCTACTACCCCTGGGGCTTTTCTTAATTTTGGCGGCACAAACATCTACAAAGCTCGGCAGGTTGAGCAGATGGGTCGGCTATTTTGCGACGGAGCCGTTCATGCAGGTGATCATTTTATATTTACTGATGCTTGGCACCCTGGTATCATCAATCTCAAGTATATGAGTGAGTTGCTGGGTATTCCAGTAACAACACATGGACTATGGCACGCCGGTAGTTATGACCCTCAAGACTTCCTAGGTCGTCTTGTTGGCAACAGGCCCTGGGTTAGACACGCCGAAAAGAGTTTCTTCCACGCATTTGATCACAACTATTTTGCAACAAAATTTCATATTGAAATGTTTATGGAAAATTTGTTAGGTATTGATTTCCGAACAGGTTCTATGCGTTATATGCAGGACAAGCAAATTGTTCGTACAGGGTGGCCCATGGAATATATGGCTGATACCTTAGAGAACTATAACACCAGTTCCAAGCATGATCTTATCTTGTTCCCACATCGTATTGCTCCAGAGAAACAGGTTGAAATTTTCCGTGACTTGGCTACACACTTACCACAATATGAATTTATTGTGTGTCAAGATACGCAGTTGGACAAGCATGAATATCACAAGTTGCTAGGTCGTGCTAAGATTATTTTCAGTGCAAATTTGCAAGAGACACTGGGTATTAGTTGCTACGAAGGTGCATTAGTAGATGCTATACCTATGGTGCCGGATAGATTAAGTTATAGTGAAATGTATTATGAAGGATTCAAATATCCTAGTGAGTGGACTAAGGACTGGAACAGTTACCTAGCACATAGACAAGAATTATGTCATCACATTATTGTTACTATGTCTCATTATGACAAGCGGGTGCCGCAGGTTCGCAAGCAGGCAGCTGATTTAACAGAACTATTCTTTAGTGCAAATAAATTACTGGAGATGATCAAATGAAATGGTTTCTAAACTTTTTAGAACGTGTTGGTCGCAAAAGAATTGTAATGGATAGACAAAATAATGAACCTTACCTCGAACGCTACTACATTTTTCTTAAAGACAGAAAGCATTTCCCCTTTAATGTGTTCATTCACAAGTTTCTTAAGTCAGACCCCGATGATGTACATGATCATCCATGGTCTTACGCTACACTTATCTTAAAAGGCGGTTATTATGAATGGACTCCTAACTTTGATTCACAAGGTGCCAAGATCAGTGAAACACGGCATTGGCGTGGTCCTGGGCACTGCCGTATTTGCCCTGCTAATAGCTATCACCGTGTTGAGCTTAAAGAAGGAACAGACTGTTGGACAATGTTCATGCCTGGTCCACAAAAACGAGAATGGGGTTTTCTTGTAAAGAATAAGTGGATCCATAATACAGAATATCTAGAAGAAAAGGCAGTAAAATGAAAATTGGAAGTGTCTGGCAATCGGCTGATAGAACAACATTTATTATCAAAAATATAGAAATTATCAACGAGCAAACTTGGATCTTTTATGTAAACTCAAAGACACAACAAAAATACTCATGCCTAAAAGATGCATTTACTAGCAGATTCCAAGAACAACTCAATAACGGATAATATAAATGAACAGTCAAACTAAAGAAGTGATGGACATTCTACAAGAAGAATGTGCTGAAGTAATTCAAGCAGTAAGTAAGATTAGTCGATTCGGTATTGACAACTTCAAGCCAGGTAAGTCCAAAACTAATCGAGAACACCTTGAAGAAGAATTAGGCGATATGTTAGCAATGATCGATATTATGTTGGAAAAGAATGTAATATCGTTAGAGCACTTAGAAGTTGCAAAAGCTGCTAAGATTGAAAAATTAAAACAATGGTCTAATATTTTTAATACTTAAAATTTTGTTATAAGTTGATCTGCGGACGAAATGCAGGCTTGCATTTTACAAATTTGAGGAGTAGATGGTAGTTCTAAACTACCATCAAATATATTTCCCAAAGGCGAATTATTACAATCGCTTCCTCGGACCCAACCTTCTCCACTTATATTAATTCTTTCTATACCTGTATTACATAGTTTGCCTGTAAAGACAGGATTAGACTGCACACTCTCTGCAGATCTTTCTTCAAAAGTTTTGTTAACACTGACATGATTGTTTAAAACCCATTCTTCCCCAAACAAATATATCAACTGGTCTTTGGTATAGTTTAATCTTCCTAGATAGTTGCTAGCCTGTACATATAATAATTCTTTTCCAACTTTAATTCCTAGTGAAGATTCGAGCTCATCTATGCGGTTAAGATCTTCATCAAAAAAATCAGGTCGAATAGGAACACCTAAATGAAATGGTTTATATTTTTTTTGAAATGCTTTTACAATAAATTTAATAAGATTTAAATTTTGCCAAGAGTGGCATGTAAGATTTAAAAAATCTACATGAGGTTCTATAGCCCACCAATCCATCCAAAGTTTTCCTCCGGCAGTATGTAGTGTAGTATTTCCGCCATTTTCTTTACATAGTTTTAACAGTGCAGGGAAATCAAAAAATTCCAACGGATCGCCACCATTAAATATCCAGTCAATATGTCTTCCTAATTTTTTATCATAATGGTCTATAAATGTGTTTGCTACTGCTAGATATTCATCTACGTGTCTAGGTTTGTCACCTCCCCAAAATGTTTTTGGACAATATTCGCAGCCGCCTGTGCAATAATTATGTATCTGCCAGATTACTACTGTTTTCATTTATTTTTACCTTTATAGTTGACACGCCTAAATAATAATGTATAATTACTTATCACCTCTCTTAAAGGTCTATTAAATGAGCAAAATTAAAGTATCCGAACTATTCTATTCAATCCAAGGAGAAGGGCGTTATATGGGCGTCCCTTCTGTATTCTTACGTACATATGGCTGCAACTTTACCTGTCAAGGTTTTGGTATGCCACGCGGTGAACTGAGCGCAGAAGCAGATAAAATTGCAGAACGTGCTGTTGAATTTGCAGAATACAAATCACTTCCGCTAGTTAGCACAGGCTGCGACAGTTATGCAAGTTGGCATCCTGCATTTAAAGACCTAAGCCCGATGATCGAAACTGAAGGTCTTGCTAAGGCTGTAGTTGATACATTGCCGTTTAAAGAATGGCGTGACGAACATCTTGTTATCACGGGTGGTGAGCCGTTGTTGGGGTGGCAAAAGGCCTATCCAGATTTGCTGAATCAACCTTGCATGAAAGGTCTTAAAGAAATTACTTTTGAAACTAACGGTACAATGCGTTTAACTGAAAAGTTTAAAGAATATCTAACAGACTGGACATTCGGCGGAGATGATAGAGAGATTACATTTAGCGTAAGTGCTAAACTGCCGGCAAGCGGCGAGCCCTGGAAAGATGCTATTAAACCCAAAGTTGTTTGCGACTATGAGAATTATGGAACAGCATATTTGAAGTTTGTTGTAGAAACAGAACAAGATATCGAAGATGCACTAAGGGCTACAGAAGAATTCCGCGCTGAAGGATTTACTGGCCATGTATATTTGATGCCGGTAGGTGGAGTAGAGAGTGTTTACGCATTAAATAATAAAACAGTAGCAATAGCCGCTATGAAAAACGGACTCCGTTATAGCGATAGATTGCAAGTTCCATTGTTTAAGAACGAATGGGGTACTTGATATGAACAAATTTATTAAAAAACTTTTTGGCATTGATAAGATCGAAAAAGCTATTTCCGATGCCGAGACTAGAATGAGTCAAGCAGTAGACGAAACGGCGGCTCAACAAAGAGAAGCGGAACGAGCAAGACAGGCAGCAGTACAAGCACAAGAAGAAGAAAGACTTGCGAAGCTTGGACCAAAGGCGCTTGCTACTGAAAAAAAAGAACCTTGGGTGGCGGTACTGGATACTCATGTAAACAAGGACAATATCCGCAATGGTTTTTTTGAGCTTGACTGGAATGAATACTTTGTGTTACAGTTAAAAGAAGCTGGTTACAAAGGCGAAACAGAAGAGGCAGTTGTTGATCAGTGGTTCCAAGAACTTTGCAAAGGTGTTGGGTCAGAATCTGGCGTTGACATGGATCGTAGAGGTAGTGGATTTATTAACGTAAACAATTTAGGCGACGGTAAGTCGGAAGTATTTTAATGTCAAAAACATATATCCTTGTGGATACAGCAAACACGTTCTTTCGGGCACGTCACGTAGTTCGTGGCAGCATCGAAGACAAAGTAGGTATGAGTATCTCTACTGTATTGAGCAGTGTTCGCAAGGCGTGGCGAGAATTTAATGGTAACCATGTTATCTTTTTCTTAGAGGGGCGTAGCTGGCGCAAGGACTATTATGCTCCCTATAAGCGGCAGCGTACAGAAGCCCGGGCAGCTCAGAGTCCACGCGAACAAGAAGAGGATCGAGTGTTTTGGGAAACGTTTGATCAGTTTAAAGATTTTGTTACCAACAAGACTAATTGTACTGTTTTACAACATCCGCAGCTCGAAGCTGATGATTTAATTGCAGGCTGGATTCAAAGTCATCCAGCTGACAGCCATGTGATTATTTCGACAGACGGCGACTTCGCACAATTAATTGCACCAAATGTAAAACAGTATAACGGAGTAATGCAAGTTACTACAACGCACCAGGGCTACTTTGATGAAAAAGGTAAACGTGTAATCGACAAGAAAACACTGTTGCCGAAACCCGAACCTGATCCTATTTGGTTGTTGTTTGAAAAATGTATGCGTGGCGATACAAGCGACAACATCTTCAGTGCATATCCCGGTGTCCGTGAAAAGGGTACAAAGAACAAAATTGGACTTCGTGAAGCATTTGCAGACCGCGATAGCAAAGGCTACAATTGGAACAATATGATGTTGCAGAAGTGGACTGATCACGAAGGTGTCGAGCATCGTGTATTGGATGATTATAATCGAAATGTAGTGTTGTGCGATCTTACCGCACAGCCCAATAATATTAAGTTGTTAATTACAGAAACAATCACTGGTGCAACCACTGCAAATAAGAATATTCCACAAGTCGGTGTACGACTATTAAAATACTGTGCAGAATACGATCTGCCTAAGATTGGCGAGCAGGTTACTAGTTATGCAGAACCTCTTAATGCTCGTTACTCAGCATGAATATCAGCAAGGAAGATAATATGAATGTAATTTCAAAAGTATTAGTACCAAATAAAGAATGGCTTATTAAGGACGAAGACAAAAAAATAGGGTCCATTGCTAAACATAAAAAAGGTTACGAATTTTTACGCAAAGGACAAAAGTTTGAATTTAAAAATTTAGATGAACTTAAACAAGAGTTAGGAATTACCTTAAGTGATTCTGTTAAAAAATCTAACGAACCAGAATCTGTAACATTTTCCATATATGATTATCCTTGCGGATCTAAACCATACGATCCTATGTATAACGTAAAGAAAAAGTTACCGTTATTTGCTAAAAGTGATAAAAGTAAAAGTCAATATTGTGCAGGTTACTATGTTATTAAATTCCGTAAAGGGTGGGTTAAAAGTTTTTGTCCTAAATTAATTACTCTTGAAAGGTATCCCTTTCATGGGCCTTACAAAACAGAATCCGAAATGAAAGCTGCACTAAACACAGTTAACAAACAATGAAACAACTCAATACATTACCGATTGAAGACTTTTTAAATAAAGCTAGAATTGCAATTAAAAGTAATCAAAATTCAGTTACTTTAAGCATAAAAGAGGTTACAGATTTGCAAAATAGTCTTAGTATTGTAATGACTAGGCTTGCAGGCGAGTTAGATGTAATAGCAAAAAATCAAAATAATGATGTAATCCAGATTAAAATGGATGGTGGTAAATTTTAAATACCCTGCTAAATATATACGCACTTTTCGGAGACGTATGTATGAGCAGACCAAAACCAAATATTTTATTAGAGATTACAAATAAAAAGAATTACAAAACTGATCAGGTTTTGGAAGCTGATGCTATCTGGGCTGTATTCTACAAAGACAAACCTATCAATTTAAAAACCAGCAGTGTAGTAGCACAACAACTAGGTCCAAAGTATAAAAAAGTAAGTTTTTCAAATAGTGGACATGCGTTTAATCTATCCGAAAAACTAAACAAAACTTTCAATACAACAGACTTTTCCGTGTATAAGTTGACTACCGGAGAAAAAGTCGAAAATGAATCCGAAGCATGAAATAACCAAAGCTGTCCTGGAGTCATTAGGATTGCCCGCCGACGAACAAAGGATCAAAAAAACTATTCCTACCTGGTGGGTTAACACCAGAAACAAGCTCAAAGGTGGGCTACGCCTAACTGAGCAAGGGTTCGAATGTCTCCAGAAAGCAGATATTAAATGTTATGAGATAAAATTTGAAGAACCCATTTTATTCACTAATGAATTAGCCATTTGGATAGATCAAAATATTGATTGCCCGTTTTACTTAACTGCTCGAAAAATATGGGTTTTTGGTGAGAAAACCGCAGTACAATTAGTGTTGTTTTCTGGCAACATAGCTAAATTTCATAGAGCCCAAAAAAGATTTACAGAAAAACAGAAAACATCTTGACAAGACCGCAGATCTTTGCTACAATAGTGACACTGTAAACAATTTACTTTAACAGTTTTTTAAAGAAAGCGCACTATGTCAAAAGAAATTTCCGCAAATCGCACAGTTGGTCCAAACGAAGCTAAGGCAGCTATCCGTAAATGCTTGAAAAAGCAACGTCCGGTTTTTATGTGGGGTCCCCCCGGTATTGGTAAATCCGATATTGTTAAACAACTAGGCGATGAGTCAGATCGCGAAGTCATCGACGTTCGTTTGAGTTTATGGGAACCTACTGACATTAAAGGTATTCCGTATTACAATTCTACTTCCAATACAATGACTTGGGCACCTCCTGCAGAACTGCCTACAGATCCAGAGTCTACTGCTATTCTGTTTTTGGATGAATTGAACTCTGCGGCTCCTGCTACACAGGCAGCGGCTTTCCAGTTAGTATTGAATCGTCGTGTTGGTACTTATCAATTGCCAAAAGGTGTTAGCATTGTTGCCGCAGGTAACCGTGAAACTGACAAGGGTGTTACTTATCGTATGCCTGCTCCGTTGGCTAACCGTTTCCTGCATTTGGAACTCCGTACAGATTTTGAAGACTGGCATCAGTGGGCAGTTAACAATAGAATTCACGAACAGGTTGTCGGTTATATTGGTTTTGCCAAGCAGGACTTGTATGACTTTGATCCAAAGTCTAGCTCACGCTCATTTGCTACTCCTCGCTCGTGGTCATTTGTATCCGAATTGTTGGAGGAAGATGATGTTCCAGAAAACACATTAACTGATTTGATTGCAGGTGCTATCGGTGAGGGCCTTGCTGTTAAATTTATGGCACACCGCAAGGTTGCTAAACAGATGCCGAAACCAGAAGATATCTTAGCAGGTAAGATTAAGAAATCGGATATCAAAGAAATCTCTGCTATGTATTCGTTGACTATTAGCCTGTGCTACGAGCTCCAAGAAGCTGATAAAAAGAAAGCTAAGAACTGGGATGAAATGGCAGACAACTTCTTTGGATTCATGATGGATAACTTCCCAACTGAATTAGTTGTTATGGGTGCAAAGGTTGCGTTGACTAACTATCAACTGCCGTTTGATGCTAGCAAATTGAAGAACTTTGACAAGTTCCACGATAAGTACGGCAAGTACATTATCCAGGCAATGGAAGGTTAAAATTGGCCCTTAGGGGCCTTTTTACTTGCTCTTTTGATAAATTGAATGTATAATAGTACTATCGCAACTAGGAGTAATAAATGTCCGCAGTAATGAAACAAGAAAAACAAAAGAAACAAGATTGGTTAGGTAAAACTTTTAGCGAAAGTGAAAAAGCTAAAATTCTCGATAAACTAATTACCGCACGAGTTGGGCTCTTGCTCCGCCATCCGTTTTTTGGTAATCTTGCTACCCGAATGAAAATGGTAGAGGCTAGCGACTGGTGTCAAACCCTTGCAACAGATGGTCGCAATTTTTATTTTAATTTAGGATTTGTAAATAAACTTACTCCTAAGGAAGCAGAGTTTGGCTTTGCACACGAGGTCCTCCATAATGTATTTGATCATATGGGTCGGCGAGACGGGCGCGACCCTCAACTGTCAAACATTGCCGCAGACTATGCCGCTAACCAAATTCTTAAAGACGAACGTATCGGTACAGTTCCTAGCTTTATTAAGATTTTCCAGGACGACAAATATCGCGGATGGAGTTACGAGCAGATTTATCAGGACCTTTACGACAAGGCTGAAAAGATTGATATTTCCCAATTAGGGGAATTGCTCGACGAACACCTAGATGGTGAGGGTGAAGATGGGGAAGGTGAAGGCAAAGATGGAGAAGAAATTAACGGAAGTGGTAAGGGCCGGCCACGTTTGACTGCAGAAGAAAAGAAACAAATCCGTGATGAGATCAAAGAAGCTATGGTAGCGGCTGCTCAATCAGCAGGTGCAGGTAAAGTGCCTGCAGGTATTGCTAGAATGATCAAAGACTTTACTGAGCCAAAGATGGACTGGCGACAACTGTTGCGCATGAATATCCAAAGTATTCTTAAAAGCAATTTTAGCTTTGCTCGCCCTAACCGCAAGAGTCAACAATGTGGCGCTATCTTGCCAGGTATGATGAATGAAGAAACTATTGACGTATCTGTAGCAATCGATATGTCTGGTAGTATTTCAGATGCTATGGCTAAAGATTTCTTGTCAGAAGTCAAAGGTATTATGGATGAGTACAAGGACTTTAAATTAGATTTGTGGTGTTTTGATACTAACGTATACGGTTACAAACAATTTACCGGAGATACTGCTGATGATATTAACGAGTACGATTGCCAAGGTGGCGGTGGTACTGATTTTGATGCAAACTGGGAATTCATGAAGTACAATGATATTCAACCCAAGAAGTTTATTATGTTTACTGACGGTTATCCCTGCGGTAGCTGGGGAGATGAAGATTATTGTGATACTATCTTTATTATTCACGGTAACGATGCCATAATTTCTCCATTCGGCCAGACCGCGCATTATAAATAATATAGGTAGATTATGGCATTAAATAGAGGAACGGTAAATGCTTTAAATGTTCTAGGATTTAGAAAACTATCTTTTATTCCAGAACATTTTTCCAAAATCTCTATTGATTCAAAGTTTGATACCAAAATTATAGAACAATGGATCGAATATAATTTAAATAGCAGATACGCTATACAAGGAAAATATAGTTTAGATGCAAATAGGAAAATGATTTCTGTTATTGAAATAGGAATCGAGGATCCTAAAGAACTAACTATGTTATCATTAGGATGTCAACATTTACATAAAAAAGGAATTAATTAAATGGAAAACCAAGAAACAGTTCAAGACGCTAGTCAAGTAACTCCAGAGGCTGCGCCACCGCAACAACCAGATCTTACAATCACTGATCTAACAAATATCCGTGCGATCATTGATGTTGCAGTTCGTAGAGGGGCATTTGGAGCTTCAGAAGCGTCCGGAGTAGGCACAGTATTTGATAAACTAAACGCATTCTTAAATGCTGTTGCACCTCCTAAGTCAGACGACAAAGCACCAAAACAATAAAAGGAGATTCACATGAAACATGTGGGAAAAATGAAAAATAATGCTGCTCGAGTAGCAGTAGTTTATAGGACTGTTCCGGGAGAGCCCAACAACGCATTAGTAGTTGGGACTAGTGGCTTGCCAGATGCTAATCACGATGCTTTGATGAGCGTTATTCAAAGTGAATCCGGTCAACAAGCAAACGAGTTAGCTGACATCTTAGCAACACGCCGATTCCCAGACGGTGATGTAATGCTAAGTTGGTTACACGCCCGTGGACAACTTAAAAAAGTTCCCACTAATCTCGTGTTAATGACTCCCAATACTCAAACACAAATTCCATTGAATGAACTCAATGAAATGATTGCAACTCAGAAAGGAATCACTGTTGAGGATTTGGCTGTTAGTGATGGTCAGAAAAAATCTACCGTTACTAAAAAAGAAGCCAAGGAAGAAATTATTGTCGATGATATTATTGTCGACACTGCTCCTACAATTGCAGAAGCACCAGTTACTGCATCTGACTTGCGGTCAATGGCAGACAAACTTTCTAAGCAGGCAGCAGAGATGCGCCGCAAAGCAGACGAAATGTCTCCGCCAGTTAAGAAGACGGCTAAGGCAACAAAAGCCGAAGCTTAATGATTAACTGTTTAGTTGCAGTTGAACGAAACCAGGGCATAGGATTTAATGGTCAAATGCCCTGGCCTCACCTTAGGGGTGATATGCAGTGGTTTAAACAAATGACAACTAATCAAGTTGTTATTATGGGTTCAACCACATATGATAGTTTGGGTAAATCTTTACCTAATAGAATTAATGTAGTGATAAGCAGAAAGAGAGTGCTAGGTGATCACACCTTTGACGACTGCGGTGCTGCCTTAGATTTTTGTTCTGTAGAATACCCTGATAAGGAAATTTTCATTATCGGCGGAAGTGCCGTTTATGAACAATATCTCGATATTATTGACAGATTTTATATTACCGAAATAGATGCAGACTATGAGTGTGATAAGTTTTTTGACCTTACCTATGTAAAAGAACACTTTACAAAGGTTAAAGAACACGCTATACTTAATGACCCGATAAAATATACAATAAAAGAATACAACTTATGACACATCCAGAACAAGCATATCTCAATGCACTTAAAGACATTTTAGCAACAGGTGAACAGCGACCCGATAGAACTGGAGTCGGGACTATTAGTAAGTTCGGTGTACAATTGCGATTTGATCTGCAGAAAGGATTTCCTGCTGTTACTACTAAGAAGCTAGCATGGCGTGCCTGTGTTAGCGAACTGCTTTGGTTTATTGAAGGCAGTGGTGATGAGAATCGCTTAAAGGAAATCCTACACGGTGAGCGTTATACCGATAAGAAAACTATATGGTCAGATAATGCCACAGCACCTTACTGGACAAACAAACGACTCCAGCGGCATGCAGGTGATCTCGGTCGTGTCTACGGCGTGCAATGGCGAAAGTGGCGTGCTCCGTTAGTTCGTATTAACAAAGTTGTCCTACAAAATTGCGACCAGTTGCTTAATTTAATTGACGGCTTAAAGAAAGACCCTTACGGTCGTAGACATATCATTACTGCATGGAATCCAGGCGAACTAGAACTAATGGCATTACCTCCGTGCCATATGATGAGTCAATTCTACGTAAGCAACGGGAAACTAAGTTGTTCAATGTATCAACGTAGTGCAGACATGTTCCTCGGAGTACCGTTTAACATTGCCAGCTATGCACTGTTCACACATATGATTGCACAAGCCTGTGAATTAGAAGTCGGCGAACTTATTATTACCCTAGGTGACGCTCATATCTACACCAATCATGTTGATCAGGTTAACGAGCAATTAGCACGTAAGCCATTACCGTTGCCAGAGTTAAAACTAAACCCTGCTGTCAAAAACATCACAGGGTTTACAATGGACGATATTGAATTGGTAAATTATACTAGTCACGATGCTATTAAAGCACCAATGGCTGTTTAAACTTTAATTTCTATTACACCAAAAGAGCCTTCGAAATCTTCGAGGGCTTTTCCTATTACAGCATCCGAACTGTCATGATCCTGTTTCTTAGTAGCATATCCCTGTTTATATCCACTGGTAACTAATAGGTCGCCCTTCTTAACGGGGCCACAAATCTTGCAAGGAACACGACCTTTTAAGGCAATATAGGGGTGAGTTTCGTCGGTTCCTGCCTCGGAATTCATCATATATGCCGGATTTTTACTCACTACTCCTGCAACCGTTGTCGTTGCCTGTAATGTAGCAAGAGTAACTTCTTTTTCTCCGCCTAACATTAGTACAGTTCCAAATTCATATGCCGCATCTGCGGCATAGCGTTCAGCAATGTCAGCATAATATGCACTGGTTGCAACGCCTTTAAAAATATCAGCTTTAACACTTTTATCAAATGGATTATAATAAAACGATGAAGTAGTGTAGATTGCGTCTGTTTTGGTATAAGTTGTGCCAGTTGTAAACGGAATAGGAAATGTACCTACACTTGGCGGAATATCTGTAACAAGTCCGATTGCAGTGGTTGCAGTATTTGCATTAACTGCATGCCTTGCACTTCCCCAAAAGTAAATTCCCTGAGACGCTGATTCACCTGTTGAGTAGTTTGCACCTCTTAAAGTAATACCTTTACTGATCGTTGATGTAGAACCTGAATCATAGATAGGATATTTTGGTAGTGGTGGTTGATCTGCTTGAGTTACTGTATATGTTTCTGCAGAAACCATAGCAACTACTTCATCATTTGCTCCTACAATAGCTTTAATATTGTATTTTGGTGTACCAGTATCTTCTTGTGCGTATTCGACATCGCCTTTCCATTGAGCTCTGGTGTCGGCGCCGCTAGGAGGACCTATTAAAACAAAATTCTCACCATTGTAGGCATAAAGTTGTTCTTCTCTACTATCAAACCATAGATCGCCTGATTCGTAGATTTTAGTATTGTTAGGATTTTCAGTATTAACATCTAAATTGGAAATGCTTTTCCAATTTGCGCCATCAAACACATTGAGTCTTTTGTTTGCAGTATCATACCAAAGTTGACCATCAATCGGTTTAGATGGAGGAATAGTATTTGAAAAATTCTCAAGCAATTTTAAAAAGTTTTCATTTTGCCATTCACCGTAACCTGCATAGTTTCTTCCAACAAAAATTAAATCAGTTGTGAGATCCAACGAAGCATCTTGTACTATCGTAATCTGTGTTCCATCTGTTTTATTGAGAATGTAAGGCATAATTATTCCTGATATGTAATGTTATTGTTAAAAGTGGTAAAAGAATTATAATATGCATCTACAGTATCCCAGCGAGCAAGTCCTCCTACATTTGTTAATGTAAAGTGTCTAACAGAAAGAAGAGCATTGTAATTACACAGCACTTTAGCCTGAGATCCTATAACATAGGTTGCGGTACTAAACAAATTAGGCAATGCTTTTAATCTTAAAGCATTGTTTCCATCATTGATGTTTGTTAGATTTGTTCCAGTTGTGCCAGTTTTTGTATCACCGTATGTGGTAATATCAAATGCAGTTGTTAAATTCTTATCATAAACTGTATTACCCCTTACATATAAATTTCCTTTTACATCAAGGTCATCTAAAATTGTAATACCGTTAACAACATTAGTTGCTGTTGTCTGTCCAAAGTACACTGTTGAGCTAGAAGCACTCATTGTAAAGGATGCAGTAGTCACTAACGCAGTCGGAGCACCGTAAGAATACAGCACTGAAACATTTTGTTTTTGGTTAAACGTATTCTCTAAAATATTTACAGGAGGAACCATAACTCCCATTTTACCATTTTGTAGATCTACTCTAGGATCAACAAGGAACCATTGATTTAAAGGATATCCTTGCCAGATTTTAAATTCACCATTAGTGCTATTGTACCACAAATCTCCTGTACTTGTTGTTACGGGTTGCGTACCACTGATAGTTGCGCCGTATGTAGGATTAAACTCTACACCATCATAGACTGTTAATTTACTGTTAATTGTGTCGTACCACAACTGACCAACTTGTGCTTGTAAAGGTTGATTAGGAGAAGCAAAATTAGTCAACAGTTTTACAAAATTATTGTTTACATACTGTCCGTACTTGTTAACATTCTTACCTATTAAATCTAAACTAGTAGTGATAGAATCTACATCTCCATCTGCCATGGTTAACAATACTGTACCGTCACTTCTATATATGATATATGCCATGTTATTATGTCTTTATAATATAGTTCATTGTAACTGGTACAATGTTTGTAGTGGTAGTAGCATATCTCAAATCCGGAACACTAAAGCTACCACTTGCTCCACCAAATGTATAACCAATTACACCAAATAAATCTCCCTGTAACACGGTAGATGTAGACCCGCCATTGCATAAAATCCATGTAGGCTGACCGTCTGGCTTAACCGCTGAGGGAGGTGTTGAAGTTGGCCACGGAATAATCATCCCTGGCTGCATTACCATGTCGTAAACATCTGATAAGAAATCTGCCTTGCTGATTTGTCTTACACCTTGCTCTATAGTTGTAGATGTTGCGGTGTCAACTACTAACAACGTCTGAGTAGCAGTGGTCGATGTAACTGTTGACTGTGCTGTAATTAAAGCTGTGGTAGCAGTAGTATTAAGAGCTACATTACCTAATCCATTAAATGATACAGATCCGGTTGTTGCAAACTGTCCAATAACACTAAATTGTCGAGAAGCTTCTAATTGAACAGCCTGTGAAGCAACTCCGTATATTGTAAGTGTAGATCCAGTTGAACCAATTTGTGATGTATAAATTCTACGAAATGCTCTAGTTGGAGATCCTAATTCATATGAATTGTTTTCTGCTGGTTGTAAAATAGTGCCGCTTCCGCCGGGCTGACCTATTGTAATTAGCCCAACCATTGAAGAAGTTGTTACTACAGTTAATGTGTTTGCTTCTAAAGTTCTTCCAAACGACCCGCCACCGGAAACATCTAGAGCAGAATCGGTATTAGAAGTAATTGTTACATCATCTGAAAACTTACCGCTACCTGTAACATCTAATGTTTTGGTAGGAATAGGATTATTAACTCCCACAAATCCTGCAGATGTGAGCTTTAAATAAGACTTGTCAAAGAAACTATCAGAAATACCTATCTTCATTCCAGAAGAGCTAGTGTTAGCGTAGGTAACAAATGCCTCAGATGCAGTACTATATATTTTAATAGCTTTTGCAGTTGTATCTTTTTTAATTTGAATACCGCCAGATGACTCAACTACAAAGGTACCTGTATGAATCTGAGGTGCAAGTATAGATTTATTTCTTAATACATCAGATGCTTTAACGGTTACACCCGAACTGAGATATAAAGATGCAGCACTTTCTGCTACTCCGTTGTATCTTGTAGGAATTCTGGAAGTTAAATTTGTTCCTGCCTTAATAACAGTAAAACCATCAATAACACTTCTAGGAGTAAATTCATTATAAGAGATAATTTCAACTACTTTGCCGTTTGCCCAGTTTAAAATAACAGGATACTCTACTTTATTAGCAACGGTACTAGTATTAGTTTCAATGACTCTAACTTCTGCTCCGGACTTTGAAGTACCAGATAAGCTACTAGGACCAACAAGAGTCCATCCATCGGCATCACGTATGTTTAATTGATTCGAAACTGTATCAACCCAGATGTCTCCAATTGTTACTCCAGAACTATAACTTAAACTAGGATCAGAATTTTGTTGATAGATTCCGCTAGCAGCTGGCCATCGATTACTTGTAATGTCACCATTATTAACTCTTAAAACTTTTCTGTTAGGATTGCTAGTATCATACCATAGTTGTCCCTTAATTGAATTAATAGGAGGGTTAGGTCCTGCAAAATTTTCCAACAATTTTAAAAAATTTTGTGTAGTATCAAGACCGTAATTAGTATATCCTGGCCCGACTAGATCAAGACTGGTACTATAATTGTTCTTTCCAGGACCTAATGTTGTTCCTAATACCTGCACTGTGCCAGTGTTTGTAGGGTCTGAGAATCGAAGTGTATATGAATTAGCCATGTTTTAAACTCCGGTGCTCAAACTTTGGATCCTAATTGTATAATCTACCTGAATCATCCTGTTTAATGATTTCTGAACAGGGTGGAAGATAACATGTGTTAATAACATTCCTGTATTCGGACCTTCTGGATTAAAGGATCTCAATCCTAATTCATCAAACACAAAATTAGATTCAGTGTTTGTTTCTGTATCAAATGCGGCTTGACCGCTCGGCTCACCAAAATCAAGCAAACAACTTACTAGCACGTCAGTATAAACTGTGCCAGCAATGTGTCTAGTTTCCATAAAATTACGTGCAGGATCTAACGAGTATGAACTTTTCGAATCAACAGTTTTATAATAAGTTTGATTATATAGGCTAGCACTTGTTCCTACACTGTTAGGTGTAAGGTAAGTAATGATTCCTGTACTATCAACTCTGCTTCCTCCGTTGCCGAACACCATCTCGGCAATGGGTCCTTCGCCTTGATTTGCTATACTCTGTGCCAATGCTATGGAAAAATTCTCATAATGAATAGCGTTTCTTTTATTAATAAAGACTTCTTGAGAGATAGGATCGTAGATTTTAATATGACCCTGGATGCCTATTGCTCCAGCTTCATTCGGTAAATTGTTCATGTTTCTGTTATCCATAATGATATTTATCCATCTAAATTATAAGCGGTTTATCTTCCGTATCGGTAGATTTTAGTTCTAGGCCATATGTGCCCTGTACTAGATCGATTACCTTGATTAACTTTGGGACCAACCATACCTTGATCTAGGCGTTCTTTATTGTAGTATAGGAATCTATTTGTAGACCCTTGCAAGTCTGTATAGTCACCTATACCGCCTGTAGTAGCAGTAATTTGCCCTATTTTAGCTTTATTTCTAATGTAATCCCTAGCCTGTGATTGTTTCATAGTAGGCCATTGCTCTGCAAGACAGGCTAGAACTCCCGCAACTTGTGGGCTAGACATACTAGTTCCAGATCTTTTAGTCACTCTATACGCAGAGTTTCTACTATCTCCAGTTGTAACTCCAGTAGTAGAGTTTACTCCGCCAACAATAAATCTTCCCGGAGCATACAAGTCTATCCTAGGTCCGCAATTACTGTAAACAATTTTTGTTTCAGTTGTATTTGCGTCTGCGCCGCCGACACAAATTGATCCAGATGCTGCACCTAATGGGCCCCTGTTATAGTAATAAGTAAACACATCACTTTGAACAATGTAATTATTATAGTCATCCCCAGTATCAACTGTAAAATTAGAAATTTTTGTATAATCGTTTCCTGCGGCTCCGACAACGATAATCCCTTCGTTCATCGCATCTATTAAATCTTCCTCGTATGCAACGCTTCTTATTGGAAATGCTACGTTTCCTGCACTTACAACCAATCCATAATTGGTTAATTCTGATTCCGTAAAAGGACCACTAAATTCTGTACCTTGAAATCTAACAATAGTAATTTCAGAAATAGGTACTTCAATAGATACTCCATAACTGTGATTAGTAACCGTAGGATTACGTCTACCTGTGGCAGGATTAATAGGCTTAGTTCTATGCCACTCTCTGATGTAATCTATTGTCCGTGCTCCTGTATTAGATGGATTCGTTGAGTACGGACTTATATTATAAATGTTTGCATCTCTTGCCCATCCGTAGGTGTTACCACATGCTGTAGAAGCAACGTGTGTCCCGTGATCGCCGTCTACTGTTCTGTCAGATATTCCATCAAGATTGTTATCTGGATATGAAGGATCAATATAAGGAGTATAAGCATATGTACCAGGTGCTGTTCCTAGTACAGCTAGGTTATGTTGTAACCAATTATATTGAACAACCCTAGACCCACCAGAGCCGTCTGCATTGACTGCAAACTCGGGATGTAAGGGATTAAAATGTCCGTCTACTATAACCACATCAACATATTTTCCGCTCGAAGTTGTATTAACTGTTCCGGATACATTAGTAGTTCCGTTTGTTCCCCATCCACTTCTTTGTACTCCTTCAACAGATCTTAATATTCCCCAGTTTCTATGAGATGAACTTAGAGTATTAGACCTGTTCCATAACGTACTAGCTTGTGTCCAAAATGGTTTAAATTTTAAACCTTGTTCTTCAAGGCTCAATTCAACATGCAACACTCTAGGATCGTTTTTAATAAGTTCGGCTTCAGATGCATATAACGTATAATGAGTATTTCGACTTACCGGTCTTCTATCCTTTACCGGAATGGCGCGGTGAGGAATAAATTTTGCCCCGTTAGACAACTCCATATCATTATAAAAAGATTCAAGATCTTCTTTATTTTTTAAAGTTATAATATACTCTCTAGCTTCAGAACTCATTTTAAGACTCCAGTTGTAGTAATGTTAACGTAACATCGATTGTTCTAGATACCGTGTCTTTGTTTGTTACAGATAGATAAACAGTAGTAGTGGTAGGCACATCATTATTAAACCCTATAACTCCGGGAGTTATTAATTGAGTTAGAGAGGATGCAGTTGTAATAACTTCCGCAATAACTCCGCTACCTGGCAACGGATCATTACCTTCGGTCCTTGCTGCATCATTAGTTCTGCTAGTGCTGTCTGAGTAAATTCGAACCCATGCAGCATGAGAAGTTTGTACCTTTGACAACATATAAGTTTTAAAACCAGTTGCTTCTGTATTTCCACTAGCATTAGCAGCAAGAGATGCTGTTGTTCCAGTAGTTAATATTCTCGAAGATAGACCAACTCCGCTGCCGCCAGAAACAGTTCCCCAATCATAATCATAGTTTAGACCTGAAATTTTAATCAGCGCCTGCCCAATAGATCCACCATCTGGTAGACCTGGTCCAGTTGGGCCAGTTGGGCCTGGGACCACACTCGAACCTGCTGGTCCAGTCGGTCCTTTAGGACCCGCAGGCCCTGTGGGACCAGTAAATTCGGCGGCACCTATTTCTGTAACAACTTGATCAACTAAGTCAGTGTAACGGATTCTTCTCGGTAGTATCTCATCAACTATTACAAAACTTGTAACAGTTGTACCTGAAGTTATAAATGGTAATTGATTAATTTTCATCTTTTAATATCCCTCTATCGGATTGTTATTGTCGTCTGTCAATTCAAAATTATTATTGTCTGTTAGAGTAGGATCTCCACCATAATAATAATAATCAGGTAATTCTGTTGTTTTCTGTTGTATAAACATAGCCTGCGGTGTTACAGCAGTCAATAACGAAGATTTAATTACCCACTCATTAGCAGATACTTCTTCAATCGGTTGCCAGAACTGACCAGTTCTTTGTTCAATTTCTAATCTCACTCCGGAAACAAATCCCTCAATATTTAATTTTAATTCATGATTGTTAGTCAACGAATTATAAACTACAGTAAATTCAGAATCCAGTGTTACTAAACTTGTTGAAGTCGTATCATAGGCTCTTCTAGAATCATGTACCAAGGTACTTGTTTTGCGAAGTGTCCTTCCACCGTACTTAATAGTTACCTGATTAGTTGCATCAGTCGATGTAGAAAGAGTAATTCCGTCACACACAAACTGGTATGGGCCCACGTCAGTGGAATAACTGGAAGTGCTAATAACAAATGTGTATGTGTTGAACGAGTTAGTTACAGTACTTAATACTCGAGCATTTGTTGTGCTGGTAGTAATATGATATTGCTTCTTAATTACATCACTGTAGGGAACTTGTTGTTGTGTACTTTGATCCATTAGTTTAGTTCCAACTTCAGAAAACAATGCGGGTGCTGTGCCGTGAGTGCTTCTTCGTAAATTGCTTAATGTATTACTGGCTTTTTCAAAGAACTCAATACGTTCGCTGTCAACAAATACTACTCCTGGAATATTTCTAATAGGATTAGGAGGAATCAATCTGCTAGAATCTTCAACGTGAATTTCAGTATCAGTGAGCGTTAACTCTTTAGTTAAACGTGTACTGTAAAAATCTGATAATCGAGTATATGATGTTCTATCAAAAATATCTTTAAAAATTCTATAACCTAAAGTAACGTTATTTCTTAATGGTGAATTAATAGAGGTAATCATAATGTCGTTTGACGTATTGACAAATATCCATTCACTAAGTTGAATAGTTCGTTGATCTGGAAGAAGTCCAAAGTCATATCCAGGTATTAACGGTGCTCCGTCTACATAGACCCAGACATACTCTGCACTAATAACAGGTAAGCTAAGAGTAAATCTACGCATAGAATTACCTGAGAAACGTTCTGTTCTAATCAACATGCCATCATGGTCTGTAAACGTAGTTACTTTTACAGATCCGGATGTAAGAGGAGTTGATAAAATAACCGTGTTACCAGACACTATATAATCATAATCAATAAGGCTTTCGATTGCAATTGCATCACCGTTTACAAGTAATCCGGTAGGGAAAGTAATTGTACTGTTACTTACGGATAGCGTATAATCAAAGCCCGATCTTAGTAAGAAGCCATTTAAGTAAACATGCACTGTTTCAATAGAATATGTACCTGATGGTCTAGGCTTATTGTCAATATTGAATGTAAGTTGAGTTCCATCAAATTTATAATAAGTCACATCAGGAGGAGAAAGTCTTCTTCTGCCTGCTCCAGCCAATGCTTCATATTCTACTAATACCTGAGCACTAATCGGTTCTATATTAGCAATAGGCTTTGTTAAATTCAACACAGTAGTAGTTGTAGTAATGTTGAAATATTCTGTCCAAACTCCGTTAAACTCAGGATAGTTAGTTTCAAAAAACCATGCTTGAATCACGTTAGTACCAGCAGGAATATTGTAAACTGTAACTGCCGCTCTATTATTTTCAATACCAGTAGGAGATACCATATAACCATATGATGAAGTTGATAGTGTTTCAAAAATTTGAGTACCATTAACTGTTACATAAACAGAACGAACATCGTCTATACTAGCTAAACTAGGAATTAATACAGATGATTGATCACTAACTGATACTAGGTTACTATCTAACAGATAATCGCCTCCCATGGTCATTAATGTATAACCTGCTCTACCAGTTGTTGTCTGAGGAGCAATGTACAAAGTTCGATCATAGATAAAGAACTGATTTCTTGCTGTAAAGTTATACGGTTCTTTATTAGGATCAAAACTTCCTTGTCCTGCATACTGCCAGTTTCCGCCCTCCGAAGTACTATAGAATACATGACTGGTATTATTTTGTATAGAAGTATACGGCACCTGAACGGCATTAGCGCCATTTTGATTAGAAATACCTGTTATAAATCCGCCATTTGGAACAGAAGATGAAGCGTTTAAAGGATCATACTCGCGCCATGTGTTTTCATAAATCATTTCTACATACTGATTCACTCCATCAGAATATAATCCGAGTTCATACTGGTACGCAGGTAACACTCCAGGTTCATCTCTTTTCTGGTAATGACTACCTTGAAAGCGCAATCTCCAGTAATTAAATTGAGTAGTTGTTCCTGAAATCGTACCGGTATCGAACCATAGCCCAGGAAGTTGTCCGTTTTCTAATGGTTGACCGAATATTCCTATTGCCTGCCATAAGTCGCAGAACATCACCATAATTGATGGATTTTCAAGAGCGTCGATATTTAAAGGCGTGTACTCAGTATCTCCTCCGCCAAACGTTACATAACCATTTGTGCCAACGTACACTTCAGTGTACACTGTACCAAACATGTTCCAATTAAACCCTAGCGAATAGGGTCCAGTAAATGTATCGTCACCGGCAGAGGCTCCGATAGGTGCCCCAGAAACGCCGATTGGCGTAGCAAGAGAAGAGCTAAAATAAGGACCTATTGTACCAGGATTAGGTGGAGTATCTAATCTATCAAAAATTAATCCTTTATATTCTACCTGAACACCTACGGATTCTGTAACAGGATGTGGCAATGTAGTAACAGAAACTCTACCGCTGACTACAGGAACAGCGCCTGAAATTACTAGAGGAGATGAGTTATTTTCTTGTGTATAGACATTAATACTAACACTATCAAATGTCTGTCCTTTAACATGCTCTTCGGGAGCATACCCTAATTGAGCATTTAAGAAGCCGCTGCCATTGACTGTTAAGTCTGTAGGATTTACTCCTAGTGCTCCAACAAAGTTGCCAGCACTGTCCCAGGATCCTGCTGTAAGTTCTGTGTCAACTCCGTTAACATTAAAATTATCTTTCCAAAATTCTAATTTTGGATATCCGTAAATATCAACATCAATATGATGACCACTTAGGCCTAGCCCACGAATAGTAAGAGCAAGTGTTCCGCTAGAAGTAGCAGTTGTTTCAACATATTCAGCCAATGAACTTGTTTGCAACGGCAAAGTAGAATAATCTAAGTAAACAGATGATGTTGAAACATCTTGAATAGAAATTAAAGTATCATAATAAACTGTTGTAGTGTTTATGATATCATCAGCAAAAGAATATATCTTATAAGTTGATGTAACTTCGTAGTCTCTTAACATTGATGGAATACGAACTGTTGTGCCTGCTGGAGCAGAACGCACAGTCGATGTCGACAACACACTAGACCAGTGTGTGCCCGTTCCGATTGCAGTAAATCTATCTGTACCAACTCCAGTTACTTGATATCTACCGTCGAAGCCAGTAAGTGTTCCGCCTTCGCCTCCATTAATTCCCCAAATTTCTGCGTAGTCTCCTACTCTAATATCGCCGCCGAAATCTTCAACTGTGTAGAATACTAAAGTTCCTCTGGTAGTTAGGCTGTCAGACCAAACACGTTTAATTTGAAATTCATAATTACTAACTTCAATCGAGTTGGCGCCAGTGTTAACAGAAACAACTACAGTATCTGTCCTTAGATAATTTAAGGCAGTGTTCGTTAAGATAATTTTCTGCCCTGGAGAAATTCCTTCAGTGGTACTTAATACTAGTGTACCTGTATTGTAAAGCGCATCTGCTACTAATTTTGCAGAAGCATAGTAATCAGTTAAGTCAGACCATGCAGAATTGTTGTCGTATGCTCCGTGGCCCCAAGGTGGAGAATAATCAAATCTTAAACCTTGCAGTTGAGTCTCACCAAATTCTGCACCAGACATTAATAGAGGCAATTCTAGTCCAGGCATGCTGTCTGTAGGTTCGTAATAATTATGAATTCTATCAACTGCTGTATAAAGGTTGATATTTTTATTATATGTAATTTTAAATATCTGTCCTTCACCAGGAACATAGTTTAAAAATACAAACCTAGAATATTTCTTAGTGTAATTATTATATGTTTCTGTATAATATTCAATAGTATAGTCAGTAGCAAGCACCAACTTACCATCTACTAATGGAGTAATATTAGACTTGTTAGGTTCAGCTAACCAGCTAAGTACAAACTTATTTGCATCTCCTGAACAGACGAACGTTTCAGTTACTGTAGTATCACCTAATTCGTAGCCTGTACCAACTCTGTCAAATTTAATACCAACAGTGTTTTTTCTAATTGTGTCATTACCCATTACAACTGATACAGTTGCAGTTGATGTCACGTACTGGCCGCCGCCAGTAATTGTAACTAGAGGAGGAGTAACATATCCAGAACCAGGATGAGTAACTAGAACTTTATATAGTTCACCGTTTCTAATATAGGCTTCTGCTTTAGCGCCGACGCCGCTATCTCCTAGAGCAGTAGTAATTTGGACGTTAGGTCGTTGAGTGTACCCTGCACCTTTATTTCCAACTTCAATAGATTTAACATAATATTTGTAGTTGTCATTCCAAGACTTTCTAGGATACTCATCTAGCAATGTATTACCTAACTGCACAACTTCAAACTTTCCAGTAGAAGAGTTATAATAAGAAGGCAAATCAAAATCTGTCAAATATACAGATCCTTGGTCAACGTTATTATTATAGATAGATGTGTAAGATCTAATCTTTGTTCTATAAGGTTTTACTTCTTTAATATAATCTTCAAAGTATTGTTCATTTTCCAATTGATAAACAGATCTTTGATCTAAACTGCCTATGTTGTTTTTGACATTAATGAAAGAAGTTTTAAATGCCCAATCGAGCAACTTCTGTTCAGTTAGTGCATATTTGACTGCCTTAAAGAATAATAGATTCCAGTTGATTTTTAAATCTCTAACAAAGATATCGTCTTTAAGTGCTGTTAAAATATAGAATAGCTCTAGATCAGGAATTTGATCATACAGAGTTTCCTCTAATGTTGCAACATCATAGGCATAGTTACTGTCCGAGTAGTTCCAAATAGTGTCCAGAATTTGAACAGTTCCATTTTGTCTATAAATGATATCGTAAGACGTTGAAAAATCACCTATTTCAGTGTCGGTTAACTTTTCTAAAATAATGTAATTACCATCTCCGGCATTTTTAATTTTTACGTAATCACCAGGTACTGTGTCATTTAGTGTTGCTACTTCATATGTATCATTAACAACATATTTGTAATCTTTAAATCCGTCATAAGTAGACTTTACCCAATCAGCATATTTCCAGTACAATGGAGTATTATATGTTTGAGTTTTAATTCTTAACCATGTTTTGTACAAATAGTCGTAGATATGTTTTGTCCAGCGATTTCCGTATTCAGTGTTAACCTGTACAATCACTGTATGTGGTCTGACTACTACTACAGGACTTTCTTCAACGTAATTTGATCCAGGTGCAGTAACAACAGCATTAATTACTCGACCATTTACATCAATTTCTGTTTCAATAACTGCACCGATACCTGTTGTAGCGTTAACATTAACTTTTGGAGGTAATGCATATCCGAAGCCAGGATCTGTAACTACTGCACTAATTACTTTGCCGTTCAAAGTGAAACATTCAATGTATGCTTGTTTAAAAGTTGATGTATCGACCTCAGTTAACTCTTCTAGATCTTCAACAATTAAATCATACTCCCTATCTAATGCATCTGGAATTTCTTCCTTACGTTCTAAATTAGAAAAAGAATAATTACCTGTAATTCTACTGTCAATTAATACAGAATTAGCAAACTCAACAATATTTCTTAATGCTTGCAGTCTGTCTTTGAACAGAGTCTGTTGAGGTCTAATTCCAATTCCGTATTTGTTTCTATATGACAAATTGATGTCGGGTACTAGATTTCCTAATGCATCACGACCCAATAGACTGTCAAATAGTTTTTTATTCAACATTGTATTTGGCATACTTGATGCTGAACCTTCTTCTAACAACAACCATTCTGTATGTCTAGGGATAGAATTTTTTATTTCATCTGTAGAAATATTTGCATTAATATAATTTCCTATTAGCATAGGTTGAATATTTGCAAAAGCAACCGAGTCAGAAGATAAAATTTCAGCAAATTTCAAACCATTCGATACTGGATCCGCAATCAAACTCGAAACTTGATATGCACTGATTCTTCTATTTTTAGCATCAGGAATTAATACTTTATTCTTAACCCAGAAGAAAAAGACATTTTCAAATGAATTCGTTACAGTGTTCCAAACTTGCTTAACAGAAACAATACTGTTATCAGGATACTTAGGCTGACCACTGATACCATTAGTTAATCCTTCCGAAGTATCTGCTTGTGATGCCCATTCGGTAGGTAGTAAATTAGATTTGACCCATTCATAAACATCAATAGTTGCACCCGGGAATAGTTTACCCCAGTTATTTTTTCTAAAGATGTCATCGCCCTGTTCGTACCATACATACTTAGCGGTACTTAGATCCCACCACAATTCGCCAACGTGTTCGTCAATCCAGTTAGTTTCAGAATCGTTGATTGTACCAATAGTACCTATAGAATATGTTGCAGGATCGGAAGCAGACTTATATTTTAACTCTTGTTCGGCAATTCCTGCAATTTTTCCTTTTAAAGGATCAATTACATCTAAGTATTCAATTACTTCTTCATTTACAGAATCAATTAAAACAATTCTCTTTACAGTATCAATTTCAACTAGGTCTGGTTGCTCTCTCAGTAACGACCAGCTATTTTTTGTGTTGTCAATCTTATTGAACTGAAAGAATGTAGAGCCGTCTGCTTCAGATGCAGAAACATACCACGGGGCTCCTACATAAACTGCATCATTTGTTGCAACAACAGATGTTCCATAACGACTACCTTCAATAAAGTCAGCATCGTTTAATTCTTCAGCCTGAATAAAATAATCACCCAGGTTGTTATAAACATAGACTGCACCAGCATCTGAAATAGGAGATATAAAACGTGTAGTTCCCTGGTCAAATGTAGTTTCACCAAATCGAGTTCCTTCATCAAATCCGTAAATCTTAGATCTATTTTTTCCTAAAGAACTAACTGTTAATACTGTTTCGTTCTTGCTCAATGAAATAGCCTGACCAAATTTAAGATCGTTAGTAAGAACAGGATTGTCAATAACTTGACGAAGTATATATGTACCTGTAGATGTTAAGTTAGTAGCCGTGTAAACTGCAACTTTACCAAAACCTTCACCGATCAGTTTTGTATTAACTGACGAGATGAACATAAATTTGCCAGAAGCAGATACGTATACATCGTCGCCAAATATATCAGTTGTTCCAAACGGTGAAACAATAGTTTGCTTCCAGTTTAAACTATTGTCAAAAATTTGAACAATACCCGAAGTGGAAGATGTAGTGTAGCCAGGAGCACTGATAGCAATAAATTTGCCAGCATAATCTCCTGCAATCTTATGTCCCCATTGCATTTGAGAATTTTGTGTAATTCCTTCAGGTCTTAAAGATATGCCATCTTCTAAGTTAGAAGATAAGTGTTGTGTAATGCTAACAAGATTTGTTGCAGAAGTAGTTGTACTTAGGTAATAGGCATATACATGACCAGTTCCTGTATTGTTCACGCCATCCCCTGGAGCACTAACAAGAAGTGTTGAAGAACTAGTAGAAACAACTTGATTTAAGTATATAGAATGACCAAATCTAGCATAGCTAGAAGTTGAATAAGTTACTGTGTCGTTGTAGTTAGGTCTTACTAAAACTTTCTGTGTTATTTCTTCATTAACTAAAGGTCTCTTTGAACTAATCTTTACAAGACCTTCAGAAACAAAAGACTTTGCATATCCACTGCCTGTGCTGAATAATATAGCACTTGTACCAGTAGAACGTACATTTGTTGCTTCAGGAGCTCCTGTAAAAATTAATTCTTTACTGTTGTCATAATTTAAAGAATAACCAAATCCAGTAGATAAAGATACGTCACAGTATATTTTATCGTTACTGTTCATTATATATTCAAACTGCTTGTCTAATGTTAGTCTGTTCTTTTCTAATACCGAAACTCGGCCAGTACTGTCGTAACTAGGAAAATCCCATGTAGGAGCAGAAACGATAACCAACGGAATATCATCCGAAGCATAGATTGAGAAACCTAACTGCTGTGCAATAGGAGATGCAGATGAATTAATTCCTATACCTGTATCATAATTTTTTATCTTTTGATAGACTGCCCACTTGTCAGGTGCATTGTCAATCCATATTTTTTCACCTGTTTTAAGTTTACGTAGGTCAGGAACATTTTTTAATTCTTCAAAATTCTGATAACGAACATCATCAAATTTAAACAATGCGCCGAACGCTAATAAGTCATCATTAACAATAGTTGTTAAACCAGATGCAACAGTAAATTGATTTAGTTCTGGAATTTCAGTAACAATGTAGACACCATTCACTTGATCATTAAATTTAACAACTGAAACAATATCACCCACTGCAAGACTGTGATGTATGTCAGTAGTAAAGGTAATAGCGGTTGCTGGCGCACTTACATACACTCCAGAAACTTTTGCAGTTTGTCTAGAATATCTATAAACATCCCAGTCACCATTCTCTAAGAACCCCATCCAAATAGTGTCGCCTTCTTGAATAGAAGAATTGTTTGCAATGTCTAATAAACTATTTTTATTATATGCTGTAGATGTAACGTCATCTAATCTAACATATCCAACAGTGGTTAAATCAATATTTGTATCTTCATAGCCTGTGCTATTGTATACTTTAAATGTCTGTGCAGGATTGTATCCCGATGGAGAAATTAATAAATTTGTAGAAGATGTATAGTTAATTAAATTGCTGGCATTTGAAGGCATCTCAGAAATAAATTTAACAACATAAGGATTTTCAATTGCTGTACCTTCTTCTAGTTTAAATTCAATTTCTTTATATGTTTCAAATCCGCCAAAATGTCCTACTCTAAAAGCCCAATCTTCATTAAAAGAAACGTCACCTTTACGTGCAAAGGTTCCTGCTTTTACAATTTTATCAATTGCATTTCGAGTACCTTTTTCACGAATAAATCCTTGATAGAACTTGTATTGTGCTGTGGCATTGGTAAAGATATTGTTTAGATACGTGCGAGGAGTATAACCAATTAAATGTTGTGCTAACTGTTGTTGCCCGTAATCAAAGTTATCAATATCTAAGCTATAGAAATCTTCAAACTGATTGATCTTGTAGTCAAAATTAGGCAACAGATCAGGTGCAGGTTTTTTAGATAGTTTAACCCATTTGTTAAAATCAAAAGTTTCATCACCGTTTATACGTGTCGACGATTCATAATAGACACCGTTATATCTAACAACCTTTCCAGGAAGATAAATGCCATATGCTTTCCAGTCTGAAATTTCAACAGAGTCATATATAAAACCTGGACTGAACAAATCTCCATTCCAATTAGCAGTTCTAAAACCAGTAATCTTAACCCTACGTTGACGATATCCAGATTCAATGTCATAGATAGTATCGTTGAAGATAGTGGTGTTATTAAACACAATTGCATGTTCTTTCTGAACAGAATTTAGTGTTGCAAAGAAAATACCTTCTTCTGTATTAAGTGTATTAATTGTACAAACACCATCTTGCCTACTAAGATTAAAATTACTAATAGGAAAAGATTTCCCATCTGCTTTTAACAAACTGTACTCGTAATTTCCTGAGGCAATATTATCTACAATAGAGTCTACAAATTTATATCTTAATGTGTTAGCAAAAGGACTTAGAGTAATTAAATTTCCATCGGCCCAGTTTTGTGTGGTCCAAAATAAGAATTCTTTTCCTGTAAATTGCCAGTCTAAAATTTCTTTTAGATCAGTACTGTATTGATCAAATAAGAATCCTTGTTTTTCTAAGTATGCTCCGTAACCTACAATTAAGTCATATACTTCTTGAATAGTGTTATACTCAGTCCCATAAGGAACTTCAGTTACTGCTGTTTCAAATTTTGTTGCCTGTTGTGCTGTTGCGCCCCCGGTCATAGGCAACGAAGACATCTGTTGAAAATAAGTTTCATCAAATGTACTGGTAGCAACGTGTCCTATTTTAACTCGATAAAAACGACTATTGTATCGAACAATTTGTCCTTGCTTATAATATCGAGATGTGTTAGTTTCAACTGATGTAAGATCTGTTTCGCTTATTCCTGTGGTTCCATTATTAGTAACAGAAGTCCATTCTGTAAACGGAGAAGACACTCCGCCTACTGTAACTGCTCCCGAAGTTGCAGTCTTAATGGGTTTTAAAATTTCAAAATACGGATTACTTCTGTCATAGCCCTTGACAACAAATTTGCCATTTGACTTTTGAACAATGATTCCCGAGATATTAGCAGACTTAACAGGATTACTAATATTTAAAATAAATGCACAGTCTTCAGGGGGTAAAACTGCACCCTGGCTTGTTGACACAGGGTCAATACTGTCAATGATAATTTGCAATTTTTCTTTGCTTGCAAATCCGCCTAATTTGTGAAATAGGTTGAAATCTAAGTAAGAAAGATCTTGCTGAAACTTAGCTACATATCCTAAATCAGTTTGTTTTCCTTTTTCAATTATTAACGAACCAACTCCAGAAATTTGATAATCACCTTCAACTAATAATTTTTTAGGATTTAAGTATAAGTCGCCCGCATAGACTAATTGATTAGATTGATTAAATGTTGTTCTGCTGACATCATACATAGACGATGTATAGTTACAAGGTTCTAACAATGCCGCCATTGCATTAACTGCAAACGGCCAATAACTACTGCGATGCCAGGCGGTTTCTGCAGGATTGCGGTCGCCAAATGCCCATGTAAATTTTTTATCAGAGTAAGCATTCTCTGAAACTAAAAACTGATCAGGTGCTTTTAAATTACCACTGGTATCAACAGGGATGATTGTTAATAACTGCGAACGAGCATACTCTGTTTTGTATGTACCAGTTCCTCTTACATAACCATTCTTCAAATCGGTCCACATGAGTGTATTTGAAGAAGTATACGGCGCAGGCCCATACTCAATTGCCCACCAAGTAGGTTTAGTTGTAAATCCTAACATTTCCCATGGGTGGCTATGAGGGCGGTCTGTGTCATAGAAATATTGATATATTCCTCTCCAATATCCAGGAACAGTGTTAAAAAAGACAGAGTCTATGCTACCTTTATAATTCCAGGTAAACGAATTGTTTTCATCAAATGTAGAATTTGCAGAAACATCGACATTATACATTCCTGCCCAACGCATATAATCTTTTCTTAAAATTCTATTTGCATCATCTAACGTATACTTAGAATTTCTAAATGCACCGGGTATTGTAGATTTTACATCAAATATTTCAGTATTATAGATTACTTTAATGTTATTATAAACACGCTTTTCAAATTCAAGAATAATTTCATCTCGATAATCGCCATACGCCTGCATTACACTGCCGTCGTGACCCCTAATCATAGAAACATTGCCGCTAGTATAAGAAGTATCTATATATAATTCAGGTTCATATTTTGGATACAGTCCTAGCTTAGACGGTGTTGGTGGTACAAAACAACCCAGTGTATCGAGATAAGTTACAATCTTAATCACATCGTCTTTAACTAAAGAAGAAATTACAGTAACGGTACCGTCGATACTATCTATCTCGTAATCTTTTCCATAGATTAATTGTACATCGTTTAGATATATTAAAATAGATTTAAAACTTAGTATTGTTGGATCAAATTCTATCCCTAATGGATACACATAACTTGGAATAATTCCTACTGTATATTCTTTTACAGTGTTATCAGCACCATAAGGAAGCATATCTGATCTATAGTATGCAGACTTATTGTCTTTATGGTTGTTGATAAGTTTTAAAACATAGTCAAGCGCATCAGCAGGTGTTAGTTGACTGTCAACTGAAACTGACAATCTTAACAGATTCATCTTAAACTGATTATACTGTTCTGCACCAAATCGCAATGCATCTACGACATTGTGTTCTTTTTTACCCAAGAACATCATAGCAAATGCAATAGGATTAGAGTTAATAACTAATCTTGTTCCGTATTTTGTATAATCTGAAACATCTCTTAAATTGCTAGTTCCAGGAAATTTTCCCGTGAACTCAGCTGCAGACGAAACCATAGTTGACAAGTGGTCTTCCAACTCACTCAATGTCATGTCTGAAACATCGCTGTTTAGCGGATTGTTTGTTAAACTTAGAGGAGTTTCATAATAACCATTTTCGTTAGGTGTTTGTTCAGTAGTAATTTTTAATTGAACAACATCGTTAACCGAAAGAGTTCTATTAAATGTAACAGAAATATCACTGCCTGTATTAACTGTGGATGTAGTTTGTACATTGTTGATATAGGAAACAATTGATGAAGGTGTGCTATATGGTCTATCTAAAGAAGTTATAAAAATTGTATTGGTGTTTTCTTCAACTACCTGTGTTTCAATAATAGGTATTTGATATGACTCAGCATTTTTCCAAACATTAACCAATGATGTTGTTCCGTCTGCATTATTAGATTTAATATATCCAATACCAGTTTTAACAAAAGAACTTACATTATCTACAGTTGAAGAAATTACATCTGTCATGAAATAGTTACTAAACAGATAACTACCTATTCCTACACTATTTTGATATCGAAGTGCAAATCCTAGAACAGAATCAGGTGTACCTGTTCCTACAGCATAACCAAATAATTTACTTCCTGCAAAGTCATTTATATTTGCAGACTGTGTATAACTAACGCCGTCTGCGTCAAACAAGTCAAACAGGGGGGCTTGATTTAAAACTGTTCGTTGCTGAGATAATACCCACACTTGTTGGGATGTAGAATAGTAAAAACTCTTTCCTGAATTAACTATTCCGTAATTAACTGAGATAGAATTTAAGTCTTCAGGGGTATCTACTAATGTTAGATGTAAAACAGGAGATTCACTATTTGTATAAGCTACCTGATAAATTTTTCCTCTAACATTTTCATTTAAGTCAGCATTAAAGATAATCCGTTGCCCGTGTTCAAGCAATACGCCATCAATGTAGTAACCAAAAGACCCGTCTACTGTTTCAAATGCATTTTGTGTATCTGTATCAATTAAGTCAATATTTTGAATACCGGTTACACCAAATTTATAAAGTTGCAGGTTAGGCTTAAATTCTACAATAGGTCTTTTTGCTTTAGCAGTTACTGGATATAATGCTGTTTGATTATTAATCTCAGCAGTAACTCTAATAACTTCTTTGTGCGTCCATCTATTGTAACGAGACCAAGGATTTAAATCTTGACTAGATTTATTGATTGTGATATATTCAGGAGTTATAGGAAGTTTTTTATCTCCATCAAACGGAAAATCATCAAACACTGTACTGTCAAAAGTTTCGTTATATCCTTGTGCTAGGGATTCGTTAACTTCTAACTTGTCAAAATCAACCAACTTGATTGCTTCGCCGACGCCTTCAACAATATATTCCTTACCTTGAATAATAGTTCCTGTTGTGCCAACTGTGGAAGTAGAGAATACCAACTTCATACCATTAGACACACTATAACCATTATCCATTAGATAATTAGGTTGACCTAACATTGATACTACTAGATTAGTTCCAGTATTATCAATTAAAATAGGTTCTGGTCCTGTAGGTAACCAGTAATATTCACTGTAATTAACTAACTTGTCCCAATCTATTAACGGATCGTAAGAATAAAAATTAGATCTAAAAAGTCTGTCTAAGTCTTCAGTACGGCCACCCTGAATAGAAAGTTCGTTAATAATATCATCATACCCAATGACATCGGTAATATTAGAAATAGAATCTCTTAAAACTAATGCAGGTTCTAACTGATAATTTTTACGAAGAGGCAAATCTTCTTTTAGATAAACATCATTTGCCGGATCATAGTTAGGAGTAACTTTAGACCCTATAAATCCATCAATCCTCTCTAACTGTGGAGTTTGAATTAATTGATCAATAGTACTAGATAAAAATTTATCGTTCTTATTTGATCTTAAGTATTCCGGTAATAAATTTACTGATTTTTTATCCGCCATTTCATGTTCCGCTAGTTGTTACGATTGAAGATGATGCTTTCAATTGTGATGCTGTGATGCCGTCGATAATTTCAATGTCATTAATAGTTACGCCGCTGATAAAAATTTCATCAGACTGACATGCAACTTCGTATAGACTTCCAAAACTAGTATCATTTTTTGGTACAATTACAAAGTTACTAATATCAGGTGTCAAGCTGTTCATGACATACGCAGACAATTCACTAAAATAAAACGTTTGACCAAATTCCCAGTTTTCTAAAGCAAAAAATTCATTGATTGCTGTTAATATTCTTGTTTTAATATCATTGTCTGTAGTTGCTTTATTAGAATTCTTAACAGCTTTAAAAACTGCCCGTAAATTAGAATCTGCTTTACTACCAAACAATACTTTATATTTTACAGGGTGAAAAATAATTTCATCGCTGATTGCCTTAATAGGTTCTAATTTTTCTCTATAATTTTGTTCTAGACTTTGACTTGTAGGAGCAAACGGTTCTCTAGTTGTGTTTCCTGCAATCCAACTTCTAAACTCATTATCATATGACAATGTTAAAACATACACGTCAATTAAATTTGTCTTGCTAGGATCAATTCTTTTTTCATCACCGCTATTATGTACATACTGGAATTTTAAATCAGAGCGGCCAACTCTTCCATAGTATTCGTCTGTGAATAAAAGAGAGTTAGTCCCCGAAGACCAGTACTTAACTACATCTTCGTCTGGTGAATAGAAATAAAACAAATCGCCGTTTTCAATAGGTTGGTTTAATTGTAACTGATTATATTTGTAAGTATTCCAACTTGTTTCAGATTCGATTGAATCTCTAATATCAGTTGACAGATTGTATCTTAGCCCGTCTGCTTGTTTTTTAAAATAGATATAATTATCGCCAACAAGTTTTGTAAATGCTTCCGGATCTGCTATATAACCAGTATTATTATAATCATAAAAACTAACACGAACTTTTTTAGGATCGACATAACCGTCTGACTCTATAACAGCTCCGTCAATTTGCCATGAGTAATCTAAACCTAACTGTCCCGAAATGTTAGAACTTTGACTCCAAATTCCAGATTCATTTTTAAAGATTTTATTAGTTGCAGTGTTTAGATAAAAGTCGCCCGAACTACCTATTGATGATGTAGGATTGGATCCGCCGCCGTACCACGTAACTGATTCAACGGGTTGAGTATTAACTGACAACACATCAATTTTATCTTTAATAACAGTATTAGATACAAAATCGTAGTTAACTGACGTATCGTCTATGAAAAACCCTGTTTCATTTTCACTTTCAAAAATGTGATTTAATGTTCTAAACTTAACTCTATATTTCTTTCCTGTCCAAATAAATGCAATAATCCAGCTAGAGTCTAATCCTAGATCTTCGACATTATTTTGTGTTGCAAGATTAAATGCATTCGTTGTATTCAAATTTGAATTTAAGATGATGCTCCAGGTTCTTGAACCTGCATCAATAGTTAGACCAAAATTTCTCTGCGTCATGCAAATGTTTGCAATTTCATTTTCGATAGAAAAACTTAAAATACTACTGTATTTCGGAAGAACTTCAACAGGTATAGCACTCAAGGCCACTGTTCCGTTTCCAGGAACCCGTGTTGAGAAAATAACAGGACCTGTTCCGTCATCCAGTGTGCCCGATCCTGAATTAGCACCATCACCTATAACTTGACTAACTCCTGCCCAGAAATAAGTTTTTCCATTTGTAGGAATTACATTGTTAGCAGGAATAGATTTTAAATTATTGTTTTCGTCAAAGTATTTTCCAGATGGTGCAACAAATTTTACAGATGCTCCTGCTTCAACATATTTTAAATTGCTGTCTGAATACAAACCAACAGACTGAGGGCCAGATGAATTTTTAAAATAACCTCTGCTTTGTCCAGGTGTTTTATTAACTTCAACCCATGTCAAACTTAGAGAAGTTATACTTGCTCTTTCATAGTTGTCAAAGTAAAAAGATCTTAAATTAGGTTGTGCAACAATAGGTGCTAACTGATTTTTAATAACCGATAGCACTTGATTTCTACTAGAAAACTCAAATTCAAAAAATTCTTCTTTTAGTTCTTTATATAATAAACCGTCAGTGGCAAAAATATTTGTATTACTATAACGTCCGCTAACATCTGCAATATCAAAATATTTGCTTAGTCCACTTGAAATTCTATTGATACTCTTAACTTTAAGAATATCAGATCCTGCGGTTAAAGGCCCGATGTTATAATCTTCGCCTGTGATCATTCTATTTTGAAGATAGTATGCTTGAGGCGCCTTTGTTTGTATGCTAGAATTTGACTCTGGTCCGGCACTATTTGTAACAGTGTACTGCAAACTCATAGTAACTTGCAGAGTATGGCTTTGACCCGAAGCACTAACATAAGGAATTGAAATAACAACTCCGCTCATTTGCTCAGGTTTAACAACATAATTAAGACCGTTACTCTGTCTATAAAATAGTCTAAAGTCACCCTTGGGTAAGTCTCCGAATACTCCGTCGGCAAAGTTTAAATCAATCTGATCTTCATCTCTTGTAGATATAGCGTATATAGTTCTTAGATCTTGATTCAAACTGTTATAAACAACATTGTTGCCTATTAAGCTAGGAACACCAGTCCATAATGTATCAAATCCACCATTCTTATCTAATTGCCATAACCAAACATCAGTGTTGTTAATGTCGGGTGTATTGACTCCTACAATTTCGTTAGGAACAGGATTATCAAGGCCGAATTTAGCCATGCTTAGTGTACCTTGACGGAAGTGAGCAAAGAATCCTGTGTTTACACTGGATGATCCTTGATTATCATTTTTATAAATGATGCTAAAGGCACCTGCTGGTTCCGGAGCTTCTTCATAGATGTATGTTTTTCGCGAGAATGTACAGGGTACAATCTCGAAACTCATAGGCGTGCCGTTGATGTTTTTGCTAAAATTATAGATAGGAACATCTGTGTTTGCACTATTGATACGATACTGTTCTGTGCTAATACCGCTGATTGTATCTCTATCTGCTGGATTTCCAAAATTAGAAGTCATAGCAGAGTTCATAATATTAATGAACTGCTGGTACCAGTCTGGGTTAGTAGGATCGTTCCAACCTATTGTAGTGTTTGCTAAATTTGTACCGTTAGAATCATAAACATTGTCGGATGTTTGTACCGCAGTTACTTTTAAGAAGCCGTTAGCAGGCATATTTCTTGCAGGATTATAACTAACCAATTGAGCTAAACGTAGAATACTATCTCGGCGCTGTGCAGTTTCTAAGAAGTTTTCACGAGCATTTAAATCAATGCGGAAACTTAGATTCTGACCTAGATAAGCAATGAGATCGATAAGAGCAACGTACTCACTGCTGTCAATAAAATCGTTAAATTCTTCAGGATAATTTTCCTGAAGATAAGAAATCATAGTGCGGCGGAGTGTTTCAAAATCGTAACTTTTGAAGTCAGCGTTTCTGAAAGACTGGTAGATTTTTTTCCAATCTTCACTTACTAATATTTTTGAATTTGTTGCTGGAATCATGATTTTTACTATTCGATACCGTATTTATTTGAAAAATTATCAGGGTATATTATTGTGCTGTTAGCCCTAGCTTCTGATCAAACACTAACTTCATCGTAGTTGATTCGTCTGTGTTCCTCATGGCTAAAGTAATTTCAACAAGATACCCCTGCTCATATTCACTGATATCTATCTGAATTGGATAAGCTCTAGGATCAAAGCTACAGATAGCCTCTATGTCTTGTTGTAATAGTTCTCTGACGTGTTCGGTTAACGGTTCCATTATTAAGTCCCAGACAATGGTTCCGAACGTAGGATTCATAACCCTACTTCCTTTACGTGTGTTAAAATGATTTAAGATGTCTTGTTTGATTAAATCAAAGTCGTACAACTTAGATCCGTAGTTTGTAGAATCTACCGTACTGAAGCCGCGATAAAACTGACTTAGTCGGTTAGTATGCTGACTATTGTAATTAGAAACGTTAATTTCAAGGTTCTTGTAAGGCATACTATATTTATTAGCCGCCAGAACCAGTCTTTATAGGGTTCCCAGAACCATCAGTTACAATGCCGCCTGTGCCAGATTGTACAGTTGCTCCTTGCAATTGCCCTAAGAAACACTCGTAATAGCCCTTCTTTTTAGCTTTAATATCGGCTGTGTTAAATCCAACAGACTTACAGGCAGCTTCAAAATAGTTAGGATCTGTTTGTGCAACTTTGCATCTGTCAAGCATATACTTGACACTGACTTCGGCTGCTATAGCAGGATTAGAAAGCAAGGACGGATTGCCTAAAAGATCCTGTCCTACCATAGTTCCGTATTTAGAATAGTTTGCTCGACCAGTTAATTGAATGTAGCCGCGTCCAATATATTTTCCGCCGTCGCCGGCTTGTGTATTGCCTAGACCTTTACCTTTGGCAGTTGTATAACCGTATAGAAACTCAGGTAAACTATTATTAGGATTGCCTGCATATTGTTGAGCAAGAGCTTTATCGCCTTTAAACACACTAGGGAATACTTGTAACAATCTATCTGCTGAATAATTAAACCCTTCATTAACTAACTTCCATCGACATTCACCGCCTGCGATACCTAACAAAGATGCTACTGCATACGGACTTGTTAAACCATATTTTGCACAGGCTGCTTTAAGAGCTGCAATACCCGGAGCCGAAGAACTAGCATTGATATCTTTAGCATACTCTGGACTACATGTTCCTGCTACTACTTCTTCTTGGTTTGCAGGCTCTTGACTTCCTGTGGCAGGATTTGGTGCTACACCGCCTGCACTCCTGTCTGCAAGAGTTGCATCAGTTGCCGCAGGTGTAAATTTAGAAGGGTTAATATTTTCGTGCTGATCCCACGGCTCATGTGTAGGAACTCGTTGCATAATACTCTTAATGCTATTCCCCTTATAGAATACACTATTTGCCCAACCAGCGGCGGCACTTCTATTAGGTAATGTAAACAATGGTAGGTCTGGTGGTGTTTCTGCAGTATCTGCAGGTGTAGGTGCGGCGGCGGATGGACCGTTTAAGTGAATTGCCGAACCGGATGCTATAATATTTCCATTAGCTCCCAGGTTTAATTGCCCCGCTGTGCCTATGCTAATAGTGCCCTCTGCCCCAAAATTTATTGTTGCACCTGCACTGGATTTAATATCGTTTGCTACATTAAGATTGTAAGAATTTGCAATGCTTACTTTTGTAAGACCGCCAATAGTTTCATCGTGGGTACCTCTAACAGATATCTTTTGATCTTGATCAACTGTTAGATAATTGTATCCTGTGATATTAGTTTCCATGTTCTTGCCGGCACGCACATGAATATTACGACCTGCTTCTATGTTAATATCACGGTCGGCTCGGAAGTTAAAATCTTGTTCACTGTGAATGCTAACGCTGTCTGCTGCATATATATCAATCTTACCATTGCTAGTCATTTCAATCCATGCTGTACCTTTACTATTAGCAATGTAGATTAGGTCTTGACTGTTGTGCATCAAGATTTGATGTCCAGTTCTTGTACGCAATCTAACTAATTCATTTTGTCCATTAACATCCCCGTCATCCATAACAAAGGTAGTTCCTCCGAGTCTGCTTACAGGTGCTTGAGCATTACCTTCATAACCAATTCTACCTCGACGGGCTCCGGGACTATCATCTAATGGACCAGGTGTGCTAATGCCAAATACTCCGCTAGGTACTTCTCGGCGAGCACTACTCGACGTAACACCGCGAATTGTATCTAGCAATAATCCTTGTTGTAATAACCTATCGGCAAAAGGATGCACAGGTTTTGCAAAACGATCAGGATTAGGGTTTTCTAATTTTTTAGAACTCTTGTGAAACTCTGCAACTGGCAGATAATCAGTTCCGTACTTTCTTCTTTGTTCATCTGTTAGTGCAGTTTGCTTTGTGGCTGCAATTCCCGGAGTCATGTGATTCTGGAATATGTCTTGTACGCATCCAAAAAAGTAACCTTGATTAGGGTCTCCGTCTATGAACAGGACCATAACTGTTGTTCCAACATCCGGCGGAACCATCCACATTCCGTAACTTTTTTGTACATCATTAAAGTCACTGCTGTTAGTACCTTCGTATCTAATAGATGTTGTTCCTGCAAAGGGACTTAGATATCTAACTACATAAGTTTCGCCCTTTTCTTTAGTGGAACTGGGCATGCCTTTTAAAAGTGCAACTTCAAGACAGCCCATGTATGTAGGGTCAAGGTGGTTTGTTACTTCTGCTAGGAAAGGACCTGGGGAAGGCAACGGTGACCGCGATCTGGTTTCAAAAGACGCCATATTCTTATCCCAATGTATTCTTATTAATTATTTTGTCTAACGGACTATTACCAGCTGAAATACTGCCAAACTTACCTGTAACAGAATCAACTAGTCCTTGGCCTCGAATTAAAGATTGCCCGGTAACATTTGCAATCTGAGACCTTGCAGTTAAAATTTTATCAGCCGATACGTTTGTATCAATGCTATTTAATCTTCCTGTGAACCCTGACAAAGGATTAGACTGTGCAGCAAATTCTTTAACAGCAGATAAATTTGGACTAGGTGCGATCGAATACGGTGACGTTGCTGGTAAATTAGAAATTTTTGCAGATGGAATGTAATCTAGCACAACTCCAGAATCAACTGCTTGACTTAGGTTAACATCAGCTGGCGCTTTACTGATCATATTTTTAACTTGATCAAGAGATTTACTGGATAAGTTTGGACTTAGTCCAGACAAAGCAGATGCACTCAATCCCAGTGTTGCGCCTAACGCCGCAGGATCCGCAGGTGTCCCAGATAATGATTTTACTTTGTCGCCTATACCAGACGCATATTCTCCCGCTTTCTTTCCTAATCCAACCACAGTGTCTACTGCATTTGTTCCTAGAGATTTTAATGTACCTAAAGAATCTGAAATACTGCCAACTGGAAGTGCAGCTGAATTAATGGTATTCCCATATTGTATATCTTGAGCAGTCGGATCAACGGGTAAAGAAGATACTTTAGGAATAGAAACTGTTGCTCCTTCTCCTATACCAGAACCTTGATTTGATTTTTTTAATAACGAAGCAATTGCAGTTCCTGCGGCTGCTCCTGCTAGAACCCCTACAGCACGTTTAATAGGAACATTACCAGTTACCACATTTGCAGCAACCGCTAACATAGCAGCCGTTCCTAAATTATTTTGACCCAGTGCAGTTAATCCAGATGAATTTAATCTAACATTTGACAACATATCTGTAGGCAATGGACTTCCTATAATAGAATTTCCTCTGCTAACTAAGCCCATTGTTTGATTTAACAAGTTAGGTGAAGCTCCACTAAGTCCGCCTGGTGAATTTGTAAAGTTGCTTGGCTGGTTAGGTAATCCCGGAGAAGGAATTCCCCTGTCTAGTTGTTCATACAAATTCGTATCTAGTCGTTGAGAAGGCGACCTTGCAGTCGAAGTATCTTCTTTAACTCCGTCTTCTGGATCAGGTGTTGATGTTAGATACACTGAAGGATCAGTTGCCTTCACGCTGTAATCTAAAACTTGCCCAGGAACTCTAATTACGTTTAATCTCTGTTTAAATGCACCTTCTTTAAAAGTATGAGTAGCTTGAGTTACCATGTATACTCCGCTGAACGGAATTCTATTTGCATCAAAAAACATCATACCGCCTTGTTCAAAAGGCATTATGTCAATAGGATTTCTAAAGTTGATAGTAATCATCAACTGTCCCTGATTAAACGCTGCTTCTCCACCCTTTAACGAACCGTTGCCTACAGGAGCAGGATTGTAACTACCCATGCCTCCTGTAACAAGATAGAACGGATCTCCTAGAATTTCTAATTCTCCGGTTAACATACTAGCCTGACTGTTTACCACGGCGTTGTGCATGTTTCTTGCTAATATACTATAAGGATCATCTAATGGCTGACTAGCATTGCCTCCGTAAGATTGTAACTGTGTAGTGACAACTTTTTTAGGATGCATCGGAACTTGAAGTTTTGAAGCATCTTCATTGCTAGGACTAGCCTGACTGGTTTTTACATTATTGTCATTGCCGGCTGCTGTTTTTGCTTCAACTGAATCTTTATTTCCCATTGCTGCTGGAACAGCTTCAAAAAATAACGTATTAAAATTCAACTTAAATGATATAACATCTACATTTTGTCCTGTGTAGATATAGTTGTATTCTCGACGGCTTAATTTTTTTAATTCCTTTTCTTCAATAAAGTTATCAGATAAGTTTGGAATCTTTGTATAATGAACTTTATAAGGAGCAACAATATAATTAATTTTTTGAACAGGTTTCTTTGTTTCAGTGTTTATTACATCTGTATTTTCTACTTCGATACGTACTGTAAAATATTCAATCATTCCGTACGAATCAATATGTTTTTTGATATCTTTTAAGATATTTCTAGTATATTCACTGTCTCGTATAACTGCGGTAATAACTTCGTGAATGTTCATTCCTTCTCCAAACTGAACAACGGTCTTAGAAGGATTGTATTTTATACTTTCAGGTTTTTTAGCCTGCTCTTGTGCTGTGGGCTGTTTGCTACCATTAGTTTTATACGCATTTGGTTTATCAGTAGAGCTAGGATCTGTTAGACCATATAACGCATTGTCTTTCATTAGTTCTACTAATTTTTCTTTAGAGATCTTATTGTCAGTGTCGTATGCCCAGCCTTTGACTTCGTCCCATACTGGAAATTTAATTGAATAAAAATCAACTTGTGTTGCATTTCCATCTTTGCGAGAATCTTTATGCTCTTTCAATGTCTGATCATTGATATTTTTCATAAAGTTTTCGAGAATTTCTTTTACAGTCTGGCCTTCCATCTTAATGGGTTTTTTAACTGTATTAGGCTGTCCGAATGCTCGTTCATTGTACGGAACTGCATCAACTCTATATCGTGTTCCTTTTTCAGAAACATCAACTTCAATGTTGGTAAGACCTATGGGAAAATATCTTTCAGCATTGGGAATTTTGATTGGATTTTTAAATTCATCGGTATCGTCATCTGGATAACCCCAAAATTCAATTTTTAAAACAAACGATGCTTGTAGATAGCTAGGATATCCTGCTGCCAACGCTGCAACATATAATGCTTCAATAAAACCATTCATGCTATATGGTTCAACAACATCAAATTTTACTTTAGTAGGTAGACTTAGATTAGATTCTTTACTAAACGACATTACTGATTCTATTTCTACATTGTCCATAAAGAAATCAAATCGTCCTGGACTTTCAGAATTAAATTTATCTAAGAATTCAGCTGCATAATTTCTATTAACATATCCGCTGCCTCTTCCTCCGCCAGCAGTAGTACTAGGTGTTGTTATACCCGAAGTTAAAAAAGAAGAAGTTAATGCAATGCCGTCTGTTCCTTTACCGCCAGATTTTAAAATTACAAGATCTAATTCACTTTCTCTAAGTTTTTTAGGATCTTTAAGATATTCTTTGTTTAAACCTGCAAGAGTAAAGTTATAGGTTACAGACCTAAATCCATTCAATACATTTTTTTCGCCAGTTTGTTCTACAAGCTGAGAGGCTTCTTTTTGAAACTTAGACTCACCTGTGTCAGATTTGTTTTCTTTTTTGTTTGTTTTATTTTCTACCTCAGGAGAAGACCCGCTACCTGTTGCAACCATAATATCGTAACCAGAAAACTCTCCCATATTATATTCCTAATACTTTTTTAATAGTAGTCATTTTAGGAAGATAGATTTTTGTTCCGGCTTTCATATCATATATTGGATCTTTTAATTTATTTTTGTTTCTAATTGAAAATACCCACCACAATCTAGCGTCCTGGTAAAGATCATATGCAAGTAGGTCAGGACGATTCTCATATGTATTTGTAATTTCAAAAAGAATGTCGTCTTTTTCATTAGGAAGATCCCTGAGACTCATAACATCCAAGTAACCGTTTACAATCTCAGTTCTAAAATATGGACTTTCTTTACTATACGCCATTATAGATATCCTCGTTTATTAAAGCCATTGTTATTACTTAGATAATCAGTGACATTAAATCGTTGCATTTCGTTTCTGCTGTACATAGGCAAGCATGTTATGCTTATAGTTGACATAATAGGAACCGAAGTTGTTCCATATACACTATTTTCAGGCATAGTAAAATAGTCAACCGTATCAGGAAGCTCTACTCTAAAATTAGTAATTGCTACAGGAACATTATTAAACATCCATTCTCCATGAGCAAACAATCTACATACCGGTGGCGGAGCTCCGCTATCAAAGTCTCCGGACCTTGCTCCCCCAGATCTCATTTTAGTCAATGCCTTTAATAAATGAACTGTTGCAATATACATTGCCGCATCATCAGAATTTGAAACAGAAAACTTTCCTGCAATAGAGATACTTCCTATTGACGACTTTTGATAAAAATTTATAGGAAAATTAGCATGAAGTGGTGTTTGAGAAGTGTATTCTGCTTTGTACTCTACATTAATTGAAGGTGTGTAGGGGAAAATTATACCGTGTAAGTTTGAAACGCCCATCTCATTATTAAGACCTATAGTCTTATTAGTAAGATAGATCGGGGGAACTTTAATTCTAACTCTTAGATCTTTTCCTAATTTGTTACCATTAACATCTACTATATTAGTTATAACTTTAGGATCAGCAGGTTTGATAGCTCCCGGGGACACTCTGGAAACTATTCGTTTGCCGAAGCCAGCAGACAATGAACCAAACTGATCGGTGGCGGACAATGAACCAAACTGATCGGTGGCGGCTTGTTGGGTATTTCCTATAATTGATGGAAGGTTAAATGACATTTGTATTTTTCCTATGTATGGTATTTACCAATAAATAAAACACTCTTATAATGGTTGACATTGCCGTTTCGTACCTGCTACAATGTCTTATCAAGGATTCATAAAAATAATGACAACAACATTGACCCCTAACGGAAAAAAGGTAAAATACTTAAACAACAGAGACTTATTATCAGAAATACATAGAAGTAAGTGTTCGTTTTCAAGTTTTACCAAAAAAGAATACAGTCAACACGATATAATTCTATCAAATTTAGATAAAATTAACATACGGACTGTTGCAGATGCAAAGAGGAATAAGGCAAAGCGAATGGGACTAGAAGCATTTACGGCTGCTCGTCTATCAGGTGATAAAAAAATTAAACTAGCAGAGTGTACTCCAGACTACACAACTATTGCTAAAACTGATTTAGTGTTTCGAATTATGACATTTGAACACATTCCCCTAGCACCGGGCCGCAAGAAGACTACTAAAACAACTGCGGACAGTCATGATAAAGTAAATTTTCCGCCATTTCAGCATTGGAAATTTAATGATGGCGGCGAATTAGAATGTGTGGGCAAAAGTCATTGGAAAGGTCCATTAGACACTGGTAGGTTTAGCAAAGATCACGGACGCATAACTGAAAACTTAGGCAAGATGTTTATCAAACTGAGTGAACGTTATGCTCAAAGATCTAATTGGCGTGGTTATACCTATGTTGAAGAAATGCGTGGACAAGCTATTTTACAATTAAGTCAAATTGGTCTACAGTTTGATGAAAGTAAATCAGAAAACCCATTCGCTTATTATACAGCCGCAGTGACCAACAGCTTTACTCGAGTGCTTAATATTGAAAAGAAAAACCAAAATATCCGTGATGACATGTTAGAATCGCACGGATTGACTCCTAGTTTAACTAGACAAAATCAACAGGTGTACGCAGAAGAAACTGCTCGTCAGGCTGAATTGTATAAAAACTTTCGTATGCCAAAGAGTGAGGAAGATCCTATTGAAGGTGAATCTGAAGAAACTGATGTTTGACTTTGCTTGAACAAATCTATACACTGTTAGATAGGAGAACAACAATATGAACCTTTTTAAAAAAGTAGCCTGTTTTACTGACATACATTTTGGACTCAAGTCTAACAGTAGTACTCATTTACGAGATTGTGAAGAATTTGTAGATTGGTATATCGAAAACGCTAAAAAAGAAGGGTGCGATACTGGAATCTTTTTAGGAGACTGGTCACATAATCGAAATAGTCTCAACTTGATCACGCTGGATACCAGTATCCGATGCTTGGAAAAACTAGGAGCTGCTTTTGAGCAGTTCTTCTGGTTTCCGGGCAATCACGATTTGTTTTACAAAGATAAAAGAGATATCCATAGTAGTGCATTTGGAAAACACATTCCCGGAATGACCGTAATCGACGGCGTAACAACTATCGGCGATGTTACACTTGTGCCGTGGTTGGTAGGTGAAGAGTGGAAAACTATCAGTCAAGTTAAGAGCAAATACATGTTCGGACACTTTGAATTGCCCTTATTCTATATGAATGCTATGGTACAGATGCCTGATCATGGTGAATTGCAAGCTAGTCACTTCAAACATCAAGACTATGTGTTCAGCGGACACTTCCATAAGCGTCAACAGCGTGATAAAATTGTCTACATTGGTAATGCTTTTCCACATAACTTTGCAGATACAGGCGATGATGCCCGAGGTATGATGGTTATGGATTGGGGTGGGGAACCTAAATTCATCGACTGGCCTAACTGTCCTAAGTATCGTCATGTTAAACTAAGCGACTTAATTGACAAGAAGGACGATATCATGAAGGGCAAGATGCACCTTAAAGTCAGTCTTGACATCGATATCAGTTACGAAGAAGCAAACTTTATCAAAGAAACCTTTACTCAAGAGTATGACATCAGAGAAATCAGTCTTATTCAAGATAAAATTAACTTAGAAGGCAACATTGATGACAATCCGGACACTAAATTTGAAAGTGTGGACCAGATTGTATCAGAACAACTAGTTAATATTGAATCTGACCAATTCGATAAGGCAGTTTTACTAGACATTTATAATAATCTATGAGTTTTAAAATCCGTAATATCACCGTGAAAAATTTTCTATCAGTAGGAAATCAAACACAAGCCGTTGACTTTGACAAAGAACTTTTAACTTTAGTGCTGGGCTCTAATCACGATCTAGGTGGGGACGACACAGGATCTCGTAACGGCACAGGCAAGACCACCATTGTCAATGCATTGTCGTATGCATTATACGGTCAAGCACTGACCAACATCAAAAAAGAAAACCTGATCAACAAGACCAACGGCAAAGGCATGTTAGTTACTGTTGAGTTTGAAAAATCTAGTGTTAAGTATCGTATTGAGCGGGGCCGTAAGCCCAATGTACTGAAATTGTTCGTTAATGATCAAGAATTAAAGAGCAAAGACGAAGATGAAGCACAAGGTGACAGCCGTGAAACACAGAAAAGCATTGAACAGATGTTGGCAATGTCCCACACTATGTTCAAACACCTAGTTGCACTCAACACCTACACAGAACCCTTCTTGAGTATGAAGGCTGCTGAACAACGAGAAGTAATTGAACAGTTGTTGGGCATTACTCAACTGAGTGAAAAGGCAGAAGCACTAAAGCTATTGATCAAAGAAACTAAAGACAGCATCACCGCTGCACAGTTTAAGATTGAAGGTATTAAGAGTGCTAACGAAAATGTTCAAAAGAGCATCAACAGTTTGCAACTCAAGAGCAGTGCTTGGGAATCTAAGAAAGAAACTGAAATAGAAGGACTAGGTAAAGCCATTGTTAATCTAGAATCAGTTGATATAGATGCAGAACTAGCAGCTCATGTTGCATTAAAAGCATGGGATGAAGAGAATGCTCGCATTCGCAGTCTTAACAAACAACGTGCTACTCTAGAGTCAGCAGTGATTCAAGCGGAACGCACACTAAACAGATATACTAAAGAGATTAAATTACTCGATGATAAGAAGTGCCCTGCTTGCGAACAGGATCTACATGATCATAAGCATGATGAAATGCTGGCAACCGCTGCTAATAATTTATTAGATGCACAAACTTACTTTGATAAAGTAAGTGCTGACTATACCAAAATTGTAGAAGAAATAGGAACTGGTGAGCAACCACATAGACCCAACACCTATTACGATACAGAAGCAGAAGCACTAGGTCATAAAAACAATCTTGCCAGTTTAGAGCGCACATTAACACAGAAGATCGACGAAGCTAATCCTTATGAAGAGCAAATCGAAGATCTAAAGAACACTGCGATTCAAGAAATCAACTGGGATCAAGTGAACGCTCTTGCCAAAGTTAGAGATCATCAAGAATTCCTTTACAAACTGCTGACAAACAAGGACAGTTTTGTTCGTAAGAAGATTATCGATCAGAACTTAACCTACTTGAACAAGCGATTGACCTACTATATTGACAAACTAGGACTACCGCACAAGGTAGTATTCCTAAATGATCTTACTATTGAGATTACTCAGTTAGGTCAAGACCTAGACTTTGACAACTTATCTAGAGGTGAACGTAATCGTTTAATCCTGTCCATGAGCTTTGCATTCCGTGATGTATGGGAAGGTCTGTATCAGAATATTAACTTGTTGTTTGTTGACGAGCTTATGGATGCAGGAATGGATGCAGCAGGTGTCGAAGCAGGTCTTGCGGTTCTAAAAAAGATGGCACGGGAACGCAATAAGAATATATACTTGATAAGTCATAAAGATGAATTAGTAGGTCGTGTAAACAACGTCCTTAGAGTTATCAAAGAAAATGGATTTACCAGTTACTCAAACGATGTCGACTATGTTGAATGAAGAGATAAACAAGTATACAGAAATGTATTCTCAGCTGATTACTGAATTTGCAGGTCTGCATAACACACATATGTCGTTTGTAAAATACATTGGCAGAGAAACAGGATTTGCCACTAGAAAACACCTACATCAAATATGTGTTATTGCCAACGACATGAGAAGACAGGGTCAAAAGATCCGTAGAGAAAGCATTGCAGCTAAACGAACTGCAATAAAAGAAGCAAAAGCAGAAAAAGCCAGGCTCAAAGCTATACCAAAAAAGCGTGGGCGCAAAACAAAAGGAAATAAAAATGACAACAATCAATGAACAATTACAAGCACAGTTTGCAGAATTTCTAGCAGAGGATGCAAAATTTACAGGCGGCAATAGTGCAGCCGGAACTCGCAGTCGCAAGGCTCTTGGAGAGTTAAGTAAGCTAGTAAAAGCAAGACGCAATGAAATTACAGCAGAAAAGAACGCTCGCAAAGAAGCTAAGGCAGCAAAATAATTGAACAACTGGACTTATCAAGGTTCAGTAGTCGAAGAGCTACCCGAAGACTGTATAGGTTTTGTATATTGCATTACCAATACTGTCTCGGGTCGCAAATATATTGGCAAAAAATTAGCAAAATTTAGTAAAACGACCTACAAGACTGTAAAGTTAAAGAACGGCACAAAGAAAAAGAAAAAGATCCGCAGCAAAATTGCTTCGGATTGGCAAGAATATTACGGCTCCAGTGTTGAGCTGACAAAAGACATAGACACCTTGGGCAAACAAAACTTCTCCCGCGAAATATTATATTACTGCAAAAGTAAATCAGAAACATCTTACATTGAGGCCCGCGAACAATTCGACCGCAAAGTATTAGAATCCGACGAATACTATAACGGACACATACAAGTCCGTGTCCATGGCTCTCACATTAAAACAAAAATTTAAAATCATGACGAAGCTAAATTACTCTAAGACAAATAAAAGCGATACAGCGTTTTTAAATGATCCTTATTGGACTAAGCCGAAAACTGGATTTGACAAGACATGGCATACTCAAAGAGACAATCTCAAGCAACACCTAGGCATTCACAAAGAACATAACTGGGAAATCATCAACGAACCTACAGGTCCACACGCAGGTAAAGTGGTCTGTGATACTTGCAAAACTAAAAAAGGCAAAAGTATGTTTGTTTCATGGCTTCCTAAAGGTTACATATTACCTAACACCTAAGGTTGGCGGGCCAGTTTAATAATACCGCTGTGGAAAAACCGGGGAATAACCGGACACGTAACATATTGAGACACTCCCGTGGGTATATCCCACTAGCCTGAAAAATCGGCAGCGAGTCTGAGAGCGCGAACCCTAATGCTCGACGTATTGATATAGTATGAATGTTAGCATACGAAATCACCGGCTAAGAAAACTTAGACACTAGGAACGAGGTCTAAGACGCATTATGCGAGTCGATGTAGGTTGGGAAAGATCAGAGCCCATTAGCTTACGGTGAATAAAAATACCTACTTCCAATGTCTCGGCTGTGTGCAACTCACATGAAGACAAAAGATGGAACCGCAGCAAAACGGTTCCGTCTGACCGAAGCAATCTACATGAATTTAATTAGCTTCGCTTAAATAGTGCTTCAAGTAAGAGCGTAAGCGATTACGAAGAAGCAAATGAGCGTCAGCTCATTATAAATAAAAGAAATACTTTTTAGGATTTCCTTGATATGCGTATAAATGAGTTAATTGTTAAACAACAACTAGATGAATTAAGCCTAGCCGGGGCTCTAGGATCAGCAGCAAGAGGTACTGCAAATGTTGTAGGCGGTACTAGAGGTGCTATAGCAGGCGCTAAAGATGTGTTTAATCAACGAGCAGATCGAGTTGCTAATGTTGCTCAGAGACGTGTTCAACAAGCTGGAGGTTATAAAGCCCCACCAGCTCCTACGACTACTGTGGCACCTCCAGCTACTACAGCTCAAACTAATACAGCACCTGCTACCGGAACCACCGCTCCCGCTAATACAGCACCTGCTACAAATGCAGCTAGTCAAGGAAAAGTGGGCGAACCAGCAGGAACAACACCTGCCACTACAGCAAACACAGGAAAAGTAGGTGAACCTGCAGGTCGTCAAGCAATTGACAATGCAATTGCTACCATTAAGGCAGTTAGGGGTGATCGCAGACCTCAAGTAGTTGCATACGGAATACAACAATTAGGTACCGTAAAAGAATCTAACCTAATATTTCACAGCAATTTCTTAGGTAAAGATATTTAAAAGAACGGTAATTGCGTTTCTTTTGTCAATTCTAAGTTTCCTTCGATAATCTTATTCAGCAAATCTCGATCTTCGGGCGTTAACAAAAATGCTTCGGAGAACGAAAGTCCTCCTCTCATATACCAACTAAATCTAAAAAGTTCTTCTCTTAAGGCTTTTGTATCAACTTCATATTCGGTAACAAGTTTATTGATACCATCGGTATCAAGATACAAAAGCCTTATACGAAAAAAGTTGCAGGATCAAACACCAACGGCACATCAACTGTGTCTCCAGTAATTCCCTTTTCTCGCATTTCATCAGTAACTGTTACTGTGACTGGTTTTAATTCGTTGATGCTTTTTAACGCATCTAGATGCGTTTGAACGATATTAAAAATATCTTTATCGGCATTTTCAATAAATTCTTTAATGTGCTTGAGATTTTCAGTACTTCCATTAGAACTGTCAATTTTAAATATACTTTTTTCAACAACGCCAATAGTAACATCTGTTAGTTTACTGAAGCTTTCTTTAAACGCAGCAACTTTGTCAGCTTCATTCATTTCATTATTATTTGCAATTTGTAAAATCTTTTGAGTTTCAAATGTTTTTACTGCACTGTCACTGAGTTGTTTATATGTCATGGGGCGCACAAATATTGTTAAATCTTCATTAATGGGTACAATAGGATCCCATTTTATTTGATACATCAATGTGTCCATTACTTGTTTTAAGTCGACACTATACTCCATCTCTAAGTCGTCACCGAACGTAATGGGAGTTGTCATCTTTTCCCCGTAGGTTGCAAGTCTGATTGCAATTAAAATAACATCTAAATCAATACTGGGAATTGACCATGCGTTCTTTATGTTGGGCATACAATGCTGTACAACGTCCACAACCGCCTGACCGCTCATAATAGCATCGGGGATTTTAAGCATTAGTTCGTCTTTGGCAGTCATTGAGAACACAGGAAACTCACCTGTTTCAGTTTGCTCAAGACTTCCAGCAGGCCAGAATTCTCCTCCGCTGGGCAAGCGAATATATATTTTAGGCTGTCGCATAAATCCAGAAAGTGGATTTGCATGTATTTGTTGTGGATTTGAAACCATATGTGTCTCCGATAAATAAACTATGTGAAATAGATAAAGTATTTATCTACGCAGATAACCCCTAAAATACAATGGCAGACGTAACAGGATCAATTGGTAATGAATATGTAGAGCTGAATAACGCAGCTACCGAAGCAACCTTACGTCTACTACTTCAAGCAACATTAGCAACTACTAAAGCGCAAAAAGACGCTATTAAAGATCTAGCAACAAAAGCAGGGTTAGATCCAGCAGTCGTTGCTGCAATGAATACTAATGTTAAGCAATCAGCTGGAATATTTAGTACATTAGCTACAGTAGGCACTGCAACCGCAAATAAAATTAGAATTCTAGACAGTAGCATCAGTCCGTTGATTAAAAGTTTAACAGACGGATCTGCACAAGTTAGCAATGTATTTGGGGCATTTGAAGCAATGCCAGGGATTCTGGGAGTTGTAGCCACGGGCTTTAGACGACTAGCCGAGTTTCAAGAAAAGAATTTAGACATGTACCAGCAGGTGAGCACTGCTGGTGTTAACTTTGGTGGAAGTTTAACTACCCTTAGACAATCTGCATTAAACACCTACATGACATTAGATCAATTTACAAATCTAATGAAAACAAATGGCGAGACATTTTCAAAGTTGGGCGGGACTGCAAATGACGGAGCAAAAGCATTTGTTAAAGCAAGTAATAGTTTATTGTCGAGCGATGCTGGAACAAAATTAAGAGCGTTGGGTTTTACTACTGAAGAAGTTAATCAAGGGATGCTAAACTATCTTTCTATAACAGGAGGTAGGAGTAGAGCCGAGCTACAAGATACAGCAGCATTAACAAAAAGTACCACAGTGTATTTGCAAGAGCTAGATCAGTTGGCTGCAATTACAGGCAAGAGTAGAGAAGAACAACAGAAAAAAGTAAAAGCAGAAATGGAAGAAGCAGAATTCCAACTGTTTCTTGCCAGTAAGTCAAAACCAGAACGAGAATTAATTGAACAAAATGTCAAACGTGCTACTGTACTTTACGGTAAAGGCGGAGCTGATATTGCCAAAGCCAGTGCTATGGGAGTTGCGGTTCAAGGTGATGCTGGTAAACGATTAACAGCGACTAGTGCTAGTACCGCTGAAGCTATCCAAAGAGACCTAGCATTAAGAAGACAATTTGGAGCTCAAAGCAAAGAAGTATATGACAATGAAATTAAAGGCAGACAGTCAAACGCAAGAGATCTAGGAAGGCTAGCCGGGCCAGTAGGGTCGTTTAGTGGTGTATTGAAAGGCAATGAAGAAGCAGTTCTATTAGCTGCTCGTGATCGAGTTGCAGGAGAAAAAGAAGTAGCCGAACAATACTCAACGGCCGCAAGAGAACGAGCAGAACGAGAAGCATCGCAGGCTAAGGCCGCAGTTGAAGCACAAAAAGCTGTTCAAGAATTTGGACAAGCTATTAATAATCTATTAGGACCTATTGTTACATTGTTAACTCCTGTTATTAACGGACTGGCAACAGGAATATCTAAACTTGTTAAAGGATTCGATGCAATTACTTTTGGTTTTGGAGGAATTGCTTTAGCGGCAGGGGCAGCGGTATTGGCTTTGAGAAAGTTAGCGGCTACTAGCGCCGCAAGTGATGCTGGCGGCACCGGCGGAGGTGGTGCAGGTGGCGGAAAAGGGATCACCGGTTCACTGGTTAAAAAATTAGGAATTGCTGGAACTGTAATCGGAGGATTAATGCTAGCAGGTGAGTTAAGTGGTATAAACGATCAAGAAAAAGCAGGATCAATTTCAGCAGGTGATGCATCAACTCAACGTGGTGGAGCAATAGGAGAAGCCGCAGGAGGATTTACTGGAGCACTTGCCGGTGCTGCTGCTGGAGGATTAATGGGTGGTCCATTGGGTGCGTTAATAGGTGGATTGATCGGCGGCTTCGGTGGCGGAACTGCTGGAAGAATGGGCGGAGAAGCATTTGCAGGTCCAAAGGCAGCAGCTGGCGCAATAATTGAATCTCCTATGAATATTAAAGTTGGAGAAGAAGAACCTGAATTAATATCACCTATTCGGTACTTTAATAATTTGCAGTCCGAGCTATCGACGTTAAATAAGCAGACTGCTGACATGATTAGATACCTTAAAGAAACTGCTGAATACAGTAAACGTAATGTAGATGCAACTAAATCTCTAAGCGGCAACCTTTTTAGATAACAAATTATGAGCTGGAAAAAATACTTCACCCCTGTTAATGCTTCAGGAACCCTAAGTCCTATTAGTGGTGCTCGCGGCTCTGATATGTCCAATCCTACACATAGGAATTATTCGAGTTTCTTACCTGATGTTTATTCTGGACATCCAAATCGTTTAGAACGATACGGTCAGTATGATACTATGGATGCAGACAGCGAAGTTAATGCCGCCTTGGATATTTTAGCAGAATTCTGTACACAGCAAAACGAAGAAAATGGAACACCATTTCGTGTGTTCTTCAAAGAACAAGCAACATCGACTGAAGTAAAAGTTATTAGAAAACTCATGCAACAGTGGACTAAACTAAACAAATTTCAAACAAGAATGTTTAAGATTGTTCGCAACAGTTTCAAATACGGTGATGTTTTCTTCGTACGTGATCCGGAAACACAAGCATGGATGTATATCGATCCATCTAAAGTTGATAAGATTATTGTTAACGAATCAGAAGGCAAAAAGCCAGAACAATATATTATCCGTGACTTCAACCCAAACTTAGAAACACTGTCAACAACTGCTATTAGTCCTACTAACATTACAGGCGGCGGTACACATTATAATAACAATTCCGGAACAGGCATGAGTCGTGGAATGACTGGTAGTTTTCCTAATACTACTGGAGGAAGTCGATTTCAACAGAATGAAAATCAATATGCAATAGATGCAAACCATGTGATTCATATTAGCATGAGCGAAGGAATGGATAACAATCATCCATTTGGAAACAGTTTGTTAGAATCAATTTTTAAAGTTTACAAGCAGAAAGAATTGCTTGAAGATGCTATCATTATCTATCGTATTCAACGTGCTCCAGAACGCCGTGTATTCTATATTGACGTAGGTAATATGCCAAGCCACTTGGCTATGGGCTTTGTTGAGCGAGTTAAAAATGAAGTAAATCAAAGACGCATTCCAAGCGTTACTGGCGGAAGTCAAAGTGTTATTGATGCCGGATATAATCCTTTATCTATCAACGAAGATTACTTCTTTCCACAGACAGCTGAAGGTCGAGGCAGTAAAGTTGAAGTACTACCAGGCGGTACTAACCTAGGAGAGATTGATGATCTTAAATATTTTACTAATAAGTTGTTTAGGGCTTTACGCATTCCTAGCAGTTATCTACCTACTGGTTCCGACGACGGAGGATCTAACTTTAATGATGGTCGAGTTGGAACAGCCTATATACAAGAGTTACGATTTAACAAATACTGCGAACGACTACAAAGTTTAATGAATGAACATTTTGATACAGAATTTAAACTGTATCTGCATAACAAAGGCATCAATGTAGACAGTAATATATTTGAAGTTAAGTTCAACCCTCCACAAAACTTTGCTGCTTATCGTCAAACAGAAATGGATACTGCTCGTGTAACTACATACGGAGCAGTATCTGCAATCCCCCATTTAAGCAAGAGATTTGCTATGAAGAGATTCTTAGGTCTAACGGCAGAAGAGATGGCGGAAAACGAAACAATGTGGCGAGAAGAAAACGTAGACGAAGATACTGCACTACCTGCAAATGCTGAATTACGAGGAGTCGGTGTTACTGCAAATGGAATGAGTGCTGATATGAGTGCTATTTCTGGTGCAACAACACCTCCTCCTGAAGCAATGCCAGGCGAAGAAACAGCGCCCGCTCCTGGAACAACGCCACCGGCAGCATAAATATTGATATGATATTACGAGAGTTCATCTATTTTAATAAAGACCATGCAGAAATGGTAGACGATCTTCGATACAATTCGAAGAATGATACCTCAGTGCTGGGTGCCGGCGACTTGCGTAAAACAAGATTAACATTAAAAATGATTAATTCTTTACGTAAAGCAGGTGATTCAAGAGATCAAGAAAAGAAAGAAGAGTTGGCATTAGTGCGTAAAATGTATGCTGCACCTCCTCCCGATGCTGCTGCTCAGTAATACTACAAGATAATATTTTGCAACTAGAGTTAAATATTTTAGTAAAAATTGTTAAATCTCACTGAATTTTTCCTTTTTAGGTCAAGAACTGACGTTTTTAGGCCTATTTCGTGCACCTTTAATTAACCTTAGTTAAATAACAACACAAAGCCTTGCCGCGAAACTAATATAGGAGATAACCGCATGTCTAAGTTTGAACAACTATTAGACTTAATCGTCAATGAAGAAATGGATAAAGCTAACGAGCTATTCCATGAGATCGTTGTTGAAAAGTCAAGAGATATCTATGAGAATTTAATTGCTGAAGAAGCAGAAGAAAATGCCGACGTTGAAGAAGGTATGGACGACGATACCGACGTTGAAGAAGGTATGGACGACGATACCGACGTTGAAGAAGGTATGGACGACGATAATACTGATGAATCTGTTGATCTAGAAGACAGCTACAGCATGGAAGCAGATGATGAAGAAGGTATGCCAGGTGAAGAAGAAACTGGTGACTTTGGTGCAGACATCGGTGCTACCGACGACGAAATGGACGGAGCCAAAGGTGGTGGAGAAGACAGCGCAATTTTTGACATCAAGAATGCGATTGCTGATCTAGAAGCTGCATTTGCTGAACTTGAAGCATCCCAAGGTGGAGACATGGGCGGCGACGAGTTTGATGACGAAGGTGGAATGGACGACATGGGCGGAGAAGAAGAGCCTATGAAGATGGGATTCCAAGAAGGCCGTCGTATGACACGTGAGTACACTGAGAAAGTTGGAAACGACTGGGAAAAGAACAGCCAGAAAGCACAAGGTCAATACCTAGGTGCAGGTACTGGTGAGAAGGATGGCGCACCTGTTGAAGGTCGTAGCCCAATCAGTTCTGGTGCCGGCAAGCCAGTTGGTGGTAAGAATGTTGGCGCAGGCAATATTGTCCGCGGTGATACAGAAGGCCAAAGCAACACAGGCGATCGTCCAGCTAAAGTAAACAAAGGTATCAATCCTGAGTCAAGCGAAAAGTTTGCCAAAGGTATCCACAATGTTGACGGTGCAAAGAGTGGTGTTAAGACACTAAGCAACGTTAAAGGTGGCCACGGTGCTGAGAAGAAAGGTGCAGGTCCTGGACCAGTTGGTTCTGGAACAGGCGACAAAGCTGGTCAAACTAGCGTTCCTAGCATCAAGCAATTCTTAAAGCCGGCAAACTAATTAGAGAACCTGGATGAAACATTCTTATCTAAGAGAACACCTAAGTTTTGATCAGTCTGGCATCGTATTAGAGTCAGACGACAAGGACGGCAAGAACCTTCATTTAAAGGGTATTGCCATTCAAGGTGGTATTCGCAACGCTAATCAACGAGTTTACCCTGTAGACGAAATTGAACGTGCTGTGAAAACATTGAACGATCAGATTCAGAATGGTTATTCTGTCTTAGGTGAAGTAGACCACCCAGATGATTTAAAAGTGAATTTGGACCGTGTCAGCCACATGATAACCAACATGTGGATGGAAGGTCCTAACGGTTATGGCAAGTTTAAAATCTTGCCGACACCGATGGGCAACTTAATTCGTACAATGCTCGAAGCAGGTGTAAAACTTGGCGTCAGCTCTAGAGGCAGCGGAAACGTTGATGACATGAGCGGTAAAGTTTCCGACTTTGAAATCATTACCGTTGACATAGTTGCACAACCAAGCGCACCTGGTGCTTACCCTACGCCTGTGTACGAGCATTTAATGAATGCACGTGGCGGAATGAAGGCATTTAAAGTTGCACAAGAAGTAAAAGAAGATCCAAAGGCCCAGAAATATTTGCAAGAGTCTCTCATGCAAATTATTAAAGGTCTAAAATAAGCCCGAGGAGAAATAGATGTTGGACGCATTCAAACAATTGGTAGAGTCAGGTGTAATGTCAGAAGATGTAAAAGTCGCTGTCGAATCTGCCTTTGCTACAAAAATTCAAGAGAATCGCGACCAAGTGACCGCTGAACTTCGTGAAGAGTTTGCCCAGAAATACAATCATGACAAGAGTGTTATGGTTGAGGCAATCGACAAGATGTTAAGCGACAGACTGGCCGCAGAAATGGCTGAGTTGCACAATGACAAGAAAGCACTAGCTGAAGCAAAAGAAGCATATCGTTCACGTATTGCTGAAGATGCTAAGAAGTTAGAAAAATTTGTTATTGGTCAATTAGGCAGAGAGTTAGTTGAATTCCAGAGCGATCGTAAGACCGTTTCTGAGAACTTCAGTAAGTTAGAGCAATTTGTTGTACATGCTCTAGCAAAAGAAATCCAAGAATTTGCATCTGATAAAAAGGACCTAGCTGAAACGAAAGTTAAGTTAGTTCGTGAAGCTAAGAGCAAGTTTGATGATATCAAACAAGCATTTATTCAACGTTCCGCAAAAGTTGTCGAAGCAACTGTTACTAAGAAACTTACAAGTGAGATTACTCAGTTGAAAGAAGATATTGACAGCGCCCGCAGCAATGATTTTGGACGTAAAATTTATGAAGCGTTTGCGCAAGAGTTTGCAGGTTCCTACCTAAACGAAAAATCTGAAACAAGTAAATTGTTAAAGATTATTTCTAAGAAAGAACAAGAACTAGCAGAAGCAAAACAAACCGTAGCAGAAAAAAACAATCTAGTAGAATCTACGCAACGCGAAATTCGTGTTACAAAAGATCTAATGGAACGTAAAAATGTTATGGCTGAATTGCTATCGCCATTAAGTGGCGAAAAAAGAGTGGTAATGCAAGACTTGTTAGAATCTGTACAAACACAGAAACTGCATAATGCATTTGAGAAATACCTACCCGCAGTAATGGAAGGCGCAAAGAAAGTAGCACTTAAAAAAGCACTAACTGAAAGCTCAGAAGTAACTGGTAACCGTGAAAGCAAGCCAGTGGTAGGCTTAGATAACATATTAGATATCCGCAAGTTAGCGGGTCTATCGAAATAATTATATTCAAGGAGACAAATTAAATGTCACAATTATTAAATGAAAGATGGTCAGAGACCAAAGAAGCTCTGCTTGAAGGCCTAACCGGTAACCGTAAGTCTTCTATGGCAGTTTGCTTAGAGAATACTCGTCGTTATTTAGGTGAGTCTGCAACAGCAGGTGCTACAAGCACAGGTAACATTGCTACCCTGAACCGTGTTATTCTTCCAGTAATTCGTCGTGTTATGCCGACAGTTATTGCAAACGAAATCATCGGCGTTCAGCCAATGACAGGCCCAGTTGCACAGATCCATACTCTACGTGTCCGCTATGCAGACGGCGTTTCTGGTGGTGATGTTGTAACAGCAGGTGAAGAAGCACTAAGCCCATTCAAGATCGCTCAAGCGTATTCTGGTAATAATGCTTCTAACGGTGGTGCAGCAGTAACATCCGCCCTAGAAGGTACTCCAGGTAAGCGTATGAGCATTCAGATCTTGAAGAGCCCAGTTGAAGCTAAGTCTCGTAAACTAAGCGCTCGCTGGACTTTTGAAGCTGCTCAAGATGCACAAGCTCAACAAGGCATTGACATCGAAGCAGAAATCATGGCTGCTCTAGCACAAGAAATCACAGCTGAAATTGACCAAGAGATTCTAACAAGTCTACGTTCTTTGGCTAGTGTTGAAGAAACATATGACCAGGCTTTAGTTTCTGGTACAGCTACATTCGTCGGTGACGAGCACGCTGCACTAGCTATCCAGATCAACCGCGTAAGCAACTTGATTGCTCAGCGTACACGTCGTGGTAGCGCAAACTGGGCAGTTGTAAGCAACCAAGCTCTAACGATCCTACAAAGTGCTACAACTTCTGCTTTTGCTCGTACTACAGAAGGTACATTCGAAGCTCCGACAAACACTAAGTTCGTTGGTACATTGAACGGTGCTATGCGTGTTTATGTTGACGCATACAAGTCTGACACAGACGACAACAATCAGATCCTAGTTGGATACAAAGGTACAAGCGAAGCAGATGCTGCTGCGTTCTATTGCCCATACATTCCTCTAATGAGCTCTGGTGTTGTTCTTGACCCAGCAACATTTGAGCCAGTAGTTGGCTTCATGACACGTTACGGCTATGTTGAGTTAACAAACACAGCATCTAGCTTAGGTAACGCTGCTGACTACCTAGGTAAAGTTGCTATCACTAGCGCAAACGTAAGCTTCAAGTAATCCGTTACTTGGTCTTATAACCACAACAAACCCGCTTCGGCGGGTTTTTTGTTGACTATCCAATAAATAACATTGTTCGCCCTTACGGGTTTTATGCGGTACCATCCGCGTAGATCATAGAACGATCTTAACATAAGGAGAAATAAAATGGGACGTCCGATTAAAGAAAAGTTTTTTGGTAATACAAACAGCCCTTACTCTAACCAAGCACAAGGTGGAGTAACTGGCGTAGGTGGTGAAGGTGTTACAACTGTTGCACTAAACAACACAGGCACATTGTACACCACAAGTACAACACTAGGTGCAACATTTAGCGCACCTAATATTCCAGGCGGTGTTGCAGGAACTGCACAAGTTACAACAAACGCACTAGGAAATATTGCTTCTGTTACACTTGTATCAGCAGGTACAGGTTACACCAGCGCACCAACTCTAGCAGTCACTGGCGGAACAACTGGCACACTTGCAACATTTACCGTTGCATTAACTTCTAATAGACAAAATGCTATCAAAGGCGAAGCGTTTATCACAGGTGGATCTCAAAAGGCATTTGATATCAAGAAGCAAGAAGCTAGCAAGCGTTATCTAGTTCAAACCGCTGACGGTCAAGGTCAGTGCAAGTTAGTAACAACTGCTACACTAGCCGCAAAAGAAATGAATATTGTTGCTACTGACTGGAATGGCAGTACATACTGGGTTAGAAAACTAACTGCACGTAGAGCAGTTCTAGTTCAGTCTACTGCATCTGGTAGTTTCTTAATTACTAACGGTGCATCTACTGGATGGACATTAGGTTCTTCAACAGGAACTATTGTTACTATTGGCAACAACTAAACACTTAATATAGTGTTATCTAATAGGGGGTTTATGCCCCCTATTCTTTTATATGGTAAATAAGAGTATGACGTCAAATTGGGCCCTACCAACCAACATTATTCAATACTCAGAAGAAGGTGCAGAAGATGCACACATTCCTTGGCTTGAGGTTAATAACTTTAGCAGTTTAAAGAATTTAGATGGAAGATCAATTAAAACATCAAGAGACTTGTTGCATATTGCTAGAGATCCTAGACATAACATTAAAGAAAAAACTTATTTCTTAACAGTCACTGGATTTAATTTTATTGATGTTCCAGATATTATATTAGGGATTGAAGTAAAAGTAACTTCGAATAGATACGGTAGAATTACTGACGAGACAATACAACTAACACTAAACGATAATATAATTGGAGATAATCAAGCGTCTTTGGACCTGAATCCTATTAAAATTTACGGTGGGAAAGATAATCTATGGAACACAAATTTAACAACTGCCGGAATACTCAATACAACCTTTGGAGTAGTTTTACGTTTTCAAAGCCATCCTCGTTGGCCCCACAAGAGCGGCATGATGTTGGACTCTGTGGAAGTAAGAGTTTACTAAAAAAATAAATACATCTGAGGATCTATAAATGGCAATCAGCACAAACGTATTAAACTTACCAGGCAATTATATAATTAGGGCCGTCAATGGTACTGTTACTATTGACACTATTCGAACTAGAGTTACTCAGGTCTTGCAGGTCGACGGTGACACATTTTTAAATAGTGACACTACTATTGGTAATTCATCATCTGACACAATTGATACAGTTGGTCGATTTATTAACGACCTAATACCTCAAAGTTCCTATACAGTTAATATTGGAACATCAACAAATATTTGGAATTCAGCCCACGTAGGAAGATTTGTTCAGTATGGTACTGGATCTGCGTATCTAAATATTATCAATAATACTGAAAACGTTTGGAATCCTTATACTGATTTTGGTCCAGCAGGTAGACCTTACGATCCTGGAAATATATACGGAACTGAAGAACAACGCCGACAAGGTGCAGTGTATGTAGCCGGTGGTGTTGGTATTGAAAAAGATTTAAACGTCGGAGGTTTTATTTATGGACGAGTTGAAACAGCCGTTACAACTACCTTTGTTACATTTACTGCAACAAATGCTGATATCGAATTTAATATAGGATTTGTATTACAAGACACTCCAGAAGATTATCAAAGTCCTACATATATTGACTTAGAAGGAATTGTCGACGGTTTAACATACAATCCGTCATTGGGTAGAATTAGAACTGATCGCGCATTAATTGCAGAAGGTGATCAATCAACTAGCACAACAACCGGAGCGTTGATTGTTCAAGGTGGTGTTGGTATTGCTAAAAACGCATACGTTGGTGGAATACTAACCGCCACTGATGTGATGCCTAAAGAAAACGAGACAGGCCAAATTGGTTCTACTGATACGCAGTGGGCAGAAGCTTACATTCAGGATATCTTTACTCGAGTAATTGCATCTACTACAGGTACTGTTCAAATTAACCCAGCAGCCGGCGTAACAGAAATTATTGGCGATATTAGAGTTAGGGGACAAAACCCAGTTGGCACTGCACCAGTTGTAACAAACACTCTATATGTAACAATGGACGGCAACGATACTAATGACGGCAGAGCAATGGATCCGAGTCGTGCATGTAGAACAATTACTGGAGCGGTGAATAGCCCTTACTTCCAGCCAGGCACACAAATTTTAGTTAGTGCAGGATTCTACTTAGAAGATAATCCTGTTAGAATGAAGCCTTATACTTCTATCAGAGGGTCTGATATTCGTACAACATTTATTGAGCCTATCAATAAAACTCAAGACTTGTTCCATGTTGATAGTGGATGCTACATAAACTATTGCACATTCTTAAACGGAAGAAGTGGATTATTACAAGGACCGTACGAAGATCAATACAATCGTGGAGCATATGCAACAGCTTTCCCTCCGCAAGAAGGCGATAATCGTATTGACATATATCACTCTCCCTATATTCAAAACTGTACTAATCAATCTGGACCATGGTTAGGTGACGGTACAATGTTTGTACCAAACCAAACTGTTCAAGTACCTGCTAGTGTAGGTATCGGATCTTGGTTAGCTAATACATCAAGTATCATTGTGGATATTTCTCAAGGCTCAGTTGAACGAGGAATGTACGTTAATGCAGGACAACAGAATCCTGGATTCTTTGATGCTAGAACATTAATACTGGCTAACAAACCCTTCATTCAAGAACAGGTTATTGCATATGTTGATAAAACATTTAACACAGGAACATTTATATATGATCAAGTTAAGTGTGCTCGAGATACAGGTTTAATTGTAGACTCTATTTCTCAAGATATGTTAGCTGACAGCACCAGTGAAAGTATTTTTGCTGGCTTGCAATATTGGAGACAAACTGAATACGTTGATGCAATCAATAGTCAAATAACTGCTACTATTGCAACAATAGAATTTGTTCGTAACTTAGCTGCAAACACTGCAACTAGTGCCGCAAGCGCAACCGAAGGTGCAGTTGTTACTAGTAGATTTAACAATATACTAGAAATTTTAAATACTTCTACAGCTACTCTAGTAACTGGAGCATTCTCAGAATGGGTAACTGATAAAATTATTTCTAACGGTACTGCTACTAATAGTGTAGGTTACAATGCTGCGTTTGATGCAATACTAGCAGCCAAAAATAGTATTACTGAACAAGCTATTAATAATTTAAATTCAACATTAATTGCATTCACATATGATTCTGCTAAGTGTGCTCGAGACACTGGGTTGATTGTTGATTCTGTTGCACAAGATATTTTATTCAACGGCACAAGTCAAAGTACTTTTGCTGGTTTGCAATACTGGAATCAAAGCGGATACGTCTCAGGCATTGGTAGTCAACTAACAACTACAACAAATGCAATTGAGTATGTTAAGGAGTTGGCTGCAAAAGTAGTAGTTGGCAATACTAGTGGTACTCGTTATCAAACTAGCATTGCACAAAATACATCTTTGTCTACTGCAACCTCAGCAGAATCAACATTGCTCAACGACGACTTTGATGTCATACTAAACATTTTGGATGTAGGTACTGTAGGTGTATCTGATGATATTGTACCAAACGGGTTAGTGCCAAGTACTAACACAAATGTACTTAAAGCATATAATTTACTACAGGCAAACAAGACATATATTCAGACAGAAGTTATTGCATTCGTTGAAGCCACTAAGACTGTTGGTTTTGAATATGATCAAGATAAATGTTTTAGAGACACTGGTTATATGTTAGACAGTGTTGCTTTTGATATGTTGTACGGAGGTAATAAACAAGCTATTCAAAGCGGTGTTTATTATTACGGATTTGATGCCGGCTCTAGTGCAATTGAAGGACAGAGTCCTCAAACTATTGCCGCATATGAATATATCAAACAATTAGCTCCTAACATTATTCGCGGTATTGCAATCAGTACATCTACTCTATATCAGTCTGCTGAACAGCAGGTATTAGGTTTGAGCGGAACGCCTATTGAAGCCAACGAAGCAATTGAACGATTAGATATCATTGTTAATATTATTAATAATGGTCCTAGTGTTGCTGAAGAACCATCACCGATCAGTTTAGATAGAAGCCCTAGCGAATATGTTCGTAATGCTGCTATCCTATTAAATGAAAACAGAGATTTTATCAAAGCTGAAGTAGTTGCGTATGTTAATACATTAAAGACACTAGTCTATGATGAGACTAAGTGCAGAAGAGATATTGGCTACATGTTAGACAGCGTAGCCTATGATTTACTACATGGCGGAAACAAACAGAGTATTAAATCTGGTGTTTACTATTTTGGTTACACTGGCGATACTACTGAAATTCCAGGAGAAATTCCCCAAACTACAGCGGCATATAATTTAATTAAATCATTGTTGCCGAGTATTATCAAAGCACAACCTGTGGTGTCAAAATATAGTGCTACTCTACAGGATATTACTACCTATTTGCCAGCAACGGATAATGAAGTGAGTATTTTAGGAGAGAAAATTGATGTTATTACTAACATCATAAGAAACGGTCCTGGAACAGTTGCTGCAAGAATTCCTATCAACACTGAATTAAATCAGTCTAGCAACATTTACAATGCGTATAAGCAATTAGAAGCGAATAGAGAGTTTATCAAAGACGAAGTTATTGCTTACCTAAACACATTTGGAACATTTAACTATTCAAGAGAAAAGTGCTTCCGAGATGTAGGTATCATCTTAGAAAATATTTCTTATGATGCTGCATTTGGTGGAAATGAAAAAGCTGTACAAAGTGGCTTATCATATTACGAAGGTGTTGTCAGTTTAATTGCTGGACAAGAAGTGCAGACAGTTGCCGCAATTGACTACATCAATAATCTAGCACAGAAAGTTATTGTTAACGAAGTGTGTCCAGATTTGTACTCAACTGGCGTTTCAACCACTGCAACATATACACAAGTTATTAATACCGCAGTAACTGGTGGTGCAATTGCTGGCAGATCTTTATCTGACTTGTTTAATATTGTGACTACAATTATTAACAACGGCCCGTCTGCTGCACCTGAAATGTTTAAAGGTACAAATGCTGATGCAGCATTTGTCAGTGCAGAAACATTGATGCAGGCCAACAGAGCATTCATTCAACAAGATACTATTAATTACATTAATAATCTAGTACTTAACTTTCCGTATAGTGAAATCAAGTGCAGAAGAGATACTGGATTAATTATTGATTCAATGGCATTTGATATGTTGTATCAAACACCAGGGTATAGTCAGAGTACTTTTGCAGGATTACAATACTGGAATCAAGATCAGTACGTTGGTGATATTCAAGCACAACTAGCACCAACTGTTGATGCTGTAAGATATCTAAAAGAACTAGCAGTTAAAATTATTCAAAATATTACTCCTGCAGACGATCTAGTAGTAAGATATCAATCAACTGTGACACAAGTTACCAGTTTAGAACCTGCAACGCTATTTGAAGCTAACATAATTGAAGGAAATTTTGATGTTATTCTTGACATTTTAGGAGGCAACAGTCTAGGTTGGACAGATAGAATTGTATCTAATTCAACTAAGATAGGCCTTCCTGCTTTCTTAAATGCATATGATTTATTGCTAGCTAACAAAAATTATATGGCGCACGAAGTCACTGCCTACGTTGATGCAACTAATTTTGGATTCAACTACGATGCAAATAAGTGCAGACGTGATGTTGGCCACATGGTAGATGCAGTAGCATTTGATTTAGTGCATACTGGAAATCGACAAAGCGTACAAACTGGTTTATACTACTATGGATTTGATAGTTCTACTATTACTATTCAAAATCAAGAAATTCAAACTACTGCGGCATTTGATTATCTAGCAGATATAGCCGAACTAGTTGTAACTAACCAACATGTTGATGCTTTACAAAATCGAGTAAATCAATTCCGTGGAGATACATCAGCTACAATGTTTGACGCAGGACTATTAAGAACTGCAATTTCTACAATTACAAACATTATAACTAACGGTCCTCAGGTAACTGGACCAGTTACATCGGCATTTGCAATTGCAATGACTGCAACTAACACTGCATCTACATACGTTGCATTTGAATTACTGTATGCAAACAAAGAGTTCTTAGTCGAAGAAGTTATTGCCTATATTGATAAAACTTATAATCCAAACAGTTTCAATTACAATGAAGCAAAGTGCTATCGCGATATTGGTTTGATTGTTGACGCAGTTAGCCAGGACGTACTGTTAGGCGGAAATGCTAAGAGTATTGAAGCTGGTTTAGCATACTGGACTTTTGGAGAAAATAGTCTTACTGGTCAAGAAACTACAACGACCATGGCGTTCAATTATGCAAGAGACTTGTCATTGCAAATTATTGCAAATCAACCAGTGACTCCTCAGACAGGAACTGTAATACAACAGATTATTAATCCGTTCTTCCAGTACGGCGCAGACTATATGCCACAGGAAGCAGTGCGTAGGAATTTTGATATCATTAGCACAATCGTTAATCGTGGCACATTATATGCTCCTCCAAAATACTTAGGAGGCGGCCTATTTGCACTAACAGGTATTAACGGATCGGATGTTCTAACAGCACCTATAGTAACATCAATTACTACAATTAGCGAAGGCAAATACTTAATCGGTCTAAACACTGCTACTATAGGATTTGGTACTAACGCTACTGTTTACTTTGGTGATGTATTAACATTTCCGTTAAGAGACAACGAAGTCGACGAACTGAGTTTAGAATATACAGGAGATGCATCTACATGGAATCAACGTAAGATTGATAGAATCGGAGGAATGGGAGGAGCATTAATTGACGGTGGCGTAGTTAGTGATCGTAGTCCTATTCAATCGTTCGTATTTGATGCATATACGCAATTAACACAAGGCGGCCGAGGTGTTAGAATTACTAACAACGGATATGCACAGTTAGTTTCTGTGTTTACAGTTTTCTCAAGTGTAGGTGTTCAAGTAGATAACGGAGGCATTGCTTCTATTGTTAACAGTAACGCCAACTTTGGAGATATTTGTTTACTTGCCAAAGGCTACGGACCTCGTAAGTTCTCTGGACAGATATACAATCCAGCATTTAGAGCGTACCCAGAAAGTCCTAATCTTCCAGGCAGCGACTATTTTGATCAATACTACCCTGAAGGATTTTGGCCAAACAATGCACAAATCGCAGTGTATCTACCTGACCAAGATGATAGACCACATATTTCTTTAGTTATGGAAATAGTTCCTCCTGAAGGATATTTGAACGAACAAAACTTGCCAGGCTTCTTAAATGCAAGTCCGACAACATCGACATTGTCAACTGGTACTATTATTTTAGAAAATATTGATACTACAAATGTATTTGTTGGAAATACTGTAATTCTTAGAGACCAGTTCGGTAATACTACATCTACTGTTGTAGATAGTACAGGAAACTGGGTACCATATGCATCGTCAGGTACAATAGTTACTGATGTAGGATTTAATAGTATCACGCTAAGTAATGCGCTGGCCGCTGGTGGTGGAGAACTAGATAATCCTAACTTCTTTGACTTCTACTTCTGTGGAAATGCATATTACACTGTACTAACTAGTGAACTTCTTGAAAATCCAGAATATAATGATAAGGCGGAGTTGATTCCTTTAGGTATTAACATATTGTCAACTGCAAGTACAGGCGGAGATACAAGTCAGATCCCTGCACACATTTCTGCAATGCAGTATTTGAACAGCTTAACAAATTTAGTAATTAATAATTCTCCTATTACGAGTTTACAAACTGGACCAAGCACGTCTACTCAAACATTCTTGCCGTTGGTGCGCGGCGGCGGAGATGCCCAAACGTTCATTGATTTAAGATTTGGTGAAATTACAGACATCATTAATGCTCCTGATTTAGTAGCAGCTGAAAAAGTTATCAAACCAGCTCTAAGAACAAAAGAAGGTCCTACAGTCCAGGGCGGTGGTAGTGCTATAACATTAATTGCAGAAAATATCGAATTCTTAGCAGATGAGATTACTGCATATGTTACTGCAACATTTGCAACATCGACATTTACTTATGACGAAACACTGTGCCGTAGAGATGCAGGATACATCTTAGATGGAGTTTATTACGATACTGCAATCGGTTCTAACTGGAATGCTGTTTATTCTGGCATAGCATACAGACGAAGTGTATCAACGGTTGTAACAGCAAGTCAGTTAACTCAAACTATCGGAGCAGTAGTGTTCTTAAGAGAACAGGCCGAATTATCTATGGCTACTAGTACCACTGCAACAACACGCAGTAATGCAGCGTTTGACGAGATTTTAAATATTTTAGAAGAAGGCGAAGGAGACGCAGACACAGTAGTGTATCCAACACCAACTGGTATGTCAGTGGGCAATGCTAAATTACTGGCAAAGAATATATTGTTGGCCAACAAAGAGTTCATGAAGGCAGAAGTTATTGCATGGATTGAGCAACAGATATCAATTGGTTCTGGAATTTGGTCAGGGTTTACTTATAATTCTGCAACTTGTGCAAGAGATGTAGGATATATTGTAGACAGTCTAATATATGATATATTATATGACGGCACATGGGCAACTACAATTTCTGCAAGATCTTACTTTGAAGGCACTACATCTGTTATCACAGGAGAGACTGCACAAACTGCCGCAGCATTTGATAGATTATCAACAGTTGCACAGCAAGTAGTTCGTGCCCAGACAGTTACTGTATCGACCGGCAACACCGTAATGCAAAATACAATATTGCCAGGAGCAACTGTAACTGAAGAAGGACGAGTTAATACACTATTACAAATCATTGAAGATGTTATTACTTCGGGTGATATTGGAACGTTGCCTGCTCCAATATCACCAACAGTAGGTTGGGCAGATGCTGGAGTCCAATCAGCAATAAATCAGCTAAACACTGATCAGCTTCAAATTATTGATGCAATGATTGTATACATTGACGATGAATTCGTTGGGTCGTTTAACTTCGATAGTGCTCAATGTCAGAGAGATGTTAAAACTATTCTTCAACGATTAATTTATGACATCGAAACTGGCGGCCGATACAACGCAGTCATGTGCGGATTAGCGTACTGGAATCGTGCAGGAACATATCATAGAGTATCGTTGGGCGAAAACGTCACAAGAACTGATTTGTTCCCACACAACTCTACAGTTAATTTCTATCAACGCAGTTACATTAGTGCATCAGGATACGTATTTGAATACGTAGGTGCAGGTATTGACTACGGAGCATTGCCACAACGCGGCAAGGCAGATCCTATACAGGCAAGAGAAACAGTACAGCTTGACAGCGGTAAAGTATTCTTTACATCAACTGACCAGAACGGTGACTTCCGTATCGGTCCAGGACTAGTAATTAGTCAAGCAACCGGTGTTCTAAGTGGTAGAACATTTACTAGATCGTTATTCGCCAATATGACCCCGTTCATATTAGCTATCAGTTAACAAGGAAATATCATGGCTTTAATTCCATTAAACAAATTTTTAACAAAAACAAGAGCACTTAATACTGCAACAACAGTAGGAAATACTTTTGTTATGACAACAGGCACAACGTCAACTGTGTATACAGCTCCAATCGGAGTTACTTCTATTCTACTAATGGCTCAAGTTTCTAATGTAAGTACACAAACGCAAGACATTAGTTTTATACATCATAGGAATAGACCAGTGCTGTCTGATGCTCAAGGCAATGGAGCACAACCAGGAAACGTTGATACTTATTTGGTTAAAAACTTTTCTATTCCAGCAGGAGATGCAGCATCTATCTTAACTGGCAAATTGATTGTTGAAAGTTTAGACAGTGTCCGCGCATTTGTACACTCAAATGGTTCAAATTCAGGAACATGCCAATTAGTACTAAGTGTATTAGAAACAGCAAATAACTAATTAGAGATCAATATGCCTAACCTATTAAGTGGATCAAGATTACGAAGCGGTGGCAGCGGCGACTTCTTGAAGCTAGAAGACGCCATGCCCCAACTTCCCGCAACGGACACGACCTTAACTGGTTTTACTATTGCAACAGATCCAGTTTTAAGAACTTCTTACAGATCTAGTTTAGGTTTTGTTGAGTTCTCAACGGCATCTATGTATAGTGCATTGCCCGAAGGAACTATTAGAGTTCTGTCAACTGGTGCAACATTCTTATCAACAACTACTCAAACAGGTAATCTTGTTGTGCAAGGTGGTATTGGCGTCGGCGGCAATATGACCATTGAATATGATATCGAAGTTAACGGTATTACTATTGGCAGAGGGTGGGAAGGACAAAATAATATTATTATGCGTGGAGTAGCAGAGACTCCACTTAATGATTTTAACAACGGTCAATCTAGTATTGCAATAGGCGATAGTTCTTTGTTAGGACTAGATACTGCAAATAGAGTCATTGCAATCGGACGATATGCACTTACATCAGGTACTAGTGTGTCTGATTCTATTGCAATTGGTGACAACGCATTAAAGGCAATTGGTTCAGTTGATTCGCATTTTGCAGGAATTATTGTAAGTGCATCTATTGCTAATCCTGTAGTACTCGAAGTTACAGGACACGGGTTAACAACAGGTACACAGGTAGTAATCGACGACGCTACCGGAATGCTTGATCTAAATGATTCTTACTACTGGATCAACGTATTAACTACTAACACATTTGCACTGTATACTGACAATATTCTTGCTCAGCCATTAGATGGAAATTTATTCTCTCCTTACGCAGGTGGTGGCAGAGTTGGTAGAACATTATATAGATCAAACAATATTGGAATTGGTTCTAGAGCAGCAGAAAAATTAATTGATGGCCAAAAGAATTTCTTCTTTGGTGATTTAATTGCAAAGAATTTAACAACTGGTTCTAGTAACATAATCATCGGCAGTGATGTTGCAGGTAATATGACAGAAGCTAGTGGTGTTATTTCTATAGGTAGCGACAATTTAGTTGACGGTAGAAACAATCAAGTTGCAATCGGTAGCGTATTTTACTATGACGGAACAGGAACTTCTACAATAAATGCCAATACAGAAATTGGCATTGGCATGCAATCAACTGGCACAAATACTGGAGGATTGCGAGTTATCGGTGGAGCCGGAATTCAACGTAATTTGCACGTTGGTGAAGAATTGCATGTAACTAGCAGCACTTTCTTTACTGGAGATGTTCTTCCTACCACTACAACTACAAACTTAGGTAGCGCATCTCAGCCATTCAATGCCCTGTATCTGCAAGGAACAACATTATATCTAAGCACTGTAACATTGAAGTCTGCAAATAGCTTAGACTTTAAAGTAGAGAGTACAGCAGGATTTGTTAGACAGACTGTTGGTAACTTAACACTTAACTCTGGACTAGCATCTACTGGAATTAACGACGGATCTCTAGTTGTTACAGGTGGCGCAGCAGTTCAGGGAGATATGAATGTAGGCGGGTCATTTACTGTAGAAGGTGTTGAAGATATTACATTAAGTCCTAACGGAGCTGACATATACATTCAACCAACTGCTGGCGGCACAGTGTTAATTCAGCCTGCCGCAGCAGGTACAATGGATAATGTTGCAATTGGTGGATCGCAAGCTGCTGACGGAACATTTCTTACTCTCAGAGCTAACGCAACAACTGTATCTACTTCAACTACAACTGGTGCATTAACTGTGGCAGGCGGTGTTGGTATACGTGGAGATGTATATGCTAATAGTGGAAATCCGGATGAAAATTATATGTTGTATACTCCGAGATCTACTATTTCAGCTACGCCACCTACCGGTGCAAGAGTGGGCGACTTCTGGATTAATCCAACTGGCCCGTATTTCCTACAATATGTAAAAGACGGCGCAAACAAAATTTGGGTACAAATATAAAGAGTAATTATGTCAACATTAAATTTTCCAACTAACCCGGCACCGGGCGATCGATATACTATAGGAATAACCACATACGAGTGGAATGGAGATGCATGGATTATTGTTAATTCTGGCGTTTTGTTTGCATCTAGTTTAACAGTTGAAACGTTAATTGTTACCACTACTACTAATATTAATACTGGCGCAGGGTTTATTAACGGTGGGCTACAGGTATACGGCGGCGCATGGATAGACAAGGATTTGTTTGTAGGAGGAGTATTATACTCATCAGGACAACAGGTATTAACTACTTCAAGTTTTGCAGGCGCAGTTATAGGCGGCGTTGATATTGACGTTGTTACTAGCACCGGGACAGCCACTGCGGCGTCATTAACGTGGAATAATATTTCCACCTTGCAAACTGTAACTGGACGCGGAGCAACAACAAACCGAGTAATATTTTTTACAAATACATCAGAATCTACCTCAACAAATTCTGGTGGTATTGTGATTTCTGGTGGTGTTGGTGTTGCTAAACGAGTTACCTGTGAAAGTTTAAGAATAGCTGACACCGTATTTGATTCTACTCAAACTCTGGTAAATACAACAGCGACAACGGCTATAGACACGTACAGCACAACACAATTTAGATCAGCGAAATATCTAATTCAAATAGATGAAGGTATTGGAACAAATGCAGACTTTGAATTAAGAGAAATCTTACTAGTTGCAGATAATAACGGTCAAGTGTGGGCAACTGAATACGGTGTAGTTACGTCAAATGGAGATTTAGGAACGTTTGCTGCTGAAATAGTAGGAAGTACTGTAACATTATATTTTACAGCTTTTACAGCAACAAACAAAACTATTAAGGTATTACGAACTGGAATGGCAGTTTAAAGGAAAACAAAGATGGCGCTACAATCAATTATTAGGGATTTTGCAGTACGAGCTGGTTTAATCGTTGAAGGAACAGCGGCTGTAACCAGTGCAACTGGCATGACAGGGACCCTGCAAGTCAATGGTGGTGCAGCCATTGCAAGAAATTTAATTGTAGGTGAAACTAGCGATTTTAAAGGTGATACATTCTCAAGAGGTAATGTTACAGTTCAAGGAGCAGCCTTTTTAGCAGGTGTTACAGCAACTAACAAAGTAATAATTAACACCGCTACGCAGGCAACAACAGGTGGTGACGGAGCACTGGCAGTAACAGGTGGTGGATATTTTGGCACTAACGTAGTAGTTAACGGAAATGCACAAAGTACAACAACTCTAGCAAGCAACTCTTTATATGTTGCAGGCGGTGCTGGAATTAACGGATCTCTAGTAGTCCGTGGCGATGCAGTATTTCAAAATGACGTTATATTTTCAGGTGCAACAACCTACGTATATACAACCAACACTATCTATACCGATAACATAATTGAATTACATTATCACGAAGGTACTTCTAGTTATACAGTTAATGACGGTTACGATATTGGTTTACGCTTCCACATATTTGACGGAACAAACACTAACGCATTTTTAGGCAGAGACAATGCTACTGGATATTTAGAATGGTTAGGCAGTGGCGTCACAGAAGAAAACACAGGCACAATTGAGTCCGGCACCTACGGTACATTTAAAACTGGTGCAGTAATACTAACAGATGCTACTACTTCTACAAGTAAGGTAACAGGGGCACTGCAAGTTGCAGGAGGTATAGGTGCAGAAAATATCTATGTCAACAATGCAAGAGTTAGCAGTCTAACACAGAATAGAATTGTACTTGTTGGTGCAAATGGTCAACTAGTTGATGATGCTGATCTAAGTTTTGATCCGGGAACAAACACACTAAATGCCATTGTATCGAATGCAAATACGGCAACTGATATTGCAGGAGGCGCAAGCGGATCATTATTATATCAAACTGGTCCAGGACTAACTGATTTTATTCCAATCGGCATAGCAGGGCAGGTTTTACTTTCCAACGGAAGTATTCCAGTCTGGGCAACCACTGGCACTATTGTAGCTGGTTCTGCGTCAACTGCATCAAACTTGCTATTTGGTACAACGTACCAGATTCCATATCAAACTGCTCCAGGTCAAACAGCATTTGAAGACAACTTTAAGTACAATTACGATACAAATACACTACAGACTGTAAATGCTACATTCACTAGCACCACTGATGCTAGTGGTCCGGCAAGTGGTGCAGTGCAAATTACAGGCGGTGTAAGTATCGGTGGAAGTTTGTATGTCGGTGGCACATTATTTGCCAGCGTTTCTGGTTCAAGTTCTAGTGCAACTAACGTAACCAGTGTTGCAACTACTGTAAACGCAACACATTATTTGACATTTGTTGACAGTAACAATACAGTATCTGGATTTGAACAGTTATACACTACATCGTCCGTATCGTTTAATCCGAGTAATGGTAATTTAACCGTTACAGGAGTACTAAGCAGTAATAGTTTACAAACAGGTGCAGTGACTGCTACAGGCAATCTAGGTGCTGCAAATATTTCTACAACAGGTACGCTGAATGTAACAGGTATATCAACACTGGGAATTGTCACAGCTACTAGCTTGACAGTTACTGCACTTGCTATTGATGGCGATCTTGCTGTTAGATCTTCTACTGCATCAACATCAACAAATTCTGGAGCTCTACAAGTTTGGGGCGGAGTTGGCATAGGCGGCAATGCCTATGTAGGCGGAAACATTGTTGCATTGGGTGACTTAGCAGTCGACGGCGGCGACATTACCTCTAGTGCAGCTACATTTAATCTTGTCAATGCTAATGCTACTACTGTAAACTTTGCAGGCGCAGCTACTGCATTGACAATTGGTCAGACATCTGGTTATACAGACATTCGTAATCAAACACGAGTTACTATTACAACTGAGGCTAATGCAACAAACACTGGTGCATTAATTATATCAGGTGGTGCAGGAATTGGCGGAAATGCATATGTTGGCGGCAATGTTGTAGCAACAGGAGATGTTGCAGTCAACGGTGGAGACTTAACTACTACTGCTGAAACATTTAATCTAATAAACGCAAATGCAACCGCAGTGAATTTTGCAGGTGCAAGTACTGCAACTATTATCAGTGCTGCAACAGGCTACACAGCAATCCGCAATCAGACAACTATTACCAGCACAGTTAACGCAACTAGTGCAGTAACTGGCGCATTGCAGGTACGAGGTGGCGTTGGCGTTAGTGGAGCATTGTGGGTAGAACAGACATTAAGAGTAGTTAACAATGCTACTATGGCTAATGTAAGTGCTTCGCTAACTACTGTAACTAATTTAACTGTTAATGGGCAAGCATTAATTACTAATGTTCTAACAATTACTGAATCTCAAAATTCTAATGCAACCACAAACGGTGCAGTTAGAATTTCTGGCGGTGTTGGAGTTGTTAAAGATGTGTTCGTTGGCGGAACAATTACATCTGGTGCAACACTGGCCGCAACAAGTGCTACAGTAGTTCCTGCATTATTCTCCAACAACTTCTTGCTGTCTTCATTTACTAGTGGAATTATATCAGGTGTTACCAAAGTAGATCTTGATTCCTATAGCTCTACTGTATATCGCAGTGCTAGATACTTTGTTCAGATAGTTGATGGGGCAGACATACACATTAGTGAAATCTCATTATTCCACGATGGTGTAAAAGCCTACATCAACGAATACGGTATTGCAACAAACAACGGGCAGCTAGGTATATTTGATGCAGAATTAACGTTGGGCAACGTTATTGTTAATTTTACCCCAACTAATGCAACTAATATGCAAATTAAGATGGTAAGGATTGGTATTTCAGCCTAATCTATCACAGCAAAAAGGGCCTTCGGGCCCTTTTTCTATTTTCAAATAAATAACTCTAGTAACGAGCCGTTACGTGGAAAGGGAAACTAATGGCAGATAATATTGATTTTAGGGTCAGACACGGCCTTGCAGTAACAAACACAGCCACCGTTGAAAGTACGCTAACTTCAGTATCTACTGAAACTGGCGCATTAGTAGTGCAAGGTGGTGCAGGTATTGCAAAAGATGTCTACGTTGGCGGAATTATTGATGCAGCTGGAGACATTACCTCCGGTGGAGCCTTAGAAGTTGCAAATACGGCAACTATTTTATCACAAACTGAATCAAACAACGTCACTACTGGTGCAGTTGTTGTATCGGGCGGCGCAGGTATCGGTAAAAATTTAAATGTTGGTGGATCCCAAACACTTACAGGATCATTAACAGTAAACAGTGCAACTCAATCTAACGATACCACTACTGGTGCATTAAAAGTAGTCGGAGGAATTGGCGCTGGCGGCAATCTTAATATTGGTGGTAAAGCAACTGTACAAAGTACTACAGGATCAATCTCTACTCAAACAGGAGCATTAGTAGTATCGGGCGGTGTTGGGGTCGGAGAAACAATATATGTTGGCAAAGACTTATATGTTGGCGGTACATTGTATGGAACAGTACTAGGTAGTATCAGCACTGCAACAAATTTGTTTAGCGGATCTACAGGTCAAATACCATATCAAACTGGTCCTGGTGCAACTAGTTTCTTTGGCCCAGGTTTTGCTGGTCAATTATTAGTTTCAGCAGGAGCTGCGGCTCCTGTGTACACAAACACAGGTAGTATCTATGTTAATGCAGCACAATATGCAAACAGATTAATTGGTGGAGCTACTGGTAGCATTCCTTATCAGTCTGGTGCAAGTATAACAACATTCTTAGCTGGCGGTGCAACTGGTGCGTTTTTAAAGTACAACGGTTCGGCTCCTATTTGGGCAACAACAGCATCGTTCACCGGCGGCACTGGCAATAGTGCGTCAGCTGGCGGACAAAGTGTGTATGTTTCCAGTGGCGGTGTAGGTGTAGTTGGTAACAGTTATTTTGCAAACGACTTAGGAGTCAATGGTAGTTTAACCATTGCCGGTCCTACTACGTTTAATAACATCGTAACATTTGCTGGTACTGCAACTTACGTTTACTCTTCAAACTCTGTCCTTACTGACTCTTTATTAGTATTACACGCAAATACTTCAGGAGGATGGACATTTAATGATAACTTAGACATTGGTATCAAAGGTGATTACTACGATACTACGCTAAATCAGGCAAAATCATTCTTCTTTGGTTTTAAACCTAGTAACCGTTATCTAGAATTCTTGGTACGTGGTACTGAAAGTTCTCCAGGTGTCTTTACTGGTGATTATGGTGACTTAAAACTAAACACTATTCTTTTAACATCTACTGCAACCAGTACCAACTCAGATACTGGTGCACTAGTTGTACCGGGCGGTGTTGGTATTCGTGGTAATGTTAACTTACAAGATACTGGACAACTAGTTGTTGGCGTTAATTTGGCAGCGCCTTTACCTGATGCTCCTATCAACGTAGCAGGTAACATAGACAGTTATTTCCAAATTAACGTTCAAAACGTTAATTCCGGAGTTAATGCAAGTGCTGATTTTGTAGCAACAGCAGACATCGGTGATGATACTTCAAACTACACTAACATCGGTATTGCCAACAGTAATTTTGCCTATCCAGATGCCAGTATTGCTAAACCTTTAGACAGCTATGCATTTGCCTATGGCGGTGATTGGATACTTGCTACCGGACTGCCAAATAAGAGATTTGAATTTTGGAATGATGGAACTGCTATTCCAGGAGCTGGTCCGTTAGTTACATCCACTACTGGTACACTAACTGTAAGCATCAGCAGTTTAGGTATGCTGGTTCATGCTAAGACCAGTGCAACCAGTACATCTACAGGAGCGTTGCAGGTACGAGGCGGAGTTGGCATTGCAGGCGACTTATACATCGGCGGAACAATTTATGGTACTGCATCTATTACAGGTGAAGTAACTACTGCAACTAATGTAGCTGGTGGTACTGCTGGACAGGTTCTTTATCAACAAGCACCTGGTATTACACAATTCTTTGGGCCAGGAACTGCTGGTAATATATTAGTCAGCAATGGCGCAAGTGCTCCTAGTTATAATAATACATTGACCCTAACTGGAGTAACAAGTGCAACATCTACATTAACGGGAGCATTGCAAGTACGTGGTGGTGCTGGTATCGGCGGCAATTTGTATCTTGGCGGAAGACTGGGTATTAAAAATACTGCTATCAATGCTGGCATAGACAGCGTAGCAGGTTGGGCTTATGATAGTACATTCAGTGTTGCTAATCCAACTGACATATTCTTTAAGCCAGACGGTTTAGTAATGTACCTAGCGTTTGCTGCTTCAATTACGCAGTATAATTTGTCAGTTGCATGGGATATTACAACAGCAGTAGCAGGTACAAGTTTCTCGATGTCTTTAATTGACTCGGCAACAAATGGATTGTTCATTAGCCCAGACGGTACTAAGATGATTACTTGTGGGCAAACAGGTGTTGTTATTGCCAACGGGTCTGACGTTGCTAGCCAAGATAGAGCATATTACTTTACCTTAGGAACACCGTGGGATGTAAGTAGTGCAACATTAGTAAGCTCAATAAGATTTGCCCTAGGTGATGCAGGTGGCATACCATCAGCAATGACTGCACCTCAAGCCGTTGACTTTAATAATGACGGTACAATAATGTACATAGTAGACTCAACTACTGATGCTGTACATCAGTTTGCGTTGAGTTCAGCCTATAACGTTGGAACAGCAACTTGGACAAAACAATTTAGTATTGCTGGTCAAGAAAGCGGACCAACTGGTCTACGATTTAACAGTAGCGGCACACGTATGTACATACACGGCAGTACTGGTGATGATGTTAATGAATATAGATTGGGCACAGCATGGGATATTGCCACTGCTGTATTTTATGATAAATTCTATACAGGCTGGTACGAAATAACTCCAAATGGTATATACATCAATGAGTCTGCTAACGTAGCATTCTTATGCGGATCTAGTAGTGATGCAGTATTAAAATTCCGCACAGATCGTCAAGGCGTAGAAATTGATCCAGAAACGGCTACTAGCAAAATTGAACTTGCTGGCAACACTAGAGTTACAGATAACTTCTACGTCAGCGGACGGGCAGCATTTGAAGGTCGAGTTGACGCTCTTGGAGATCTTGTTACTGGTGGAGATATCACAATAGGCGGCAACGATTTAAACGTTGGTTCTGCTACAGCCGCTGCTTCTTTGTTCTCTGGAATGACATCGGGTGCATTAAGCATTGCTACAAGTCAATCTTCAGGTGCTATCAACATAGGTGGAACAGCCGCAACCGGTATAATTACAGTTGGTCAATCTACTGCTGCTCAGACATTAAACTTGTCATCAGGCGCCACTGCTGCTGTTGTAACTAAAGTTGTTAATATCGGTACCGCTGGTCTTGCAGGATCAACTAGTACAATTAACATCGGATCAACAGTTGCAGGAGCATTAGGTGTTACTACAATCGGTGGAACATCTACTTTAATTGCATCTACTACTTCTGCTATATCAACTAACACAGGCGCATTACAAGTACGCGGCGGAGTTGGCATCGGTGGTAGCTTAGTTGTTGGCGGTACAATTTTTGGTGTTATTACCACTGCAACTAATATAGCAGGCGGCGCACCAGGAAGTATTCCTTACCAAAGCAGTACAGGAACTACAACATTTGTGCCTATCGGAACAAGTTCTTATATTTTATTATCTAATGGAACTAGTCCTTTCTGGGGAATTCAATCTGGTTTAGGCGCAGGATCTTCAGACACAATTAAAGTTACAAATAATGTAACATCGTCTACGGCTCATTATCTAACATTTGTTTCTACAAGCACTGGATTTGCAAACTTAAATGTAGCTGCTACAACAGGTATTACTTACATACCTAGTACAAATCGATTAGGTATTAACACTAACAATCCTCAGTATACATTAGATGTTAATTCTACAACTAATGCAATTATTAGAGCAAATGGTACAACAACTGGTGGTGTAAGTTTACAGAACAGTTCTAAACAATTTACAATTGCCGCTGTTGGCACTGACCTAACATTCTACGATGATACAGTAGGACAAACTAGAGCAAGGTTTGACACTAACGGTAACTTTGGCGTTGGCGGTATACCAACTGCAAAATTTGAAGTAGCAGGTACTGTTAAAATCAGCGGCATTACTACCGTGACCAATGTCACAGCATCTGTGAGTACAACTACAGGAGCGTTACAAGTCTACGGTGGCATAGGAGTAGGCGACAGTGTCTATGTTAAGAACCGTGTAGGATTTGTTAATGCAAGTAATGTTAGTAGAGTTTATCAAGTGTACAACACTGTTACTGATAGTTTAGATACGGTGTTTGCATAATGACTATAGTAGCATCTAGAATAACTTCAACAGGTACACTGTTTATTAGTGGAGAGTTTGACGAAGTTACAGGTTCAACTATTAAGTTGACTACGACAACTTATTTTGCTGCCGAGTTTGATGAAGTAACAATCAACGGTGGCGCTGTGGCAAAAAGAGAAACAAGCACAGGTGTAATCCTTGTGTCAAACGAGTTTAATGAAGTTGATAAACCCGTTTAAAATTTACAATAAATAGAGATACTATGGCAAAACTCTTAACTGGAACAAGAATATACGGCACCGGCACAGTTGATACACAACTGTTAGTTAACGGTACTGAACAAGCAACATCGACTGCAACTGGAGCACTGGAAGTAGTAGGCGGAGTAGGAATTGGAGGAAGTTTATTTGTTGGTGGCATTGTTACCGCAACTAACTTAGTTCGACTAACTAACGCAACTGAAGCATCAACAACTAACACAGGCGCATTAACTGTAGCTGGTGGTGTTGGCGTTGGAAAAGATCTTAGAGTAGGCGGAACAATTTACGGAACAATAGTCGGTACTGTAGTAGGAACTATTACCACTGCTTCAAATTTAGGTAGCGGTACAATTGGTCAAGTTCCTTTTCAAGAAGCTATTGGAGTTACAAAATTCTTTGGTCCAGGCACAGCCGGACAATTGTTAGTCAGTGCAGGCGCAAGCTCTACTGGACCAGTCTATACAAATACTTCTAGCATCTATGTAGGTCGTGCCGCATTGGCAGATGACTTATCAGGTGGCGCAGTCGGTAGTATACCATATCAAGATGCTGCCAACAGCACTGTATTTTTAGGATTAGGTACACCAGGATTTGTCATGCTGGCTGGAGCAACTGCACCAGTATGGGTATCGACATCTACATTATCTGTAGGACGAGCTAATCAATCTGACAGTATCTTAATGGCAAATGAAGTTGCCGATACTAATGTAAACTTTATTACATTTGCTTCAACAACAACTGGATACACCACATTGAAAGGTGGTGCTATGAGCAACTTGACTTACAAACCTAGTACAGGTTTTGTAGGTGTAGGTGCAGGGTCTCCTGCATATAGATTACATGTTGTCGAATCTGGAAACGCAGTTCCTGTATTTTTAGAACGCTCAACTAGCGGCGATATTTTACAATTATATAATCAAAGCGGACTAACTGCCAGTGAATCATCTTTGGGGTTTGTACACAAAGACAGTGCAACTACTCCTGTTAGTGGTTCTAGAATTGCAGGATATGCATCAAACTTAGCAACTGGTGCAGTATCCGGTGGCATTATTTTCTATAGTAAAAATGCAGGTACTGAAGCAGAAAGTTTTAGAGTTAATAATCTAGGAAATGTTGGACTAGGAAACAATGCTCCTGCATACAAATTAGATATTACAGGTGGTGTTAGAATGACTGGTATTACTACCAGCACTAATGCAACTGCTTCAACCAGCCCAACAACAGGTGCGCTACAACTAGCAGGTGGCGCCGGTGTGCAGGGTAATGTTAACGCCAGCGGTCAATTTGTTTCTACTCAGGCAAATAACACTGCTACAAGTTCTGCACAACTTTATCTAAATGGTGTAACTGGTAATAGAATTGATTTTAATATCAACGGTGTTGCTGCTCCTAGCGTAACACCTCGTAGTGTAGGAACAAAAATTGTATATTATCCAGGGTTAAGTTCTACAAGTGTAGACTATGCTACCGGAATTGAAACTGGCGCATTATGGACCAGCGTTCCTAATGCCACAGATACGTTTAGGTGGTATGGTAGTACTACATTAATGGCATCTCTGTCAAATAGTAATTTGACATTAGGTGGTGACCTTGCAGTCAATGGCGGAGACATTACGTCAAACGCTACAACATTTAGCATAGTCAACACTACAGCAACCACTGTAAATATTGCTGGCGCAGGTACAGCGATTACCATCGGTTCTAACAGTGCAGGTACAACTACAATTAGAAACGTTGTAGCAATTACCACTAACACAGTTAGCTCAGCATACACTAACGGAGCACTGGTTGTTACTGGCGGCGTTGGTATTGCAGGCGACCTACGTGTCAACGGTACTATTTTTGGTAGTGTAAGTGTTAGTGGTATTACCAGCACAGCGACCAATATTGCAGGCGGAACAGCAGGACAAATTCCTTATCAAACCGGTCCTGGCGTAACAGCATACTTTGGACCAGGAACTGCCGGTGATGTATTAGTCAGTAATGGTACAAGTGCTCCTACATACAACAACACATTAGCGTTGGCTGGCACAACCGCAGCAACTAACGCAACATCTGGAGCATTAAGAGTTGCAGGTGGCGTTGGTATTAACGATAATTTATTTGTTACCAACAACATTAATGCAGTAAGTGGTCAATATGTTTCAACTCGCGCTAACAACACAGCAACTGGTGCAGGACAAATTTTATTAAACGGTGCATCTGGCAATAGAATTGATTTTAATCAAAATGGCGTAGCAGCACCTACATTTACCACTAGAAGTGCAGGCACTAAACTGGTATTATATTCGGATTTATCTGCATCTAGCACAGATTATGCACTAGGTATCGAATCTGGTACGTTATGGTCCAGTGTTAGCACCACTGCTCGATCTTTCAAATGGTATGGCGGTACAACTTTAGCAGCAACACTAAGTGGTACTGGTAATTTAACATTAGTGGGCGATGCAGCAATCAACGGTGGAGACATTACAACTACACAAACTACATTCAACTTAGTTGATGCAACTGCAACTACTGTAAACTTTGCAGGCGCAGCTACTGCACTGACTATGGGTGCAGTTAGCGGAACAACTACTGTTCGAAACAATTTAACCGTTGCAGGAAACTTAACAGTTCAAGGAACAACTACACAGGTCAACAGTACAGTGACCAACGTCAGTGATCCTATCTTTACTCTAGGAACAGGACCGTTAGGTGCAGATCCTACAGCAGATGACAATAGAGATCGTGGTATTGCATTCAAATGGCACAACGGCACTAATGCAAGAACTGGTTTCTTTGGATTTGATGACAGCACTGGTTACTTTACCTTTGTATCAAGTGCAACTATCACTAATGAAGTTATTGCACCAGCTGGCGGAACTACTCGTGGTGCAATTGATGCAAACTTAGCAGGTGGCGCAACTGGATCATTACCATATCAAAGTGCTGCAAACGTAAGTGCATTCTTACCTATCGGAACCGCTGGACAAATTCTAGGCGTAAGTGCTGGCTTACCTGCATGGGTAGCATCTAGCAGTATTACAGTGGGAACTGCAAGTCAGATTTCGATGACTAACGATAATGCGTCCACAACACCTCAGTTTATTACATTTGTAAGTACATCAACTGGTGCTGCAACACTCAAAGCAGATGCAATGGAAGGATTAACATTCATTCCTAGTTCTAACTTCTTAGGTATAGGTCAAGGAACTCCTGCATACCCACTGCATATTAATGTACCAACTGGGTTAGCCAGCATTGGTATGAGCGGTACTGCTGCTAACGCAACTACCTATAAAGTCATGCAAGGTACAACTGGCGTAAGCAACGGTGGCTTCAGCTTGTATGACGTAACTAACAGTGCAACAAGATTCATGATTGGATCTACAGGCAACGTTGGTATAGGTACAGGAACACAAGATCCTACAGATAGATTGCACATCAGCAACAGCGGTGGCACAGCAACTTTACGAGTAGGTGATAGCGCAGGAATTGCCGCGGGAATCATTGTACAAAGAACTAACAGTGGTATTAGCTCTCTAGCTCATTATTTCCTATCTAGTGCAAACAGCCCATGGCAGCACTGGGGTGAAAACTTAACATGGACTGGAGAACGTGCAGGCACAGTAAACTCTACTCATGCACACAGACCATATTACGAAGCATATGCACCAGTAGTTGGTTACAGAGAATTTGGTTTCGTTAACCTAACCAGCGGAGCATTTACTAGCTCTAACCTAGTGTCTAATTTGACATTAAAGAACGATGCTACTACTGGTATTAATACTACTAGTCCTACAAGAGCACTACACGTAGTTTCTACTTCGTGGGATAATGTAACAGGTGCTGGTGCTATTTTTGAAAATAACAATAGTGTCGGTTCTGGAATTACATTAAAACCGTCTGCATCTGTGGTCACAAACGGCTCCAGCGGTTGGGCAATATATGCAGGCGCAGCGGGAGCTGCAATCGGTGATGGTAACTTGGGATTCTGGGCACACGGGGATAACCAGGCTCGCATGATGATTACTCGTGCAGGCAGTGTGGGCATCGGCGAAGCCAGTCCAGGCTCATATGGTAGACTAGCAGTTAGAATTTCTAGTAACACAGGTGTAGGCGCTGGCGGTTCTAGCGCAATCTGGTTACAGAATGCCAACGGTTCAAACAACAATGCGGCAACAATCTTCTTCGGTGACAATGCAGCAGCCGCAATGGGTGCGATTAACTTTGTACACGCAGACTATGCTAACGACTACGGTGAAATAACTTTTGATACTAGAGGAGCAGGCGGCTATTCAGAAAAAGTAAGAATTACTCAAGCTGGACGTGTAGGTATCGCTACTAATGCACCGAACGCAACGCTAGATGTTGCTGGCACTGTGTTTATTTCTGGAATAACTACTGTAACAAATACTACAGTAACTACTTCAGAAACTTCAGGAGCCTTCCAAGTCCGAGGAGGTGTTGGTATCAACGGGGCATTGTTTGTAGGTGGATTATATACATCACCAACTCAATCGCTGGCCCTTACACTAGGTACTGAATCCTGGGTTAAACTATGCACCTTGGTTAATAGATGTGCGGCAAAAATTCAGATTGGCGCAGGAAGTAACAACAGTGAAGAAGAAGCAGAAATTGAAATTTTTGGTACTTATAATCTTGCAGGTACACAAATCAATGTAAAACGTCAGACGTACAATGAGCACTTAAGAGAAGTTAGAGTAACTCAAGCAACTGCTGGCGGACCTAAAATTGTTTATGTAAGATTAAGAACAACTGAGTTTGCACCAACTATCAATTGGAGATTGTTTAGCTCTAAAGGAGTAACCTCATTAGATAACGTAGTAGAAACTCCTACAACAGGCGAGTCGGTTATCGTTGATCAAGCTAATGGATATTTCACTAATGTAATTGCTGAATTTAAAAATACAACTCAGGCAACATCAACTAATACAGGAGCATTGCAGGTAGCCGGCGGCGCAGGAATCGGCGGCAATTTGTATGTTGGCGCAAACTTAGTTGTTAGTGGAACATTAACTGCAGGCAGTGTATCTGGAACAACTACTACTGCTACAAACGCAACAAATTCTATTATTACCAACGATAATGCAACTGCAACTGATCAGTATGTGACTTTTGTAAATGCAAGTAGCGGGGCTAACCCGATTAAAGTAAGTGCTACTACTGGTTTAATTTGGAAACCGAACACTGTTGCTCTGGGCATAGGCGTAAGTCCTAGCCTAGGAAAGTTACATGTGTCTGGTAAAGGTTATTTCTCAACAGAAGTGCAGGCAAATTCTGCAATAATGAACTCGGCTTCAGTTAACGGAACTAACAGTGCAGTATTTGGATCTAACAGCGGTGCTGTTCCTATCTTAATTACTAGAAACGCTGATCCTGTTGGAACAGATTTATATATCAACGGATCTGGTGATGTAAGTATCGGTTCGTATTCTCTAAGTTCTAAGTTTGGAGTGTCCGGTCCTGCTACTGCTACCACAGTTAACAGTCAGTCAATGGTAGCCAGACTGGCAAGCAGTACAGGAAATCAAGACTACCTAGAATTTAGCAACGTTCGAGGAACTGCTGGTTCAAACTGGACTACTGCTGGATTTAGAATTCAACAGAAAGTTGATAGCACCTGGATGGGCTACATGCAGTTCAACGGAACACCTAGTGGCACAAACGATGGCGGCATTATTTTTGGAACTGGCACAACCACTGTTAATGCAAACTCAATTGCAGAGAGAATGCGAATCAGCGGTGCAGGTAACGTATCAATTGGTACTACCGCGTCAACTACACGACTAACAGTTCAGGCAGCTGGTGCTAACGGTATTGCATTGTTGCAAGACACAGGCGCTGCTGCAAATAGCGGACGACTATTCTTCCAGGCAAGCGGCGGTACATATGGAATTTTAAACACTGCTAACGTACTACAATTTAGCAGTGGTGCAACAATAGGGTCTGACAGCGGTACTAGTAGAATGGTTCTAAACGCCAGTGGTTTCCTTGGCTTAGGAACAACACAAGTTCCATTAACATACTTAGACATTCGTCATAACAACACCGGCGTACAATCACCACAAGTATCTGGATTCACACTTCGCACTAACGAAAACAACGGTATGGAATGGCATTTACAACATTCCAACGGTTATCAGGGATGGGTCGCTGCTGCAAGAGTTAATAACAACGGCAGTAGCTTTGGTCAAGGATTCTTAGAATTTATCACTGCTGGATCTAGCGGTGGTAACCAAGTAAGTGTAATGGCCTTGCACGGTAACGGTAACGTAAGTATCGGGTCTACAGCAGTTCCTGCATACAAGTTGTTTGTCAACGGAAGTTTTGCCGCAACAACTAAGAGCTTCGTAATCGACCATCCAACTAAAGAAGGTTACAAACTACGTTATGCTTCCCTAGAAGGACCTGAGAACGGTGTGTATGTACGTGGTAGACTAAAAGACAACAATGTCATTGAGTTACCAGAACACTGGTTAGGACTTGTTGATGCAGACAGCATCACAGTTGACATTACACCTATCGGCAAACATCAAGTTCTGTATGTAGATGACATTGCAAATAACAGAGTTATAATCGGCACCGAGTCTGATCAACCAGTAAATTGCTTCTACACAGTATGGGGCGAACGTAAAGACGTTGATAAACTTGTAGTTGAATATGAAGAATAACAGGAGTTCAAATGGCAGTTTATTATGGTGGACGTTATACCAGCGTTTCTGAAATTAGAGGTCCGTCCGGCTTTTATAATCTTTACCTAGACGGGGAAAATGTACCTGTATATGTAGATCAAACTTATGATGGTGGAGGCTGGGTTTTAGTTATGGCAAACCGCATTAATACCGCGGGAATGAATAATCTAACCTACTACGATGCTGTAAATTCTTGTAACTATAGAACAGGCGGCACCAGTAACGCCACTAACACTGTAGTCGATCCTCTGTCAAAACTATCCGGACTTGCTAACTATAATGCTTGGATAGGACTAAGATACTGGAAAAAATTATCCGGAAGAGTAACTGCTGGAAGAATTACTGCGGTTCAATTTGTAAGCACTACGGCGGGAACTGCGTTAAGCAACACTGGCGCACATACAAAAAGATATCGATGGAGCAGTGCAGGGTTTAATTCTACTTATGGATTTACATCTCCGATAGGTATTTCTCAAGAAGCTGGATCGGGAGCACCTGGATTTTATGCTAGCCACGTAGCACCTGGAAACAGTTTAACTACCTACGATCGAGATCAAGACACACTCGGCGGAAACTGCTCCACATTTTACAATAATAATCCTTGGTGGTACGGTGCTTGCTGGAGTGGAAACTATTTTGGTGGTGGCAGCGGATATGCAGATGCTGCCTTCTGGGACAGTTCTACTACAGATTTCCATAACTACGGAGCAGTGTACATAAAATGAACATTCGAAAAAAACCTATGATCCTTATTTTTGAAAATAATGGATCTACATGGAGCAGAATACTCAAAGATCAGCGAGGAAATATTCTATACGAATACCGCAATCAGCTTCTTCTGCCCGAGCACATGAACGCAGAATATTTTGACAACTGGGAAAATCAAATGCGTAAGATTCCGCAATTTAATATTGTGGACTGCGTAAGATTTATGTAAATGGCATTATCATCCTTTCCTACTATAGTAACAAGAGATTTAGTTTTTTGTTACGATATGAACAACACTGGAAAGTCGTGGTTAGGTGCTCCTACGATCAATCGTGTGGCTCCTGCGTGGATAAGTTGGGGAATCGATGGTTCAGGCACAGTAAACATAGGAACTAGAACAATTTTAAGTGACTGGCATTGTAGAATAAATGACTATAATCACAATACTCGACAATCAATTTATGTAACCGGATTATCTGGAAGCATAACTTATACATTTTCAGTAAAATTTAAAAAACTAGAAGGTGCTCCAACACTGCGGTTTCAACTACAGTCTTATAATGGCGGCACATTTTTAGGCTCAGTGTTTCCTACTACAGTTCAATTGGGACTAACTGATAAAGAAGGTTGGCAAACTGCATTTTTCTCTTACACAACTTCAGCAGGTGCTGATCGAGTGTTATGGTTCATGCAAGACGGGGATGATTATGTCACCTACACTCATTCTTTCGAACTCAAAGAACCGCAGTGTGAACAACAATCTTTTGTTACACCTTTTGTATCAGGAACAAGATCAAATACGCAGGCCATTGTAGATCTTACCGGTAATAATATCATCACCGCAACCTCACTAACTTACAATAGCGGCGGTACGTTTAGTTTTGTTAGGGCTAATTCAAATTATATAAACATTTCTGCAAACACAAACACCCGTTTTCAAAATAGTCAGCAAACATGGTCGGCCTGGATAAACATTGCAAGCTTCGGACCCAACGGATATAGCGAACTTTATAATAACGGCGGAAATCTAGGTGCTTCAATACAATGGCGAGCAAATGCAATTGGTTTTTTTATATATAATGGTGCATATTTAGACTATGCAGTTTCAGTAACAAATGCACTGAATACCTGGATGAACATAACTTGTGTTATAGATAATGTTGCAAGAGTTATGCTTGTATACAAGAATGGTGCATTGGTAGGAACAAGTCCGCAATGGGCAACATATACGCTACCTAACGGCAGCGTACATATTGGTGGGAACTTTGCAACAGGAAATGGTGGAGATGTTACTCAAGGCAACATTCCCACTGTTCAACTTTATAATCGAGCATTGAGTGCAGTTGAAATTAAACAAAATTTTAACGCACATCGAGGAAGGTATAATTTATAATATGGCAATAGGACATTCTGCATCAGTTGTTGCTTCTGACCTAGTGTTTTACTACGACATGTTAAATCCTAAGTCGTGGTTAGGTGCTCCTACGACTAATCGTTGTAGCGCAAACACTATTCATACCAACTGGAATAACAGCGGAACAGCAACATGGATAAACGACGATCCTTATATTCCTAGGCTATATCCGGATATTATAACAGTGTCTATGACAAAAGACACTGTAGGGAACAGCCACATTGCTCTCGGTTATGCAACATTGGCAGCAAATACAGTTTATACAGTAAGCGTACACGTTTATATTCCCAGTAATACAACTACATTGGCCAGCAGTCAACCATACATAAGACCGTTTCCTGGAAACTTTAATGCAGCAAATTTAGAATACAACGGCAGTAGTGACTGGAATATTTGGCCTAAAGATAGATGGATCAGAATTAGTAAAACATTTACCAACTCTGCAACAGATACTGAAATGTATATTTCCTGTTACTTAGATAATGCAGGCAGCAAAATTGCATTTACTGCACCTATGGTTGAAGCTAACTCTTTTGCTACACCTTATACTCCTGTCAGTACTTCGAGATCAAATACGCAGGTAATAACAGATTTAATGAATCGAAGAACAATTACTGCAACCAATTTAACTTATAACAGTAATAATACTTTTAGTTTTAACGGGTCGACTAATAATATTGTTACAAACTCATTTACTTCATCGTTAGATTTTACAATCAGCATCTGGGTAAGGATGACTTCTGGTCTAGTGGCACAACAACGTCTTGTATCTTCCGATTCGGCAGGAACTTTTACAATTTACTGGTCAGGCAGCGACTTTGGATTTCATTACAATCCGTTAGACGCATCGCCACCGTCGACTGCTACTGCGGCCACAGGGTTAAGTTACTCTATAAATAGTTGGTATAATTTAACAGCAACAAATAATGCAACGGCAGGCACTAGATTTTATGTCAATGGTGTTCTACGAGCAGTTGGAGAAACAAGTGTTCCTCTTGCAGGAAATATAACTTTTGGTTCAGACCGTACAAATTCATTACATGCTGCTGCACAAATTCCAGTCGCACTGATTTATAATAGAGTACTAACCGCTGACGAAGTTAATAAAAACTTTAATGCACTAAGAGGAAGATATTCAGTATGAGTGTGAGAGCAAATCCTTACATCGAAACTAATGGTTTGGTATTTTGTTATGATATGAATAACACTAAATCATGGCAAGGTGCTCCTACGACTAATCAGTTTACGTTGCCCACGGCAGATGTAAACGGTTTTGGAGTTCAAAATAGTACATTTACTAGAATTCGAACTGGAATGTATGGCGGATACGATATTAAGCCAACTGACTACGTTTGGAGATATAATATCTCTGGTAACGATTGTCCGTATCATGGGTGGGATATCCCAACACCTAGCGGATCCGTAGTTACATTTTCTTTCGATTACTTTGTAGATTTATCCTGTGTTAACTATCCGTCTAATAACTATCTAGCAAATTTTGAAAATGCAGGCAGTGGCGTAGGTGGCGCTTATGGAGACCCTACCCCCTCAATTAAAGGAGTTTGGAAAAGAGCCTATTTCACTTCAACTGCAACCGCAACAGGTAATTCTAGATGCCTGCTGTATCCGGGAGCATGTGGAACAAGATTAGCAGATTCTGGGTTTATACTTTATAAAAATCCACAGGTTGAATTTAATGCTCCAGGGGGAATTCCTACGCCGTTTGTTGCAGGCTCTCGGTCGGCTACACAGGCAGTTTTAGATCTTACCAACAACAATGTTGTTACTGTAAATGCATTAACTTATAACAGCGACGGTACTTTTAGCATTAATAACATTGCAGCATCGTCTTTAAGTATTCCAGATTCTTCTATTACAAGACCTACCTCACTAACAATATCAGCATGGGTAAGGATGAATGTCTACAATCCGTTAAATGATTTTGATGGATCATATCCTACCATTGCATGGAAATGTAATTCAGATAATTCAGGCGGCGGCGGGTCTTATGGATTGAGCCTCGCAGCTCCTAATCCTAGATTTGCAGTTTCTTCTACACAATTAATCAGTGCGTCACCGTTAACATATGGTGTTTGGGTAAACCTTGTTGGAACGTATTCTGCAGGCGGAGCAATGGTGCTTTATAGGAATGGAGTAGTAGATGCTAGCACAACGGGGCCTGCGTCAATTCCTTATTCTGCACAAGTATTTTCAGTAGGATCTAGGATATTCAGTGGAGTATATCAGTATCCGTGGAATGGCAGCATTGGATTAGTGAAACTTTACAACCGAGCATTGACCTCGTCAGAAGTTCGTCAGAACTTTAATTCAATTAAAGGGAGGTATGGACTATGAGTGTGTCAAGCGGCCCGTTATTAACTACTAACGGATTGGTGTTTTACTACGATATGACAAATACACAAAAGTCGTGGCAAGGTGCTCCTACGACTAATGTACTTACAAACACTAATCTAGACACAGGATGGAGTCAAGGTTATAATACAAGTATTATTATAGGTGATACTTCAGCTGGGTCTCCCCCGGGAGTCGAATCTCAAGTAGTGTCGTTTATCGACTCGGATAATAATGGCTCGGGTTATTGGTATTCCTACGGTAACTTTGCTCCTCAAGCAGACAGCACTACGTACTCTGTATCTGTATGGGCAAGGACTGTAGGAGCTGATTGGGTTATACAACCCTATACCGCAGATAATTCCGAAGCAAATCGAGTTTGGTTAACAGCTAAAACAGTAACAGGTAATGGTGTTTGGCAAAGATTAGAATGGCCTAATGCATTTACTACAGGGGTTGGATGGGACTCGGACTCGTTAAGTTTTCAATTTAATTCAATACCTGCAGGACAACGATGCTGGTTGTGCGCACCGCAAATGGAACCTTTAAGTTATTGCACACCGTTTGTAAATGGAACAAGATCTAGTTCACAGGCATTGTTAGATCTAACAGGTAGGAATACTCTTACTGCGGCAAACATGGTATATTCTAACAATATATTCACGTTTAACGGCGGTACTTCTTGCTTTGATCTTAATAATAACGCTCTAATATCGGGTACACAAGACTTTACAATCGAAGCAGTGTACTATACTTCTGCAACAGACACTGCTGGGAGAGAAATTATAGGAAACTATGGCACAGGTGCTACTGCTAATACTCTATGGTTTGCCACCCACGGTCTGTGGATCAACGGAGCAACTCCGTATCACGCAGGCAGTCCACTAAGAAACGGCACATATTATACAGCGGCAACTCGCTTGGGCAGTGCAACTTCTTTATATAAAAACGGTGCTTTGGAACTAACAGGAACAAACTCTACTTCCATTGCAGTAGGACAAAACTGGCGTATAGGTAAAGATGTAGGTGGTGACGGAGAACCTTTTTTGGGCAATATCTACATGGTAAGAGTCTACAATCGGGCACTTAATGCAGGTGAAATTTATCAAAACTACAATGCTGTACGCACTAGGTACGGTATATAACAAGAATACACTAAAATAGTTTAACGATAAATATAAGATCGGAATACGTTAAACTATGGCACTATCAGACCGCGACATTATTATTACGCCCAACAGAGGCGCAAGTTCAGAACCTATAATCAGCCTTAGAGGCGGAGATGCATCGTCTAGTGCAACTATGACGATGCGAATAGTTAATTCCGGAACTGTTTCAACACTGAGTTTTGAAGGTACATCGGGGCAGCTGTTTGCTGTATCTGATACATTTGCTGGAACTATATTTTCAGCGAACGATATTTCAGGAATTCCCAGCATCGAAGTATTAGACAACGGTGCAGTAAAACTAGCAGAATACAACGGTCAAGTACAGATCGGCGGCGCAACTAATGCAAGTAATGCAACTTCTACAGCAACTGGTGAACTGAGAGTAGTAGGCGGCGCAGGTGTATGGAAAGATCTAGTTGTTGGCGGAAGTATTACCGTAGCAGGATCAATAAATGCTGCTTCAATATCTGGTACAGTTACTAATTCAACTAACGTCACTGTTACTAACGACACAACAAACGCCAGTACACACTATCTTACCATGGTGTCGGGCACTAGTGGAAACTTACCTATCAAAGTTGACGGTACTGGTTTAGTATGGATTCCTAGTACAAACAGATTAGGAGTTGCAAACACTACACCTAGTTTTTCTCTTGATGTAGGTCCTCAAACTGGTCCGCTACAAACTGTGGCTAGATTTGGTAATCCTGGAAGTGATATCCTTATAACTCATGCCAGTGCTATTATCAGTCATAATGCTTATTACAACGGTGCCTGGCTAAGGTCTGCTGCCGGTTACGCAAGTCAGGTTGAATTACAAAACGGTCTATTCAACTTCCAAACAACTCCGACTACTGCCGCAGCCGGAAGTAGTATTACTGACTGGACTTCAAGATTGATGATTTTAAACAACGGCGACGTTGGTATAGGAACAGCAAGTCCGGCAGCAACTCTGCACATTGTTAGATCTTCAAATCCCTATACTAGAATACAAACAGGCGGTGGATCATATTCGTATCTACAATTAGATGACGGTAGTTCGAACGGATACTTGATTAAAAACGTTTCTGCCGGTACAGGAAATAATGCTCTTCCAGGAGCACTGTATACATACACTGACAACAGTAAGGCATTTCAACATATTCATAGCGGAACCCCATTGTTTACAATCCTATCTACGGGGTTTGTAGGTATCGGAACAACAGCACCTGCATATAAATTTAGTGTAAACACAGCGGCTGACGTGTGGCATGCACAGTTTGGTACCAGTGGTGGTAAGCAGGTAAGAATTGGCGGCAGTACAACTAACGGTAGCGTTATTGGCGCATACAACACCGACGATAACTCTAGCCCAGCAAGTTTATTACTACAGAGAGATGGCGGTAACGTAGGTATCGGTATAGCAGCCCCTAGTGTAAAATTACATGTTGTTGGTTCAAGTATTTTGTCAAACAATACCGGTATCGACCCTGATGCATATACCAACACAGTGGTAGCAGGAGCAATTGCCGACGGCAGTGGTTGGGGAGTAAGCTCTGCAATTGGCGGAAATGCAGGCACCGGTGATTCATGGGCGATTGGTCATAATGGTAATTACCTATATTATGGTGTAGGTAACGGTGCAGCAGATAATACATTTGCAACCTATATGGTTACTGGAGGAACTGGAAGGCACCTGTGGCTAACTCCGGCTTCGGGAGGTAGTGTTGGTATCGGAGTTGCAGAAGGTACAACTCCCGGTCGTAAGTTAGATGTAAACGGCACTACTAACATCAGCAGTCACATTACACAAGGTACTTTAGTTTCTAGACCGAACGTAACATGGGGTGCAAGTGGATCTAGTACCGGTGCAGTGGTTATTAAGTTCCCTGGCGGAACCGGCAACTACGGTATGGTCCATGTGGTTATTGACATCTATACATATGACGGTGAACATGCAAGTACTGTAATTGTAGGTGGACACAACTGGAACAGTGCATGGTATAATTTTGGAGCTACATTAGTAGGTAGTTATAGTAAGGGTGTGCGTGTTGCATTCAAAGACGGTCAGTATGCAATTGTCTTGGGTAATAATACCAGCACATGGAGTTATGGTCAGGTAATAGTTAGAAAAATTCAAAACGGTAGTTACTATAGTGGTGTTATGGATCTTGGTGGTACCTATAGTATTGCACAGGATGCATCAGCTGAATCGTATACTTATATTTCAGGCAATTTAATTACAGCAGGAGCAGGGTCTAGCGGAGGTTGGAATTCTAGTAATGATGGTTCCGGATCTGGTCTAGATGCTGACTTGTTAGACGGTATTGATAGTTCTAGTTTTGTTAGAGACGATGCAACATCTAACGGTTACATTGATTTAAACGGTGGTACACAAAATTCACCAACTGACGCTACTATATACGCAACTGCTACTAATAACAACGACTGGTTATTAAGACTTAATGCACAGAACTCAAGTAAAACTGAATATGGTGCTTATGTTCAAATACCGAGTGCTGCAACTTATGCGTGGGCAGTTTATTCGGATAGTAACACATGGAACTGGCGAATTAACGGAGCAGGACAATCGTTCTCCCCTATCTATTACGATGTCAACGACACTGCCCGATTTATGGACATGAACGGCAACAATACAAGTCAGATAGGTAATTTGAGATTAAATGGTGACTGGTCTACAGGATCGCACGCTGAACAGTTAACTGTTCGAGGAACTTATGCTAGTATGTGTTTAAGAGCCACTAATGGTAATCAACCCTATTGGTTATTCCATAATGACTCTACCTCGGCCTTGTTATTTTATGGAGGCCGAGGTGCTGTAGATGGAAGTTCCTGGGATTGGGGATTTAGGATTTATGGAGCGTCTGATGGTCTTTATGGAGAAGGTCGTAACAGCCTGCGAGCACCTATATTCTACGATACCAATGATACTAATTATTATGGTGATTTTGCAAGCAGTTCTAGTTTTAATAATGTAGCCGTAAGAGGTGATTTAAATTCAGCCAGCGTATCTAACGGAACGTTAACACTATGGAGTTCTGGAGGAACTTCAACTTCAAGAATACAATTTAAGAATCAAGGTTCGATAGGATGGGGATTACATGGCGCACTTACAGAAGGCTATGCAACCTACTGGGATATGGATACAAATGGACGTGGTTGGATTTTTAGAAATGCAACGTCCGGAGCAAACGTAGCCAGTATTGGAAATAGTACCGGTGTTACAACACTGGGTTCATCCTGGGGAACTGGTACGACTCACGCTCAATTAAACGTGCAGCAGGGTACAAGTAGTGCTATAACATATAGAGACATTGACTTAAAAGGAGGGTGGAGTGGTGGTGAAGGTCACGCTATCAGTGCCACATATGGTTCAAGTGCAGTTAATCTAGTCGGTCAACAAGTATTCCAACACGACGGTCCTGGATCGAGAATTAAGTGGGGTAGATTGTATCATAGTGGAGATGTATCTGCATATCCTATGCAGTTAATTTCTGAGAACAATGCTGGTCAAGCATATTTAGAAATTAATTCGGGTTCAATGAGAGCCCCATTGTACTACGATCATAACAATACCAGCTTCTACATGGATTTTGCCGGCTACAGCAGAATCAATCAACTGACAATAGCTCATGGAAGAACCAACACATCTGAACAACAACCAGTGGGTCATTTTTCGCACAGCGATGAAGTATTTTCTATAGATCCTAGTTGGACCACAGATCAATTACGTGCTATGTTTAGCGGCAGCACCAACGTAAATTGGGTCGCAGACAGTACAGCACCGGGTGGGTACGCTATTTCTCTCGCAGGCGCTATAAATGTAGGTAATACTGTTTATGGTAGCGGTGTTCCTTGGATCGCTGTAGATCAAGACGATATTTTCTATATGGAAGTATGGATGAAAAACGTGGTCACGCAGAATGGTCACTACATGGGCAGTATCGATTTCGATCATAACTTTAGCTCTCTAGGTGGAAACCCAGGTAGTTTTGGTTACTGGGTCATGTCAAACAATGCTCCGAGCGTAGGATCTTGGGTTAAGTATACTGGATATATTGGTGGTTTTGGCAGTAGTACTGGGCAGTTTAAGCCCGGAACAAAATACTGGACACCACAGGCATTGTTTAACTACACAGGCGGCGGCACTTCTTATATATCAGGATGGAAAGCAATCAGAGTGCGTCATCCAGGAAATAGAACTTTTGCAGGTGAAGTTCGTGCAACCAGTGAAATTACTGCCTACTATGGATCTGATGAAAGACTAAAAGAAAACATTCAACCTATTGCAAGTCCCATGGCCATGCTCGAGTCTATTAGAGGTGTATATTTTGACTGGACACAGGAACATATACAATCCCGTGGCGGAGAAGATGGTTTCTTTGTAAGAAAACATGACATAGGTGTTATTGCTCAAGAAGTTGAAGCGATACTACCAGAAATTGTTGCAACTAGACCTGATGGTTTCAAAGCGGTTAAATATGAGAAGCTGGTTCCGTTGCTGATAGAAGCAATTAAAGATCAAAAATCTACCATAGATCATCTCAGCGCAGAAGTGCAGGAATTAAAAGAATTAGTGCGAAAAAGTTTAGGAAAATAAAGAATGGCAAATTCAGATCGCGACATTAGAATTATACCGGATAGGGGTTCCTCTACCGATCCGGTTATATACTTCACGGGTGCTGATAGCCTATCTAGCGCAACCATTACTCTAAGAGTTTATAATTCTGGTACAGATGCTACTCTAAGTTTTGAAGGTGATGTAGGACAGTTATTCTCTATCACGGACAGTACGTTTGGTCCTGTGTTTGCAGTCAATGACGTTACAGGTATTCCCAGCATAGAAGTATATGACACTGGTGAAATTAGATTTGCACAGTACAACGGATATCTCAATGTAGCAGGTACAGCAAATGCAACTTCAACAAACACAGGCGTTGTAAGAATTGCTGGCGGAACAGGTATAGCAAAGGATCTATTCGTTGGTGGAAACATCAACGTCGGCGGAACTATTACAGCATCTAGTGTTTCTGGAACAGTTACTAACTCCACAAACGTAACTATCACTAACGATGCTTCAAATGCCAGCACCCATTATTTGACTTTTGTTTCTGGAACCAGTGGTAACTTGCCTATCAAAGTTGATAATTCAGCATTAGTATGGGTCCCTAGTACAAATAGATTGGGTATCGGTACAACCAGTCCCACAAGCAGATTACATGTTGCGGGCGCAGGTAACACAACTGGCGGAAATATTCACCTAGGAGACGATGTTAACGGTACAGCAAAGTGGACTTACATAACAGGAGCGCATTATAACGGAGCTACTAACCTTACTGGCTTCTCATTAATCGGCGGATTATCTGATGCAACTTCAAATAAAGTTGTAATTGGTGGTAACATTTACGAATCTAACCCTGCAACTGAAATTCAGTTCTGGACACATACTGCAACTACACACGCAACTGGCGGTAGTCAGCGGATGGTCATTGACACTAACGGAAACGTCGGTATCAATATTACGTCACCGACAAGTAGATTGCACGTTCGAGAAGCAGGCGCAACCATATCAAGTGGTAATGCTATTAATGGTACCTCAATGAGAGGTATCATGGTTGACAACACTAACAATGATGATACTTCAGTGGGTCTATGGTTTAGCACAGGTCCAGGAAGTCACTGGTCTGGTATCAGTGGTCAGCGATCAAATTCAGCAGCTAACTGGGGAACAGATCTACGTTTCTATACACACGAAGACGCAACTAACGATTTAACATATAGTCGAGAAAGACTGCGTATCAGCTCTAACGGTCTTGTAGGCATCGGAACCAGTGACTTCTCATACACCACTTCAGATAATACTGCGTTAGTAGGTAGTTTTACCAACAATAGATTGTTTGTAAACGGTAGTATTCAACTGCTAGGAAACAATGATGCTATTGTATTTGGTCGCGGCACAGGCACATTCCTAAAAGACGAAGAACTAGGTTTTGGTTGGGGCGGTGGCTGGTGGATGAATGATGCTACATATCTGCGTGTAAAAGCCTACAAGCACGTCTATAACGAAAATATCTACAGCGGTTCTAGATTTCAAAACTTTTCAACTAGTTATAATGCACCTAACATGTTTATGCCACGTTGGGAGGACCCAAACTTTGCATATGGCATGTCATCGAATGACAGTAGCGTCTATTGGATGCAGGCAAAGTATTACGGTTTAGGTAATAACGATCGAGGATTTAGAGTATTAGATTCTAATAGTGGTGCGGTAAGAATGTCAGTTGCTGATAAGATTACTACACACCAAAACACATTCTATCGTACCTTCAACAGTTACACAGGCTCTGACAACGGTCCAATGAAGACCTGGGACGGTGTACTTACTGCCGGTTCGGATTATAGTGGAGCCGCAACTTATACGGTTATTGAAACTAATGTTCCGCAAGACAGCTACATGATGGGCGGCTTTACCATTAACTGGTTTGAGAACTATTCTAGTAATAACGCTAAAACTAGTATTAATTTAGGTGGTTACTGGAATGCAGAAAGCAATGGCGGTTTTCAAGGCTGGGAGTATACTAGCACTAATCCTAATATTGTTCCTACTATTCAGGTAGGTAGAAATATCAGTACTGGTAGGACAGCAATTATATTAACGCACTTTAATTCTAGTTATCCTATTATTTTAGCAAGAGACTTATGGTTAGGTTATAGTACTGGTGATTACGATTATGGATCAGGCTGGTCGATCCTACAAACCAACAGTTTGTCAGCTTATACAAACTTAGATACTGTTGTTCCTAGGACTTCAGTTGCTGGTAGTTCTGGTTCAGGTTCTGGATTAAATGCTGACCTGTTAGACGGCATCGACAGCCTAGGATTTTGGCGTCAGAGTGGTAGTTGGGCAGGTGATTTAGCTTCTAACGGATACACAAGAACTAATGGTGTTACTACCGGCGCAGGTGCCGAGTTTGTAGTTTTAGAAAGTGGTGGTCGAGGATACACATTAGTTGATGGCTCATATTACGCCTACGAAGCTGGCGGATTTTATTCTTCAAGTAACTCTGCGTTTGGTACCTTAAGAGGTTTTTATTCTGATTCTTCTTCTAGTGTACTGTTCAACGCTACAATAAAAGCACCTAGATTTGAGGACAGCAATGATACATCATATTATATAGATCCTGGCAGTGACTCGAGACTCAACGGTAGATTAACTGTAGCAGCTGGGCACGGTGATTCATCACTTAGAGTGCATCTGAACGCCGCAGACAACGGTGCCGGTACAGGTATATCCGCTTTACAAATGTGGTGCAGTGAACCAGGTAATACATGGGACTGGGCAGGCTTTGGTTTCAACGTTGATAACAGTCAGAACACTAACATGCCTGTCTATTACTTTGGTAGACCAAATCCTAGTTTTGGACAAGCGTACATGAGAATGGGTACAGGCGGACAGTGGTATTTCTATACCGCTACCGCAGGTACAGGAGATTATTCAGGTACTAGATATACTCACATGTATCTAGCACCAAATAACGGTGTTGAAACATATGGTAGATTGTATAACGATACTCGTGTCGATGCACCTATATTCTATGACAGTAATGATACTACATATTATGTTAACCCTGCAGTCGACACCCGACTTGGAGGCCAGGTTAAAATAGCAGGTAACGCATCGGGCAGCGCAGGTAATGCACTTATTGTAGGCAGCACAACTGTTAATTTTTCATTACAAGATACTAATCTAAGACCTATTCTACACGCTCATGGTCAGTACCCTGCATTAACTTTAAACCATACTGTAACATCAAATACCAATCACGGACCCACAATACAATTTACCTGCAACGGCGTCGGTAATCAGTTTGTTATTGGAACAGGTGGAGCCGGAACATTCCTAGATATGGGATATTCTAGCGCAGGCGATTGGAATCCACACAATGGTATTGCTGGATACAACGGTGTTACTTTCTTTAGGGCAAATACTAGCGGAAATATAGGAATCGGCGCTCAGGGCGACTGGGGAGCATTAGGAGGCGGTGATCCAGGGTACGCTATTGATACTAGGGGAACATTATATAATAATACTGACATTCGTGCTCCAATTTTCTACGACAGCAACAATACCGGTTACTATGCTGACCCCAACAGTACATCAAACTTTGTAGGGCTAACAGTCGCTAATAGAATTACAGGAAGCGTTAGCGGATATGCAACTAGAATTGATGATGCACAAAGAACTGCATTTACTGTAGGTGGCAATACAAGTAATTTTTATCCTGTAGTATTTCAACTTGGTTCAGGACCAACTGTACAACAATACGGCGAGTTTATGATTGAACGTGGTGGATACGACGACCCTGGATACACCGGCGTTAACTTCTCTACTATGAACGCACGTTTTAGTCACAAGTCCAGCGGCTGGGGCTTTGGTTCTACATATGAAAATTGCGAATCCTTGTATCAAAACGTTCAATTGATTGCAAACTGGCAACAGGTCAGCGAAAGCAGTAGAATGATTATTTGGCTTCGTGGCGCAACAATTTATAACTTTTACAATATTGTAGGTAATACAACATTGTTTAATGGTAACTCTGCTGGTGGAAACATTGTTGAATCTAACCCATCATACTACACTTACACATTTACACCAACAACTACAATTCAACCTAAAGCACAACACAGTAAATATTTCAATAGTGGTGCTATGTTTGATGGTAGCTGCAGGATTCTTAGCTTAGGGTTGGGCACTAATGCATCGGGTACAACGGGTGAAATTAGAGCAACTAATGAAATTACAGCTTACTATTCAGATCGTAGGTTAAAAACCAACGTTCAAGTTATCGAAAATGCCGTAGACAAAGTAAAAAAATTAACTGGTATTACTTATACAGGGAACAATATTGCAGGAGAACACGGGTACGACATCAATAAAAGACAAGCAGGTGTATTTGCAGATGAAGTTGAAAGCGTACTACCTGAAATTGTTAGACCCGCACCGTTTGATATTGATGACGACGGTGATAGTAAATCTGGTGAATATTATAAAACAGTACAGTATGAAAAATTAGTTCCGTTATTAATTGAAGCAATTAAAGAACAACAAAAAACCATTGAAAAACAAAGTCAACGCATCGATGACCTTGAAGATAGAATAAATAAAAACAAGTTAATCTAAAGGATTAGGAGAAATTATGTCAATTACGTATACCTGGAAAATTACAGGATTAAAGCAAAATAGCAACGGCGAAGTTGTACACGCCACATGGCAAAAAACTGGTACAGATTCTGATGGACATTCTGGAGTCTTTACGGGAGCAACTCCTTTTACAATACCAGAAGGCGCAGAGCTTATCCCGACTCAGGCACTAAGTGAAGATGATGTTATGGGCTGGATCAAGGCTATAGTTGTAAACGATTACGAACGACATGTTAATGGACAGATCCAGAAACAGATCGATCAGCAAAAATCCGTGTTAGCAGATGTTAAGTTATCATGGATGCCTGAACCTCCAGCAGCGCCTATGGCACCGCCAACTGAATAATACATAGTCACATTTTAATATAAACAAGGAAATGGGCTCATAAATATCAGGGCCTCAAGGACATAATGGCAGGAATTTTACCAGCAACAGGATCGGAACTATCATTCGGAAGAGTGAACAGGGCGTATACTAACAATCTGCCCGGTGCTGCCGGAAATGCGCCGTCTGGCGGCCAGAATATTAGGTTAAGTGCTATCCTAGGTAATAATGCTACTTACGGTATTAACCAAGCAGCCGGAACCCAGATTAGATTCTCTCAAACTTTTGGCGGCCGCTCATATCCTTTTACATATTAACATGAAACCAAACAACATTGCAAAACTATTAGAATCAGTAAACGAATGCCCTAGCAAGTGGGAATTAGATAACGTAATTTGGGCAGATAGAGGAACAAATCCAACAATTTTAAAAAAATTCCTGGAAAGAATCCAAACTCTATCAGAGTCTGGTGCTACATTAACACCCGGCGAAGCCTCTGAACTAGAACGTCTAACAGATTTACTAGACGACATGGACATCGATGAATGTTCTGAACTTTTAAATTTAAATGAAGATGCTTCTAAAGAATCTTTTATTGAGAACTTGGCAAGAACCAGCGCAATTGAAGTTCTTACAAATGAAAAATTGAGCTTTGAAACCATGACAACCGCTTGCAAACTAAGTCCTAATGACTTTATACTGTGTGCTAAGAGGACCCAAGACTTAATCAATGCTATCCACGGATTGGTAATTAAGGGCGAAACACTTAGTAACGATGTAGCAGGCGCATGAAAAAGAACTCAGTATTTTCTTCAAGTAAATGGTCAACTAAAAAGGGAAAAATAGCAGTATGTATTCCTACACGGGATACATTGCATTCTGCCCATGCAATGAGCTTACTTGAAATGGTAAAATTTAATACCATGAATGATTTAGACACACATGTGTTTATGGATGCAAGTACAATCTTACTTACACAACGTGAGAGACTTGCAACAATGGCCTTAGATTTAGGGGCTGAATATATGCTGTGGCTAGATAGTGATATAGTATTTCCAGCAACCACTGCTGTTAGACTGTTAGCTCACAATCAACCTATAGTTGCAGGAAATTACGTTAGACGACAATTTCCCTGTAAAGGTGTTGCTTATGAAACAATAGGCGACTGGGAAAATCCCTTAGACTTTAAAGTTCAAGATAAACTTGTGGACGTAGAAGGAATAGGCATGGGTTGTGTATTAATGAAAACTGAAATATTCAATCAACTTCCGAAACCTTGGTTTGAATTTGGATGGAGTCCTGCATCAAATGATTTTTTAGGCGAAGACATGTTACTATGGCAAAAGGTCAGTGCAGCCGGGTACACTGTCAAAGTTGATACAGCACTAAGTCAAGAACTACGCCACTTAGGAACTTACGGTTTTGGTCCTAGCGACCTAGACTAACTCTAATATCAATTCTATTTTTGCTCTAATAATTTTATTATTGAGACTATTCTTTACACCCTGGTGTAAAGGTTTTGGCCAGTTGTTAAAACTGCACCACGCATATCCTGCATGTTCGTTATTTAGATGTGGTTGAAATTCTTTTTCTACAATCACAACATAGGTATTATACTGAAATTTTTGATCGTTGCTGGTAAACAACTCAAGAGGTACAGTTTTTTTAATACCAGATACTTTTCCAACTTCTTCTTCAATCTCTCGTTGTAATGCTTCAAATGGCGTAGCATCAGTAGGCTCTTTCTTTCCGCCCACTAACCCCCATGTTCCTGCAGTTTTTCCTTGAGTTCTCTGTAGCAAGAGAAATCGTTTGGTATCTCTTGCTAAAAATAAACCGCCGCTACAAATAATTTGATTTAGAGTACTAGTCGCCATAAACTTGAATCATACACACCTTCATAAGTTTTAGACCATGCTTTCTGGTCCCACTTATATTGTGTTCCTGTATATGAATTAGTTATATAGACCACATTACTCTGTGTAGTAGAATTGAATACAATGTTCCATGCAACACCATCCCACTCGATAATGTCGTTTGCATGTGCTTGAAAATCGCTGTTATCAGCATTCTTCCATGCATCGGGACCGTCATACCCCGGAGTGTTATATGCACTATTAATATTAATATCTTCTAAAATTAAAAATCTTTTGCCAGTTGCTACACCTGTAGGATTATAATTTTCAGGATTAATGACTGCGTCAACGGTTCCTCTACCAGCTATCGTAGTATTACTGGGAATAGTATCTGTATCAATGTTTAGTACCATAGAAGATTCGTCGCTAGGATCTAATCCTATATAAGCAATGACTTCAGTATTATCAGGTTGATTAAATCTCAATTGACTCAATCCGGCCCTAAATTTACCAGGATGCAGATCTAACAACTTATGCCATGACACAATATTTCTAGGATCGGTAATATCTATGTTTTCGCCCTGACCGTTTTTATTAATCAATCTTGCTCGATTGTTTAATATTAATAGATCATAATTACCTGGAGTTACAGTAATAGTAGCATCCGGACTTATTTCCCCAAAAACTTCTGCAGCACCTTCTTTATCATAAGCTGAATTAATTGTGCCGTGACCTACAGAATATACATTAGAAATAATCTTTGTGATAATTCCTAATTTTTTAACTTTAGCGGGCGGGGTTATCCAAACAGGTGCTGTAAAATTCATTGTTAGTATATCAATATCTTCACTAACGCCCTGAGGGATTGTTCTTGAACTCCATGTTTGTCCTGTTAGATCCAACACACTTAGACTAGTCCAATCTACATAATTATCAGTTGTTTGAATTTCAAAGCTAGGATTGAATAATACTGAAATTTGTTCCCACAGTTGAAGTTTCATTTCTGTATTAGTAGTCCATATGTCTGCGGCAAAGGTAATTAACCAAGGACTGGGCATCATTCGTTCTACAGTATAATTGCTACCTTGTGTGTTTAGGTATTCTTGACCATCTTCATCCCAGTCACGTTCACGAACTTGGATCTTACTAACAAACGTAGGATCCTGCATACGAGGACGATCGAACTGCAAGTCTTTAATGTAGCAGGCAATGAACGGAGCACTGGGAATAACGTTTTCGCTATTCTTTCTTAGTATAGATGCAACTTGTCTGCTCATGTCCCCATATCGAACAGGTACTTGAACTAACTGCCCCTTAGTATCTTTGTAGGCAAAGTTACTCATTACATTTATAAATTGTGTCAAGTATCTGCGTACTTGGCCGTCATAGAAGTGGTCCATATTAATTATCTGCTCTTGGTCTTAGTGCTTTGCTCAATGCTTGTTTCTCAACAACGACTTCTCCAGCAATAGTAGCAGTGTTAGTGTTATTGATAAACGATGCCTTTTGTGTTCTTCTGACCTTTGTTGCATCAGTAGTCTGTGTTTCGCCTGTCTGACTAACAGTCATGCGTACATTATCTTCAAACTTAATCCAGTGTCTTCCGTCATACCTAAATAGTCTATTAGGCAAATAATCAGTTCTTAAATAAAACTGTCCGTTGACGGGTGAAGTAGGAAACTGTATACCAAAGCCATACGGAGCGCCGTTAGGTGGAACTCCGTCCCCTGTAAGGTATCCTACATAATAATTGTGATCTGGAGAATTTAAAACTATACTTGCATCAAAAGAAGGATTGTCAACACTAACATCTAGATCTGTATTTGAAACATCTGCAACGTCTAATGTTTCTGCATTTTTCATAGGAACAACGTACAGATGTTCTGTATCATACCCACTTCGACCGACATCTGCTTCTGCCTGTGCAATAATTTGATTATTAATATCAATACTAGTTTGGACATTAGAAATTAAATCTCTAATCGTACTACCAGTCGCATCTCCATTAGCATCGATAAGTTCTTTGTCAAGTATTTCTTTAAATTCTTGTGTATCAACTAACGGCTGACATTTAGCACGTAGTAGGTGCGGATACCATGTCTGACTATACCCGCTTGCTGGACGAGTAACTTCGCTAATAACATAGAACCGCTTTAGTGCAACTGCATCGTCACCTAATGCATACTCGTCTTTTTGGTGTGGTAGTTCAATAACATCACCTGCCATTAATTTCCTACCTATTGCATCGAATGTTCCACGTAAATGGAACGTAACCATAATATTGTCATTCTGTAAGAATAAACCAAATTGACTTAGATTAAAGTCAATATCTTGTAATGTATAAATTCCACGCAAAATATAAACATCTGGATCGTAATGACGATCTCTATTTTCCATGAATAATAAATCTTGTATACCGAGTTCAGGAACGCTTGAGCCGCTTTGATCAGGAGTAGTGGGAGTAGCATCACCGGCTTCTGGTGCAACTGGTCCTAGGTATTTGTGCAAGAAAACATCAGTTCCGCCTACTTGGAACTGTTCGTTAATTGCACGATCTAAAAATCTAAAATCATTGCCCTTTTCGGGACGGTATAAGGATAAGCGTGGCATAGTCTTGTATTTATGGCTAAATATCAGTATGACTGAAAACGAAAACGAACGACAAAAGGTAATAGATTACTGCAAGACCATGCTGGGAGATGGCATGATCGATGTAGAACTAGATCCTGTACATTACAACACTGCAATTGACCGTGCCTTAAACAAGTTTCGTCAACGCAGTAGTAACGCGGTAGAAGAAAGTTATGCATTTTTAACAGTGGAAGTTGATAAAAATGACTATACGCTGCCACCAGAAGTAATGGCTGTGCGTCAAATCTTTAGACGCAGTATTGGTTCTAGGTCAGGCGGTGGACAAGGTGGTACGCTGTTCGAACCGTTTAATCTTGCGTATTCTAATACTTACTTGTTGACTGCTACAAACATGGGTGGCCTAGCCACTTATTATGCCTTTGCAAGCTATCAAAAACAAGTGGGCAAAATGTTTGGCAGTGAGATAAACTTCACTTACAATAAAACTACCAAAAAGTTAACCCTAATGCAACGTCCTAGATCAGAGGAAGAAGTGCTGTTATGGGTATATAACTATCGTCCTGACTTTAATCTATTGCAGGACCCTTTTGCTAATCAATGGCTCAAAGACTATTCATTAGCTACCTGCAAATCGATGTTGGGAGAAGCTCGTGAGAAGTTTAATCAGATTGCTAGTCCACAAGGCGGCACCGCTCTAAACGGAACTGCCCTAAAAGGAGAAGGCAAAGCTGAAATGGAAATGCTAGAGCTAGATCTAGTAAATTACAAAGACGGCGGAACACCACTTACTTTTGTAATTGGCTAATAAAAATATTGACAGAGTAATCTAAATGTAATAAATTATAACATCTAGGGGATGTTATGATCATTGGCTTTGTTGGGTTTATAGGGTCGGGCAAAGATACTGCCGCAGATTATCTAGTTAATACACACGGGTTTAGAAGAGACTCATTTGCAAATACATTAAAAGACGCGGTTGCAGCCGTATTTGGTTGGGACCGCGTTCTGTTGGAAGGGCGTACAAAAGAAGCCCGGGAATGGCGAGAACAAGTAGACCCGTGGTGGGCTGAACGTTTAGATATGCCCAAATTAACTCCACGTTGGGTTCTACAATATTGGGGTACAGAAGTATGTCGTACAGGGTTTCATGATGACATTTGGATTGCTTCTGTAGAAAACAAAATGCGTAAAACTACTGATAATATCGTTATTAGCGATGTGCGATTTCCTAATGAAATCAAAGCAATTCATAATGCAGGCGGTATAGTAGTGCGTATCAAGCGCGGTGAAGAACCCGAATGGTATGATGCAGCAGTTAGTGCAAATTCTGGTCCAAATGGCAATGCTACTTGGAGTCTAAGTAAGGCTAAATTAGCGCAACTTAAAATTCACGCAAGTGAAACAGCATGGGTCGGTGGCGCAATTGACCACACTGTGTATAACAACACCACCATTGACGCACTGTTTGAACAAATTAAAAGTCTGGTCGAAGATCGCCTTGTCGCCACGGCAATTTAAGTTTATGTAATAATCGTTGACAGTTAGCGCATACTGTTTTTAGATTAGTATATCTACAGTTGGTAAGATCTCCGTCAACGTGAAACACATTAAATTGTTCTAGATATTTCGAAGTAAAGCTGCATTTATCACATGTGGCTTTTTTCTTGTAGCCTGCTCTAGCCCATAATGGGGTACCTTCTCCCCTTTCTCTAGCACAATGATCGCACTTTGACCTATAGAATGGCTTGCCTTCCTTATAGTAGTTGATAGCAACCGGTCGTTGATTGCACTTTTTACATAAATCTCTCATCTTGCGCCCTTTTAATTGCCCTTTTCTTTGTATTTAATACCGGGAAAAAACAGCCAAACCGCTAAATAATTTAAAGTAAAAATCCATTTAGGAGATCAGGTAATGGCAACATTGAATTCACCAGGCGTACAAGTAACCGTAATCGATGAGAGTTTTTATACTCCATCAGCCCCAGGCACAGTGCCTATGGTATTTGTAGCGTCTGCACAAGATAAAACAAACCCTAGCGGTACAACCGCATTGGGTACAACCGCAGCAAATGCAGGTAAAGTTTGGTTGATTACAAGTCAACGAGATTTAACTGACACATTTGGTACTCCGGTTTTCTATACTGATGCTAGCAGTAATCCACAGCACGGTAATGAACTTAACGAGTACGGACTGCAAGCCACTTATAGTCTTTTAGGCGCAAGCTCGAGAGCGTACATTGTACGTGCTGATCTTGATTTAGGTGAACTAGTTCCAACTAGCAGCGTACCAGAAGGTAATCCTGTAGCAGGAACATACTGGCTAGATACAGATGCTAGCCTATATGGTGTTAAAGAATGGGACGCAAGTACATTGAAATTTACTTCTAAAACTCCTATAGTGTTAGATGATACTTCTCCTGCTTCTAGCTTCAGCGGTACAGCACCTTCAAACTCTATCGGTTCTAAAGGAGACTTTTGTATTGTTGTTACAAACGATAATGCAAACACTCTTTACAGAAAATCTTCCGGTAATGCATGGGTAGCAGTTCAAGATTCTTTTGACAGCGGTAAGAGATATGTTGCTGCTCCTCACTATTCTTACCCAGTATTCAACGCTAGTACAGCAACTGGTTCTGTATGGGTTACTACAACAACTCCATCAAACGGTGCAAACTGGAGCGTAAAATATTATAACGGTTCTACACAAGACTGGAGCACAGTATCTGCTCCTATCTACAGTGGCGTCAACGAAGCAAACAGAACATTAGATCCTAACGGTGGCGGAACAAGCGTTGGCGTAGGTACATTGTTTGTTGATAGTAATATCAGCGATGCAACAACTGCAACCAGCACTTTCAAAGTGTGGAGAAAAGCAGTTGCAGGTGTAACGTCAGTTACAGGTTCTGCAACAACAAATGCTTCAACAGGATCACATACATTTACTATTAGAGAAAGTAGAAATACAACCACTAACTACAGTGCTTCTTATACAATCACTTTAGCTGGTACTACATCTTCTATCCTAGCATCTTTAATTCCAGCTGCTATCAGTGGATCACAATTACAGTATGTTACTGCATCATGGGATTCTACAAACAACAAGTTAACAATGGCACACAGCCAGGGTGGTAACTTTGAAATGGTAGACGGCACAAGTAACCCATTAACAAAGATCGGATTTACAGCGTATGATGTAGTATTGCAATCAGGAACACCTAATCTATACACATCGCCTGCCGGAACTGGGCTAGTTGCAACTAACTGGAAACCTTTGGTTTACGAAGCAAGAGCAACTGCTCCTACAACAGATCCAGCTGACGGAGCATTATGGTACAGCAGTGTTGTTGACGAAGTCGATGTGTTATATCACAACGGAACAACATGGGTTAGCTATCGAGATGCTACGGCATTTCCTAACACAAGCCCCAACGGTCCTATTGTTAGCGCAACTGAACCAGATGCAGCTACTGGTCAAAGCGACGGAACTCAACTAGACACAGGTGACGTCTGGATCAGCACAGCTAATCTAGAAAGATTTGGTAAAGACATTTACGTTTACAGCACAACTAACGGATGGGTTTTACAAGACACCACTGATCAGTCTACTCCTGACGGATGGTTGTTTGCTGATGCACGTTGGGCAACATCTGGCAGTGCAACAGCACCTAGTACAATTGAAGCCTTACTAGCCAGCAACTACTTAGATCCAGATGCACCAGATCCAGCAATATATCCAAAAGGCATGCGCCTATGGAACACTCGCCGCAGTGGATTTAACGTTAAGAAATACATTGTAGGACATTTAAATCTAAATGCTAACAATGAACAAAACACTCGTTTCAACAACCAGTCTATGACTTCGTATGTTGCTGATCGTTGGGTAAGTCAATATCCAACAGCGGAAGACGGTAGTCCACAGTTTGGTCGTTTGGCACAGAGAGCACAAGTTGTAAATGCATTCAAAGAACTAATTGATTCTAACTCAACAATTCGTGACACTGATACATTAAACTTCAACTTGCTAGCAACACCAGGCTACCCGGAAGCTATTCAGAACATGATTGCATTCAATACCGATCGTGGCGTTACTGCATTTGTAGTAGGTGATACTCCATTCCGTTTAGCACCAACTGGCACAGCACTAAGCAACTGGGGTAATAACACCGCCCTTGCATTAGACAACGGTGATGCTGGCGCAACAAGTTTTGACGAATACATGGCTATGTACTACCCAAGTGGCTTCACTAACGATAACACTGGCAACAGTATTGTTGTTCCACCAAGCCACATGATGCTACGTACAATCATTAACAGTGATGCTAAGAGCTATCCATGGTTTGCTCCAGCAGGTACACGTCGTGGCGGAGTTGACAATGCCAGCAGCGTTGGATATGTTGATGCAGAAGGTGAATTCAGAACCGTTGCACTACACCAAGGACTACGTGATGTACTTGATGATGTTAAGATTAATCCAATTGCAACACTAACAGGTGTCGGAGTTTTAGCGTATGGTCAACGTACTCGTGCAAGAAATGCTTCATCATTAGATAGAATTAACGTTGCTCGTTTAGTTTGCTACCTACGTAGACAGCTTGATGTTTTAGCAAGACCGTTCTTGTTTGAACCTAATGATGCTCAAACACGTAGAGAAATTAAAGCAGCAGCAGAAAGCCTAATGTTAGAGTTAGTAGGTCAACGTGCCCTATATGACTTTATTGTAGTCTGTGATGAAACAAATAACACACCAGCAAGAATTGATCGCAGTGAGTTGTATGTTGATATTGCTATTGAACCAGTTAAGGCCGTGGAATTTATCTACATTCCATTACGCTTGAAAAATACTGGCGATATTGCAGCTGGACTATAATAGGTAAATAAAAGAATAAGGAGCATTAAAGATGCCAATTGCAAGTTTAAATAGATTCACAGTACCGTTGAGCGCCACACAGGCAGCATCAACTCAGGGTCTGTTGATGCCAAAATTAAAGTACCGCTTCCGCGTTACATTAGACAATTTCGGTGTCCAGGGTACTCCTTCTACTGAATTAACTAAACAAGTTATGACAGTAAGCAGACCTAGCGTTAGTTTCACAACAGTTGAACTACCTGTATATAACAGCACTGTAAAAATTGCTGGTAAGCACAAGTGGGAAGACGCTGAACTAAAATTACGCGATGACGCAAGTGGAGTTGTAAGCAAGAAAGTAGGCGAGCAACTTCAGAAGCAGTTTGACTTTTTTGAACAAAGTGCGGCAGCAAGCGCAATCGATTATAAGTTTAGAATGCGAGTTGAAATTTTAGATGGTGGTAACGGACAATTTGAACCTGTTACACTAGAAAGTTTTGAATTTCTAGGATGCTGGGTAACTAAAGCAACATATCAAGGCGGAGACTACTCAAGTAACGACCCAATGGATGTTACGTTAGGTATCTGTTATGATAATGCAATTCAATTAGAAGCACCAGGCGGCACAGCAAGCGGTATCGGCTTAGATGTAGGTCGTGTTGTAAGACCAGCTGGCGCTCAAGGACTAGCTACAGGTTAATAGTTTTATTGACTATAATCAAGCCCAGAATATCTGGGCTTTTTCTTTGACTAAATATTCATATGAGTAATGCCTTTAATAATTTTCTAACATCTTCTAACTCTAGTTATACCTCCGGGTACCCTGTGATGAAGGACTATCAACATGCTAGTCGATTGTATGTTGATAGTACATATGCAAGGGCCCCAAAATTTGGGTTTATCTATTTTGTACAAATTAATTTAAATTCTGATGCAATTATTGATCAACAATGGTTAAGTCAGCGAGGTAGTAAAGACGTAGGATTGCTTGCAAAGAAAACAGATTTACCTAGATTTACAGTAGCCACTGAAACTGTAAATCAATATAATAGAAAAACAGTAGTTCAAACAAAATTAACATACTCGCCTATTACAATAGAACTACACGATGACAACAGTAACCTAACACATAATCTATGGTTAAATTATTTTAAACATTATTATGCAGACAGCAACTATGGTGATCTAGATTCAGGTACTGTTAAGGCTAGAACAAGCCCTGAGGCCTTTAGAGATACAAAATATGGAACTATAGATTATACATACGGACGTTACGATAGAGGACTAAAAGATAATCAGTTTATCAAGTCCATTGACATCTATGTTCTTCATCAAAAGAAATTCACACAATATACTTTAATTAATCCACTTATAACTGAATGGGCACATGATAACGTTGCTCAGAGTGACGGTGGTAAAATTTTACAAAATAAGATGCAGGTATCTTATGAAACAGTGATATATAAAACTGGGGCAGTTAACCCTGGAAAGTCTCCCGAGACATGGATTCCTATTTACTACGACAACACTCCTAGTCCTTATGGAGTTAAAGGAGATCCGTTTCCCGAGAAGAAAATTGTTTACAGGCCTCCTGCAAATTCAAATCCATTATTAGATATTGCTAAAATTTTAGCAAAGAATTATATTAACAAAAATGGTTTAGGGAAAGCAAAAGGCGTGGGCTACAATATTGCATCAAGCGCACTAGGTGCAATATCTGCAACTAGCCCCGGAAAATACTCAAGCCCACCTAGTACTCAAAATCAACCCGGAATTTTTAACTTGCCCGGAGGTATCGGGATAAACATATTCAAAGGTTTCAATACCAGTGTTGATGGAAAAATTAGAGCAAATCCTGCAGCCATCATATTCCCACCTAAGAGATAATTATGAATTATTCTAACATTCCTGTATCGAATACTACAAATCAAACTGTAATTGCATTTGATAACAAGTATACATCTCCGGTAGAGATAGATGCAACTGTATTTGCCGCAATGAAGGGATATTTTACAAATAAAAGTTTTGGTGAAGTGTCTGCAGAATCAATTGCTGTTATTTTAATAACACAGGCAAAACAAGATGGTTATAATCCTATGCAAATCTTAGATACCCTAAGAGGATTAAATGACGTAGAACTATCGGGGCTTGTATCTGAAATCTTAAATTACAATAGATTTAAAACAAGTAGTCTAGGTTACGCACAAGAATTTAAAACAAATCCCGAAATACAACGAAACATAATTGCATGAGTTTGAAGTTTAGTAAAGGCGGTTTTAAACTCAACAACCCGGAAAAGTATGTAGGTAACAAACTACCTATATATAGAAGTAGTTGGGAGTTTACTGTGATGACATTTTGTGATAACAATCCTGCCGTACAGCAATGGAGCAGCGAACCTGTAAAAATTCCATATAAAGATCCATTATCAGGAAAGCAAACAATTTATGTACCAGACTTTCTTGTGGTATATCTTGACAAGACACAGAAACGTCACGCAGAACTATGGGAAGTAAAACCTGCAAATCAAACACTTAAAGAAAAAGTTGGTAAAAATGTTTATAATCAGGCACAGTTTATAAAAAATCAAGCTAAATGGGCAGCAGCATCTCAGTGGTGTCAACAAAACGGTGTCAAATTTCGAATCCTTAATGAAGGAGATATTTTCCATAATCCTGGAAAACGAAATAAGTAAAAGTATGACAAAGCGACTAGAAGAATTACTTAATATAGAAACCGGCGAGCCCGTTATTGCTGCCAAACCTGTTGATGCTGAACCTGTAGCAACTATTGACTTACAAGAAAAACTAGAAGAGTTTGATAAAATTGCGTCTGCTTTACCTAGAGTTAAAGGGCTAGGAGATATGGCTGATGGTGAATTAGATGCACTAGCCGACAAAGCAGAAAAAGCCTACGATGATCTAATGGATCTAGGCATGAATGTAGAAGCACGTTATGGCGCACGTATGTTTGAAGTTGCAGCCAGCATGATGACACAGGCTATTGCTGCAAAGAGTGCTAAAATAGATAAGAAGTTAAAGATGGTTGATCTACAGTTAAAGAAGCTGGCGATCGACAAAAAGCACGGAGGCGAAAGTGGAGAAACTGTGCAAGGTGAAGGATATATACTTACGGACCGTAATAGTATCCTTGAAAAACTTAAAAATTTGAATAAATAAATCATCATGAAATCATTCACCGAATACCTAACCGAGTCTAAGAAACAGTATGACTTCCGCATTAAAATTGCAGGAGAAATGTCTACTGAGAAGGAAGACACAATGAAGCGTTTGCTAGGGCGTTTTACTAACGAAAATACCCTAACAGGATTTAAAAAATCAAAGACGCCTATTCAAGCAGTACCGTTAGACTTTCCGCAAGTTAAAAACTGCGAAGTAAATATCTATGAAGTTACTCTAGATTTTCCAACAACACAGTTTGAACTAACAGAATATCTAGCAGCTGAATTAGGTATTGGCAAACAAAATCTTGTGGTTCGTCGTCCAGGCGAGCCAAGTGAAGAATATCAAATGCCCGCTGAGAAAAGAGAAGGGGCCTTATTGCTAGATCCTGACTATAAAGAGGCAGGCAATCCGCAGTTTGAAAATTACTACGGTGATAAGTACAATACTGGTTTTGTTAAAGAATTGAATGATATCTTAAAACTTCAACGTAAAGAACGTGGAGAAGAAATCCCAACAGAAGGTGCTGCCAAATACAATACGGATGCAGAGCCGGGTAACACAAGCCTATTTGGCGGCAAAGGAAAATAATATGCATATGATCGACGTACTAAAAAGACTAGCAGAACTTGATGCTAAGAATCCTAACATTGTTAAGGAAAGTGCTCAAGTTGGGGAGTGTGGAATGATGCCAGGCATGGTTCCAGAAATGGGCATGAACATTGCTCCGGAGAAGCCATCGATGCCAGCAAGCATTAATATGACAGCAGGCAGCGGTGACGAACTAAGCAACATGCTGGCCACTATTATGCAACTTGCAGGACAAAATAAACCTGTATCGGCAGCTCCTCCATTAGACAATGCTCCTCCAGCAGTCAGCACATTAGAACCAGCAGGTGCACCATCAGCAACTGATACTATGCGTAGTGTCATTGACAAGTTGAATCCAATGGATGACAACGGTGAAGACGATGTTAATCAAGCACACGGTGATTTAGATAACGACGGTGATCACGACATGGATGATCACGATATGGAAAAGAAAGACAAAGTTGACGAGTATGACAATACTCCAGCTGACCCAAATGACAAAGACGAGTTCGATGCAAACGCACACGCTCATCAAGAGAATCAGCCAGGGCAAGGCGATAGGATGGACGGAGATCGTCCAAAAGCATACGCAGATATGAACGAAGCAGTAAACGATCTATTTGCACAATATAAAAAGTTTGTACGTGAAAACTGATCAAACTTGTTTTACCAAATAGCCTCTTCGGAGGCTATTTTTTTTAGTAAATACTGCTATGGCCTACACCGATAATAAATTAGTTAAAACTGCATACAGTGCTCAAAAATATACTGAAAAGGATATTGAAGAACTAATGAGCTGTACAGATCCAATTAACGGCCCACACTACTTTCTTGATCATTTCTTTTATATTCAACATCCCACTAAAGGTAAGTTACAATACGAACCGTTTGAATATCAGCGTAGACTAATTGACAGCTATCACGGAAATCGATTTAATGTAAATTTGTTACCTCGACAAACAGGTAAGACTACAACGGCCGCAGGATATCTATTATGGTACGCTATGTTTATTCCAGATGCTACTGTTCTAGTAGCTGCTCACAAGTTTACCGGTGCCCAAGAAATTATGTCGCGCATTCGATATGCGTATGAATTATGTGCTGACCATATTCGTTGCGGTGTAAAGAGTTACAACAAACAGTCAATTGAATTTGACAATGGTTCGCGTATTATTGCACAGACAACAACTGAAACAACGGGTCGAGGTTTGTCATTGTCGCTACTATACGCCGACGAGTTTGCGTTCGTTGAACCTAATATTGCTGTTGAATTCTGGACTTCTATATCCCCTACACTTGCAACAGGCGGTAAAGCGATTATCACTTCAACGCCTAACAGTGACGAAGATCAATTTGCTAACATATGGAAAGAAGCAAACTACAAATTTGACGAATTTGGCAACGAACAAAAATTAGGACGCAACGGATTCTTTCCATTCAGGGCATACTGGAACGAGCACCCGGATCGTGATGAAGTATGGGCCAATGAAGAACGTAGTCGTATTGGTGAAGAGCGTTTCCGTCGAGAACACGATTGCGAATTCTTAGTATTTGATGAAACATTAATTAACAGTATTTGTCTTGCAGGCATGGAGGGTGATGAGCCTTATATGAAAATGGGTCAAGCACGTTGGTATAAGAAAGTTAATCCAATGAGCACATATCTACTAGCACTAGACCCTAGTTTAGGTACAGGTGGTGACCCTGCTGCTATTCAAATTTTAGAAATTCCTAGCTTTGAACAAGTAGGTGAGTGGCAACATAATCTAACTACTGTACAAGGGCAGGTGCGTATACTTAGAGATTTGTGTAACTTTATTAACGATGAATGTGCTAACAAAGGTGTGCAGGCAAGCATATATTATTCAGTAGAAAACAACAATATTGGCGAAGCGGCACTAGTTGCTATTGAAGAAATTGGAGAAGAAAGTATCCCGGGATTGTTTTTAAGCGAACCTATTAAGAAAGGACATGTGCGCCGGTTCCGTAAGGGATTTAACACTACAAATTCTAGCAAAATCAATGCATGTGCTAAATTAAAACATCTAGTAGAAAGCAAAAGATTCCGTGTTAGATCTAAACCTCTAATTAGCGAATTAAAAGGATATATTGCAAAAGGTGTTAGTTTTGAAGCTAAAGTAGGGCTGCATGACGACTTAGTAAGTGCTACGTTACTGGTTATACGCATGGCTTTAATGTTACAAGAATGGGATCCTGCAATTTACGATAAAATGCGGGAAGAGCGCGAGGACGAATTCCTAATGCCAATGCCTATCTATATATCTAATTACTAATAAATAACACATATGAAAGCTATTCAAATAATCTCCCAAGACTTGTTCGATAAAGTCCGCAGTCGTTTCCAAAATTTGGAAATGGGCGACGAAACAGGTGCTGTAACCATTGATCCTGCAGAGGCAAGATTCTTTGATTTTGACTTTATTAACGAAGGTGTAAATCTAGGCCGTGTGAGCATTAGCCTAAACGATCTAGGTAGTCTTAAAATATACTACAGTCAAGGCATTACAGAAAATCAAGATGATCCTGCAAAAGGTATGTGGTACGATTTTCTAAAAGAAATGAGACTGTTTGCAATGCGTAGATTGCTACGTTTTGATACACGCGATATTGCTAAAACAAATTTAGATAAAAATGATTTTCAACATCTTGCAGCAACGCAAGGTACTAAGGAAGAACCCGAAATGAATACTATGAACGAAACTAAAAAAATTAGAAAAGGTGTATCAGAAAACACTGGTCGTGAACTGACAAATACTCCACGTGATCGGTTGATATCGAGAATGAGTCCTAGTATTGATAATACCGCATTGATGCAAAAAGTTGGAAAAGTAGTGAATAGTCCAGAATTCAATAGTGATACTATTTTAAAAATAGTAGATGCTGGAGATTCTATAACACATCCCGTTGGACGTTATATCCAAAAAGAATTTGATGAACTACAATACGACCTAGGTAGACAATATGAGGATCATCCCGAAGAAATTGCTGAAAGACTACTATCAATGTTAAAAGATAGAACACAGCAACATATGGGAGAAGGTCTGCAAGAAAGCCGATGGAACCAAAGAAGTTCTAAAAAAACTAGCCGCGCTGTAAAAGGTGCCACAGAAGTTATTGTTAGACACCACAGTCCAGTAGATGAAATGTATCCAGGCGCACGTAGCCAGAAGAAAAACATCAAGGCAATTTACATTCAAAATAGAGACGGTGAAAGATTTAAATATCCGTTCATTCATCCAGCTGGCGCATTTGCCATGGCTCAGCACGTTGACCACGGTGGCGTTCCACACGATCCAGCCGGCAAGGCAATTGTACGTATGAGTGAACAGATTGCCCAATTACAAGAATTCAGCAGACAAGTACAACACACTCAATTACATGATGATGCAATGGGCATTAAAGAAAGGGCCGTAGGCCGACTACAAGAATTAAAAGCACAAATTGAATCATTGAGCAAGCGTCATCATTATGAAGCATGGACAGCAAGTTTTGTAGAACAAGATGAAACACTAATGGCAGATCTAGATCCTGTCACTATGGAAACATACAAGGCAAAATTTACAGAAACAAATTTCAAAGAAGATCTAGCAGCATTTTTTCCTCTAATTCACAGCATTATGCAAGAAGCCAATGCTGTTGATCTTGAAGATTTTGTTAATGAAGGAACTTGTTCCAAATGCGATTGCTCGCCGTGCGAATGCAACGACGACGATAAAGAAGTCAAGGAAAGTGTATTTGACGAATTTACAGAATGGGCAGAAGCGGTTGAGCAAGGTAAACTAACCGATGATCAAATTCAATCTTTAAAGCAGGCAATGGATGAATTGCCTAACGGTGAGATAGAACTGGGTGTAGACGGTCAAACCGCATGGCAATTCTTCAGCAGCTTTGGTTTAGAAGATAGCGACCTCGAAGCAAAATTAAAAGGTGCGTTTGACTTAGATCCTACAACTGATCCTATCGAAGTATTACAAGTGTGGGCGCAGGAAAGTTACCCAGAGTTGTTAGTGGCATTAGGACTAACTGGTGCTGCGCCTCAAGAGCCAGCAGCAGAAATGCCGCCTGTAGACGCTCCTGCTCCAGAACAACCTCCTGTTGCAGAAGGCAAAGATCCTAAGGCAATGGTACAAGAAGTTGCTAAGATTGTTAAGAGTTTTTACAATCGTGACAATCCAGAAGTTGGACCATTCCGTGGCGGTGAAGGCATTGCATTAGATGTTGAAAAACAAATCAGTGAAAAGTTTGGAGAGCAAGCTGGACAACAGGCAAGACAAATGGCTGAACAATTTATGGAAAAACTAACTATGGAATGGCAACAGCGTCACGGCACACCAGTTAATGGCGATGACGGATTGGCAAGATTAAAAGAACTAGTGGGAAACATCAAGGCAAAAGTTGAAGGTAGAGATAGTCATCAAGCTTCTACAACAATGAAGCACGTTGATGCCAGCAATGCCTCTGACACGGAAAAAGCAGCAATTAGACAAGCATCTAAAGATATCAAACCAGGTGTTAAAGGTTACAGTGACAGGGCAGATGCATTAAAAGCTGCCGGTGTTCCGGACGACCGCGGTCCGAATGAAAGCGGTCCAGATAAGAGCCAAGTGCCTGCGTACAAACGCAAGGAACAAGGCGGCGACTGGAAGATGTCCACTAAAGATTTAGAAAAAGAAAAAACCAATAGCCCAACAAGCTCAGCAGGATTAGCCCGTAAAAAAGCAGAACTGGGTCTAGGACAGAACGAATCTACTGACTTAGCAGCAATTATGAGAATTGCCAACTACAGAAAATAATTGGCAAAAATAACCGTATTTTCGTAGCCGTATAGGTTGCGATAATAAATAAAACTGTGCATACTAAACACATGCACAGTTTTTCTTTTTAGTCAGTAGGCTTTAAAGAAGAGGCATAATAAATCAACATTAAGGAAAAACATTATGGCAACATTAGCAGAAATTCGCGCAAAACTACAAGCATCTTCACAACAAGGCGGCGGGCAATCCGGCGGCGGTGATAATGCAATTTACCCTCACTGGAACATGCCAGAAGGTTCGACTACAACAGTCCGCTTCCTTCCTGACGGTGACAGCTCAAATACTTTCTTCTGGATCGAACGTGCAATGATCAAATTGCCATTTGCCGGTGTGAAAGGTGAAACCAATTCCAAGCCAGTGACTGTTCAAGTCCCATGTATGGAAATGTGGGGCGAGACATGTCCAATTCTTACTGAGGTTCGTCCTTGGTTCAAAGACAAGTCTTTGGAAGATATGGGTCGTAAGTACTGGAAGAAGAAGTCATACCTGTTCCAAGGTTTTGTGGGCGAAAGCAAACTACAGGAAGATAAGACTCCTGAAAATCCAATCCGTCGCTTCATCATCGGCTCACAAATTTTTAACATTGTTAAAAATGCTTTGATGGATAGTGAGATTGAAGAACTACCGACAGACTTGGTTCGTGGTCTTGATTTCAAGATTGCTAAAACAAGCAAAGGTGGTTATGCTGACTACTCTACTAGCACTTGGGCTCGTCGTGAACGTGCTCTAAGCGATGCAGAAAATGCTGCAATTGCACAACATGGATTGTATAATCTAAAAGACTTCTTGCCTAAGAAGCCAGGCGAAGTTGAACTCAAAGTCATGAAAGAAATGTTCGAAGCGTCAGTAGACGGTGAAGCATTTGATATGGATCGTTGGGGTCAATACTTCAAGCCAGCAGGCTATGGTGGTCGTGACAATGCAGAAGGTGGAGCGGCTAAATCAGCGGCAGCACCGGTGGCTAGACCAGCACCAGTACCTGCCGTTGAAGAGCCAGCACCTTGGGAAGATGAAGTTGCAACAGCAGAGAAATCATTCACTCCTCCAGCCGCAAAAGCTGAGAGCGCAGGTGGGGAGGCATCGAGCAGAGCAGCCGATATCATTGCAATGATTCGTAACCGTCAAAAAGACTAATAGGAGAATAGACTATGTCAAAGGCCTTCGATATTTCGAAGTTCCGCAAGTCTATTACGAAAAGTATTGATGGCTTGGGAATTGGGTTTAACGACCCCACCGATTGGATTTCAACCGGTAACTACGCCCTAAACTATCTTATCTCGGGGGACTTCTACAAAGGAGTTCCACTAGGCAAAGTAACAGTTTTTGCGGGCGAATCCGGTGCAGGTAAATCATATATCTGCTCTGGTAACATTATTAAAGCGGCACAAGAACAAGGTATTTTTGTTGTCTTAGTTGACAGCGAAAACGCCCTTGACGAAAAGTGGTTGCTTGATCTAGGTGTTAATACAAGTGAAGATAAACTTCTAAAACTTAACATGGCTATGATTGACGACGTGGCAAAAACCATTAGTGAATTCATGAAAGAATACAAAACCATGCCCGAAGATTCGCGTCCTAAGGTATTATTTGTAATTGATTCATTGGGTATGTTGTTGACTCCTACAGACGTTAATCAGTTCGAAGCAGGCGAGATGAAAGGTGACATGGGTCGTAAGCCTAAGGCACTTACTTCATTGGTTCGTAACTGTGTAAACATGTTTGGCTCGTGGAATGTAGGTATGGTTTGTACAAATCACACATACGCTAGCCAGGATATGTTTGATCCAGATGATAAGATTAGTGGCGGGCAAGGATTTGTCTATGCAAGTTCTATTGTAGTTGCTATGAAGAAACTCAAACTGAAAACTGACGCTGATGGTAATAAGACTACAACTGTTAACGGTATTCGTGCAGCTTGTAAGATTATGAAAACACGTTATGCAAAGCCGTTCGAGTCAGTGCAAGTAGAAATTCCGTATACAACTGGCATGAGTCCCTACAGCGGATTGGTTGATTTGTTCGAAGCTAAAAATATGTTGAAGAAAGAAGGCAACAGTCTTGTTTACACAACAGTCGATGGTGAAATAATCAAACAATTCCGTAAGGCTTGGGAAAAGAACGAAAAAGACGGGCTAACCATTATGATGGAAGATATTTCCAAGAATGGAGAAAAAGCCTTAGATCCAATAGCACTTGAAGACAATGAGGAAGCATAATGGAAGAGCAACTAATCTTTGAAATTTGGGACACATTTAGAGATCACATTCCTGAAAAGGGCCGTGAATTTGCAGCGTCACAATTTGTTGATTTTTTAGTTAACAAAGATGTCGAAGCTGACACATTAGAAGGACTATTAGGGTATGATCCACATCTTGACGATGCTATCGAATTAGTAATGAAAGAATTTAATGAAGAAGAAGATGACAGCTTTATTGAAGACGATGATTTCTACGAAGATGAGGATTAATTATGGGATGGTATTCTAAAGTTAGTAAGGACATTGCTCACTTACCTGACTGCATAGAATACTTTTATAAAGAAATAGATAGTGCAAGGGCCGAAGTTAAGATCTACGGAAAAGTAGAGAAAGCTTCGGCTTCTTTACCTGGAATTGTTGAACAAAGGTTTAACCAATTGCAGGAAATTGAAGCAGTATTAGAATATTTGAACATTGAGTTGCGCCGTATTCGAAGCAAAGCCTTTAAGAAATATCTAGAGAATTATCAAAGAGCACTAAGCAGTCGAGATGTTGAAAAATACGTCGATGGTGAAGCAGATGTTGTTGATATGGAAAAAATTATCAACGAATTTGCCATGCTGAGAAATCAATGGCTGGGCATTATCAAGGCACTGGATATCAAACAGTGGCAACTTAGCAATATTATCAAACTCCGCGCTGCCGGATTGGACGATATTTCCCTCTAACTAAAAAAGGACTTGCGTCCTTTTTTGTTTTCCTGTATAATGTTAGTATGAGTATTGAAGACCTAATTATTCTCCTTGCAATGAAGACCCAAATGAATCCCTATGATTCAAAAATGGTTTGGAGCTTCCATGATCAAATTTCTAGAGGTCTTGGATTCACTGAAAAACAGGCAATTCTTGCAGTTCGAATACTGCAAAGACAAAAAGAAAAATTAACGCAGATACTTGGACAAGATATCACAAATTTTCTGGAAAATCCCACATATAGAGTACCCCGTAGAACTATCAATTCTAACAAACGAATCTCTGTGATTGCTCATAGTGAATACACTAAGGCAATCAAAGTGGAATTTCCTTATAATGAAACCATCTTGGAGAGAATTAGAAAAGAGCGTCCTAATTTGATACACGCGGAATGGGATAAAGATGAAAAAGCATGGATTTTTGCACTGAACGAACGTAGCATACAATTCCTGATCTCGTTTGTTGAGAAGGACGAGTTCACTGCTGACGAAGAATTTGTTAATTACATTGAGCAAATACTGGCTATTCAAGAAAATCTTGAAAATTTTGTACCTATGGTCAGTTATACCGAAAAAATGCCAAAATTTATCAATGTAAGCCATCGTGTGCCTCAACCTGAAACCACAGATTTGTTGGACTCGCTATTTTTAGCAAGAAAAGTCGGTATACATACATGGGATGATAGTGTCAGTGAGTACCTGGCTGAAAATAATATTGAACAATCTGTAATAGATTTCCTAAATGAAAATCCAGGGGTGAATTTTACCGTAAATTTGGAAGAATCTACAATTTACGACATTTCTCGTATTGTTAAAAATCTGTCTCCTTGCATGTTTATCATACCGGGCGGCCTGGAGATGGAAAAAATTACAAAAAGTTATGAATTTTTAAAATCACTTGATATCACTCCTGAAGAAATGAGTGTGATGTTTAGACTACCTAAAGAAACTGGTGAAAAATTCAATAAATTTATCAAAGACGAGCAACTAAACAATCCCATCACTGAAAAAACTCGTGCAGTGTTTATCAGCGGCAAGGTACCGAAGACAGTTATCGAATCAAAAATTAAATTCAATTGTGTTGTAAACTTCAGCCTACATAGTGTACACTATACAATACGAGAATTTGTGAAAAATCACCATAATGTGATTCACATACTGGACAAAAAACCACAAAGGAATTTTAACTTTGCCATACTGTAAAATAATAATAAAAGACGAGGTCAATGTTAAGATAGAAAATTTAGACCTCGACGCACGAAAGGCTCTGGTCAAGAAATTCAAGTACGAAGACCCCACAGCTAGGTATCGTCCAGCCTATAAATTAGGTCGTTGGGACGGCAGTGTTAGTTTTTTCGGATTAGGTGGAACTACCTATCTATCAATGCTACCACAGGTGTTAACATATCTTGAGAGTAAAAATTACAACATTGATCTTGAAGATAATCGCAAGCCCATTGCCCTAGATTTTCCTGAAATTTTTGAAGATTTTTGGGGTGATCAGACATGGCCCGAAGGTCATCGATTTGCAGGCAAACCTATTAGACTGCGTGACGATCAAGTTGAAGCAGTCAATATGTTTCTTAAAAATCCACAGTGTATTCAAGAAATTGCAACTGGTTTTGGCAAGACAATAACCACCGCAACTTTATCGAAAATTGTGGAAAAATATGGTCGTACAATAACCATTGTTCCTAACAAAAGTCTTGTGGAACAAACAGAGGAAGACTTCATTAACTGTAAATTAGATGTAGGTGTTTACTACGGTGACAGAAAAGATCTGAACAAAACGCATACTATTTGCACCTGGCAAAGTTTGAATATTTTAGACAAAAAATCCAAAGATACCACTGATGAAGAAGTGTTAACTTTAGCAGAATTACTCGAAGGAGTTGCTACAGTTATGGTTGATGAAGTACACATGGCCAAGGCGGAAGTGTTGAAAAACTTGCTAACCCGAAATCTTGCCAACGCACCAATACGCTGGGGCTTAACTGGTACTGTACCTAAAGCAGACCACGAATTTCAAAGTTTACGTGCAAGTCTAGGTGAAGTAGTACATCAAGTTCGTGCTCACGAATTACAGGAAAAAGGTGTACTAAGTGATTGCCACGTAAACATTATTCAAACGGCAGAGTGGAAAGAATTTAGCGGATATCCTGAGGAGTTAAAATTCCTAGTAACCGATAATGATAGGATGAGTTACATATCTACGCTAATTAAAGAGATTGCAAACACTGGCAACACCCTTGTGTTAGTTGATAGAATCGAGTGCGGAGAATTCCTACAAACTCATCTTAGTGGCTTATTCAATGTTTTGAAAGAAGAACCGGATGTTGCTTTTATATCTGGTAGAGTAAAAACCAAAGATAGAAAGACTGAATATGACGAAGTTAAAACTGCTACTAACAAGATTATTGTGGCGACTTACGGTGTGGCCGCTGTTGGTATTAATATCCCTAGGATTTTTAATCTGGTTATGTTGGAGTCCGGAAAGAGCTTTACTCGCGTTATACAATCAATTGGGCGAGGCATTAGAAAAGCAGACGACAAAGACTTCGTACAAATCTGGGATATTACAGCGTCAACGAAGTATGCAAAGAGACACCTTACTGAACGAAAAAAGTTCTATAAGGATGCGAAATATCCATTCGAAATTCAAAAAGTGAAATATAACAAATAATGCAAATCTTAACCTTAGAAAACAAAACATTTTATCTCAACGAATTACCTGAAGAAGTAGACGATGATCTACGATTTTCAGTATTAGATAATAGTGATAATCAAAATCCTGATTACTTTTTTATCCCACTAATTTTTCTTGAAAGTTTTACTGGTCCTGCAGCAGTTCTTAAAATAGGTCAGGATGAAATTACTATGCCACTTGATTGGTGTACAATTGTCGGAGATCCAGAAGGACCAGATATGGAAGTATTGCCATTAACAAGTCTAAATGATAGAGGATTCAAAACATATTGTTTTAATCCACTTAGTAGCTTTAGGCCAGAATTTCATGAAATTGATATTATTGATGTTTATCAAGATGTTAAATGGTATTTTCCTAAAATGAGGGCTGGGCAACTTTTAACCACACCATTACATGCAGGCGAAAAACCTTTATGCGCCTATTTTGTTAAAGAAGTTTCTAGACAAAGTGAGATTGTAGATTACACAAGATGTTGGTAAGATGTCACTAATTTTTGAAAGTCCGGATAAGGGTAAAACTGTTTATGCTAGAAATGCAGGTTCTACTGAAAAAATGCGGATAGACAGTTCCGGCAATGTAGGAATCGGAACAGGATCACCTAGGGCATCATTGCATGACGAAATAATGGAAAGTAAATTGTGGGGTGATATTCATCGTGCTGCCAAGTCCGATACTGCTTTACAAGCCGCCCTGGACCGTGTTAAAATAACATACTACCTTACAGAAGATTACGAAAAAAGATATGGCAACCGCAAAACTTGATATTAAGCGTGAACTAAATGCAGTAGACAGTCGCAACTATGACTTTTACGAAAACCTCACCGACGAGGAAAAGAAAGCATTCAGTCCTTACATCTTAATGAGGTATACTGCTAATGTGCAAGGTGATCAATCATTGCAAGAATGGTTCCTAGAAAGGACTAACGAGTATGTTAATAAAAATCATTGGGAATTAAGTAAGAATCATAGACCCTTGTTGTGGAAATTATTTGCAGCAACTGGTATTGGTTCTAACATGTATCATCCTTATCTTGCCGCAGGTAAAAAGGGCAAAGCAAATAAGATTGAAAAACTGTTAGCTGAAATTTATCCTGCATGGAAGCTAGATGACATTAAGACGTTAGCTAGCATGATGACTAAGAAAGACATCGACGAACTGTTTGACAAAATGGGTTTTGACAAGAAGCAACGAAAAGATTACGAATGATAGCATTGGCAGATCAACCTTTTAATTGTGTACATTGCGGTAAGAGTTTTATGAAAGAAAAGACTCTAGTAGCGCACATGTGTGAACAAAAAAGGCGTGCTCTGCAGAAAGATGAGAAGCGTGTTCAAGCAGGTTATATGGCCTATGTTCGTTTTTATCAACTTACACAAAATGATAAAAAAGGCAAGACCTATGAACATTTTTGTACCAGTGCTTACTATAATGCCTTTGTAAAGTTTGGCAGTTTTGTCAATAACGTCAATCCTATCTATCCTCAAAAGTTCATTGACTATGTGATTAAAAGTGGTGTCAAATTAGACCACTGGTGCAGGGATGAACTGTATGAACAGTACCTATTTGACATGCTCAAAGTAGAACCAGTCGAAGCAGCAGTGCAGAGAACATTGCAAACAATGATGGATTGGGGAGACGAGCATAGTGCAAATTTTGCACAATACTTTGATTATGTCAGTTTGAACAAAGCAGTGCATGACATGCTAAATGGTCGCGTTAGTCCGTGGCTTATCCTAAATTGTACATCGGGTAAGACCATGGTTAGTAAGATGAGTGACGAACAGTTGAGCATGATTACACCTGTATTTGATGTTAAATTCTGGATGAAGAAATTTAAAGATAGTCCTGCAGATATCTTGATGATTCAAGAACTGTGCAACGAGACTGGGATAAAATGACAGCCTTTATTAACAACATGTCCCAAGAAGAATTAAAAACATTTCTTCGTAAGGTCATGGGCCCTCCTCGTCGAACATTAGAAGGTCAAGAAAAAGAAAATGTTTGGTTGATGATACAGATGCAAGATGAGCCCGACGAGTTTAGTAACAATCAACATAGTATATCTGAAGTCTACAGATTTAATCAGCGAGAATATCATGTGCATTATTTTCCTAACGAAAGTCCGTATATAGAAGAAATTATGAACGATGATTGAAATTCGAATACCGTTCGACACTATAGTTCAATACAGACATCTTAATTTTATGAAACTACACCACGCTAGTAACCACGCTATCCAGTTAGCAGAATGGTGTAAGGATCAGGGATTGATTATGGGACTAGATTTTGAATGGGCAGTATTTCAAGCCGATGAATATGTAACATTTAAGTTTATGAACAAGGGTGAGAAATATTCAACTATGTTTGCATTAAAGTTTGGGAGCGGCAACGGAGTATGATTACTAAAACACTTTGGACACTGAGTAAGCCCGATGCTACAGAAATTGATGCAACATTCCTATTTGGGTTGGGTTGCGAAGTGGAAGTCGTTATGCCCGAATGGCAAGATTTTGAAACTTCAAATGGAACACGCTGGCGATATCAAAACGAAAATCCCTACATCAAGATAACAACCACTTGCGAAAAACAGGAAATGATGTTAAAATTAAAGTACGGGGACGCACTCCTTCTATCAGAAACTCCAACATCTTTTTTAGACTATGAAGACTTCCATATGGCACCATACAGCAGATCAGCAGCCTGATAAAAGCGGCTATTATATGGGCTTCAGGACCGTAACCCTAGCTGACGATACTTGTGGTGTAGATTACTTTTATTGGAATCATACTGGAGGCATGAACGGCAAGGGAGAATGGCGTACTGACAGCACCTGTCATAGTCATTGGGCTAATGTCTATTACTGGACCAAAGATAATCCAGAGCAGTGGGTCGATAGTGATCCTCCTGTGAGATATAGAAAAGCACCAAAGTCTAATCCAGCATTGGCTATCGCTTGGAACAATGTCCAAGAAGCACTGCGTCAATATGAAATTGTGAAAGCACTAACATGAGACGACTTAAAAAAGAATTATGGCCATATAAGACCAAAGTTAATCTTTTGCACAGTACCAGAGAAGTTGATGAATGGTTAGGAAAGACCTTGGGCAAATTCAAAGGTAAATGGAATGTAGTTCATCACAGTACTTCTATTGAATATTATTTTAAACAAGATCGAGATCTTACTATGTTTATGTTGAGGTGGTCATGACCAGTATTAGTTCTATTGTCGGCGGCTTGAACATCGGTTCAGAACACGAACTGCGACCTATGAAAACGGGAGAAGCTGGCGGATGGGGTATGAAATATACCTGGATTGAAATGGCTCGAACAGAAAGCACTCCCTTGGATCTAAATGAACAGGCACAGACTTGGTGCAGAGAACGATTTGGAAATAGTGGCAGTCGTTGGTTTGAAAAGAAAGACAAATTTTATTTTAAAGATGAAAAGGATTTGACCTTATTCATTCTGAGGTGGTCATGAGTGATACTGCTAGCTGGATTACATTTGGTAAAGAACGTTATTGGCAACATCCAGACATGGAACAATGGTGCCACGAACATATAGGAACCGGTGGGTGGTCCTACCAAACTCCTAAAACTTGGGAAGGCATGAATGGTAAGATTTGGGTTATGCACAGCATGTTTGGCAACACTACTTTTGCATTTAAAGATTCTAAAGACTTAACTATGTTTTTGTTGAGGTGGGGCACATAAAGTGATATATACTATAGAACATGATTGAGTTTAAAGTTCCTAGCGTAGGTAAAGCAGAGGCTTGGTGCATGAAGCACGTTGGGCCTCGTCTCTATTATATTCACGATAGAATAGGTGGAGAAGGTTGGCGCATTATGCCGCTTCGTGGCGGCGCTGAAATTTTACTTTGCTTAGAGGACGACAAGAAAGCCACAATGGCTATGTTAATGCTGATAGAATAATGACTACAGAAAATATAAAACAATTTTGCCAACATCACAGTATTCGTGTACTTGATACAAACAAGCGGGCACATCGGTACAGCAAAGTCAATTTAAATTACTTTAGAGATCCTATGGATTTTAATCGAGTTTATGAAGATGTTATATATGATAGCGAACCGTTGTATACTGTGGAAATTGCTGAAAGTGAATTAGAAAGAATTGCAGACTTCGAATCCGAGGTGTTTAACAACATGAAGAAGCAAGGGCATTACAGAATGTTTGAAACACTAATGGAGCAGAAAGAACGAGAGAGAGCACTGCGGGACAAATATCCAGCAGTAAAAAAAGCATACGAACAATATAGCCTAATGTTAAAACTGGCTGAAAGTGGAGAATTATGAGATTAGAAGGTTTTGTAGAAAAAGGTTGGGGTCACGAATTAATTTGGGCAACAAACGACAAGTATTGCGGAAAATTACTAAAGTTTAATACCGGTGCTAGATTTAGTATGCATTTCCATTCTGTAAAGGAAGAAACCTGGTATGTGTTAAGCGGTGAATTTCAAGTTAGATTTATTGATACGAAGACAGCGGATGAATATTTAGAAGTATTAAAACCAGGCTCTGTGTGGCATAATAATCCACTGGTACCACATCAACTGATTTGTCTCGAAGAAGGGACCATTATCGAAGTTAGCACACCGGACAGTGTCGAAGACAATTATCGAGTTGCTAAAGGAGACAGTCAGAAATGAAAATTTTGATTACAGGGTATAAAGGTTTTATTGGTCAAAATATGGTCAATGCACTAAATGACGAACACGAACTGTCTCTTTTTGAATGGGGAGAAGAACTTCCAGATTTTAGAGGCTTAGACTGGTGCATACATTTAGGAGCAAATTCGTCTACTACTGAAATGGATGTAGACAAGATGCTAGATCAGAATTATGATTTTAGTAGACTTGTTATCAATCAATGTCAGGCAAACAATGTAAATTTGCAATATGCAAGTTCTGCAAGCGTATATGGACTAGGAAAAGAATTTAACGAAAATGCACCTGTTCATTTGCTAAGTCCATATGCATGGAGCAAATATCTTTTTGAAAGATATGTAAGTGGATTTAGAGAAAAATGGTCTAACATAACAGTCCAGGGATTTAGGTATTTCAACGTGTATGGACCTCATGAAGATCATAAAGGTGATCAGTCTAGCCCTCATCATAAGTTTACCAAGCAGGCAGAAGCTACCGGAGTTATCAAGCTATTTGAAAATTCTGAGAATTACAAACGTGATTTTATTTCTGTACATGAAGTAGTTAGTATTCATAAAAAGTTTTTTAACGTAACTGAATCTGGTATTTGGAATGCCGGTACAGGTCGCGCTACATCGTTTGATAACGTTGCTCGAACAATTGCAGAAGGAATGAAATGTAGAGTTGAATATATTCCTATGCCTGATAATGTTAAAGCACATTATCAAACATACACATGTGCTGATGTAACTAACCTAAGAAAGTATTATGACCCGAGTAATGGTTAACGGAACATTTGATATTCTGCATCGAGGTCATATTGAAATGCTCAACTTTGCTAAAAGCAAAGGAGATGCGGTACTGGTTGTGATTGATACTGATCGTAGAGTGCAAGAGTTAAAAGGTGATGATCGTCCTATTAACAACCAAGAAGATCGTAAATTTCATTTAGAAAATTTAAAAGCAGTTGACAGTGTATTGTTTTTTGACAGCAAAGAACAACTTATAGAAATAATGAAAAGCTGGAAACCAGACGTGTATGTAAAAGGCAGCGACTGGAAAAAAGATAGACCTAGCACAGCAGAAGAATATTGTAAAGAAGTGATCTATTATGACAGAGTCGGCGAATACTCAACTACCAACACCATTCAGAATATTATTAATCGGGGATGATTGCTTAGATGTTTATCAGTTTGGAACTGTTGACAGAATAAGTCCCGAGGCACCTGTTCCTGTATTCAAATATAGCTCTAAGGAAGAAAGAGCAGGCATGGCTCGTAATGTCAAACTCAATCTTGAAGCACTGGGCTGTGAAGTTACATACCTATGCGGAGAAACAAGTGTTAAGACCAGATTAATCGATTCCAAAAGTAAACAACACATTGTAAGAATTGACAATGATGTTAAATCTAATCCTATTGAATTTGCTTCGGCTATTCCTGCGATTTACGACGCAGTTGTGATCAGTGACTACAACAAAGGTACAGTTAGCTACGAATTAATCGAAGAACTCGTTGCTTTGAGCATACCAGTGTTCATAGACACTAAAAAGACTGACTTAGAACGTTTTCAAGGTGCATGGGTTAAGATTAATGAACTAGAGTATAGCAGATTAACAAGCGAGTGTGCTGGGTTAATTGTTACATTAGGTAGCAAAGGTGCTAGACTATGGGACGAAGTGCATCCAAGTAAACAAGTAGAAGTAAGTGATGTTTGTGGATGTGGTGATACTTTTTTGGCGGCACTAACCACTCAATACCTATATACAAATGATATAAAGAAAGCTATAATGTTTGCTAACGTTGCCGCAGGATTAACTGTACAACATTTAGGAAATTACGCACCATCATACGACGAGATTAGAAATGCCGGATATTGATATCGACTTTGCTGATAGAACAAAAATTCTCAAAATTATCGAGCATGTACCAGCGGCTATTAAAGATAATGGAACTTTTAAAAAGCACAATACTGGCGTATATTGTCATTCTATCCCGTACAATTCCATAACTGATACTGCTAGCTTTGACTATAAAGAAGCTGAAAACCGCGGGTATTTTAAGATTGACCTATTAAATGTTGGAATTTACAAAGATGTACGAGATGAAGAACATCTCTTAAAATTATTAAATCAAGAACCACTATGGGATCTTTTACAACAGGACGATTTCACTAATATGTTGTTCCATGTGAACGGTCACGGATCAATTCTAAGACAGATGTTGCCAAATAGCATAAGTCAATTGGCTGCGGTATTAGCTATGATTAGACCGGCAAAACGCTATCTAATTGGACAAGACTGGAATACTGTAAACGCAGAAATTTGGCAAAAGCCTGCGGGTAATGAGTATTATTTTAAAAAAGCTCACGCTATAGCATATGCGGCAGCTATTGTAGTTCAAATGAACTTAATTTGCGAAGGTCTTACTTCCTCGCATTCCTTATTAGCTGAATAGATTTACGTTTTACTCTCTTTTCAGCAATTTCGCTTAGATTAACACTAGGACCAAATACTAACTCTATGTCTTTTACATTAAAAGTTTTTATAAAGGGTCGGAATACATGCATTTCTTTTTTAAGAAAAATGTTTATGGGTATTTTTCTGTTACTTTCCCACCACCAGACTTCACCCATTTCTAGGAAAATCTGTCGTTCCTCGACTCCTACGATCATAGATAGATCGTAGATGCTAGCAACATAATCATCAAAGTTAATAACAATACCTACATATTCCTTATCATTGGATTTTAAGCAGGTTATGAACGGAAAGTTTTCTTGGAACTGGTCTCTCATTAGTTTAAAATAAATACTTTATGCAAAATTTACCAGTCTATTTATATAATTACAAACTCGATGTAACATTAGATTTGGACGCTACTGTAAGAGGAGTAAACCAGGTTATGTACCAGCGAGACCTAAAGATACAAAAAGGTATCAAAAATCAAGTTAGAATTCAGTTTAAAAATAGCGACCAAAAAAATGTTAGAATCTACAACACGCAAACATTTGTATTCAGTATGTTTGATGCTATCAATCAGAGATTAATAGTTGAAAAACAAATCGAAGTACTAGATGTAGCAACTACTTCAACCAAGGGATTAGCTATACTAACTCTTAATGAGAGTGATACATTAGATTTAGATAGAACCAGTTATCAATATACAATTAAACTTAGAGAATCTGATGGAGCCTATCTCCCAACTTATTCTAATACTTACTACGGAATGGCAGGAACCCTGCATCTAAGTTCTGAAGTATTTCCTGTTCTCAAAGACAGCACCACTATAAACACGTTTAATATTACATACAACGACGATATACAGAAGTATGAGCATAAGAGTGGAAACATCTATGCTAACCCAGAATACAATGGTAATAGCGCATTGCACACATTAGCCATGTACATGACCGGATATAAGGGGACCGTATACATTCAAGGAACCCTGGACAACACTCCGGGATCAAGTGGAAATTATTCTAACATCGTTACCAAGACTTATACTGGATTTACCGGAATAGATTCGATTAACTTTAATGGTGTCTATACCTATATTAGAATTCTACATGTTCCTGGAACTGCACCTGCAGAATCTAATAATGATAATCCTAGTTTCTTCGGATCGTTTGACAAAGCACTTTACAGAAGCTAAACTGTATATGTGAACGATATACAATCTGCATTACTGACATTACTGCCTTCTAAGAGGAAACTTACATCCGGTGGATGGACCAGTTTTAATGCTCCCTGCTGTCATCACAGAGGAGAACGTCAAGATGAAAAACTGCGTGGCGGTATTAGAGTAGAGAATGACGGGTTTGTATATCATTGTTTCAATTGTGGATTTGCCGCAGGATGGACTCCTGGTAAAATTCTAAGCAAGAATACCAAAAGCCTATTTCAATGGATAGGCATGAATGAGATAGACATAGGTAAACTTAATCTTGCGGCACTCAAGATCAAAGATGACCAGCCCGTTCTTAAGAAAGCACTAAATTTAGTATTATTAGAAAAACCCTTGCCCGATGGCACAATGTCTGTAATGGAATGGATTAATACCGGGTACTTGCCCGATGTAGCAGAAGACATTGGCAAGATAGTAGAATACATTTTAAGTAGGGGTATGGAGCTCGATTGGTACAATTGGATGTGGAGTCCTGCATCGGGCTATGTAGATAGAGTACTAATACCGTTTTATCAAGATGGAAAGGTAATAGGATACACTGGCAGAAAAATCAATCCCGGCAACCCTAAGTACTTGACAGATAGTCAAAGTGGATATGTTTTTAATTTGGATCGTCAAGGGTGGAATCGTCAATGCGTCATAGTCGTAGAAGGACAATTTGATGCTATAGCTATAGATGGCGTAGCCATTATGACGAACGAGCCTAACGATGCCCAGATTGCAAGATTGACTGGATTAGGAAAAGAAATTATAGTAGTACCAGACAGAGATCGCCCCGGTGCCAAGATGCTCAAATCAGCAATAACCAATGGCTGGAGTGCTAGTTTGCCTCCGTGGGGCGATGACGTCAAAGATGTAGCAGATGCTGTAAAGAAATATGGACGACTGTATGTGTTAGCCACAATCTTGCACTACAAGGTTGCGGGCGAGATAAAAATAAATCTAATGAAGAAGAAACTAGAAGCGTTAAGAGATGAATAAAAAAGAAAAACCACAAAAACCCAATTATGACTTTGAAGTGCAAAAGCTGTACTTGGAAATGTTTCTAAGCGATGCTGAGACGTTTGTACGTTGTCAAAATATTTTTGATCCCAAAAACTTTGATCAGCGACTGCAAGAAAGTGCAGAGTTCATTACAAAATATGTAGATGAATACAAGGTAATGCCCGAGGCCAATATCGTCAACGCATCTACAAGAAGTCAGTATAACCCAGTTGCATTGCCCAGAGAAAACTATGAATGGTTAATGAATGAGTTTGAAAACTTTAGCAGACACAAAGGACTAGAAAGGGCAATTATCGAGTCTAGTGATTTGTTAGAGTCCGGAGACTACGGTCCAGTTGAAAAACTAATTAAGGATGCTATACAGATATCTCTAAACAAAGATATGGGTACAGATTACTTTGAAGATCCCAGAGCACGTCTGACTAAACTTAAAGATGGCAATGGGCAGATCAGCACAGGATGGCCCAGCATTGATAAGAAATTATACGGCGGATTTAACCGAGGTGAACTGAATATCTTCTGTGCTGGATCAGGTGGCGGCAAGAGTTTGTTCTTAGCCAACTTAGGAGTGAACTGGGCACTAGCTGGACTTAATGTCTTATATCTTACATTTGAATTAGCCGAAGGCCTCGTAGGTATGCGACTCGATAGTATGATGACAGGTATTACAACTCGAGAGATCTTTAAGAACATCGACGACGTTGAACTCAAGGTCAAGATGTTGGGCAAGAAGAGTGGTAACTTACAGGTTAAGTATATGCCATCGGGCAAGAACTGTAACGATATCCGTGCCTACTTGAAAGAGTATCAGGTCAAGAAAGGTTGCAAGCCCGACGTTATTCTAATTGACTATTTGGACTTGATGATGCCGTTGAGTGTTAAAGTTAGCCCAAGTGACCTGTTCGTTAAGGACAAGTATGTGTCGGAAGAAATTCGTAACTTGGCTATGGAAACACAATGTATCACAGTCACAGCGTCACAGTTAAACCGTAGTGCTGTTGAAGAAATTGAGTTTGATCACAGCCACATCTCGGGCGGATTGAGTAAGATTATGACGGCGGATAATGTTATCGGTATCTTTACGTCACGTGCTATGAAAGAACGTGGGCGGTATCAAATACAGTTTATGAAGACACGTAGTTCTAGTGGTGTTGGGCAAAAAGTTGATCTAGAGTTTAATGTAGATACATTGCGTATTAGCGACCTAGGTGAAGATGAGCAAGAAGGCAGTTTCAGTCAGCAACGGCAACAGGGTGGCGGAAGTAGTGTCTATGCAGGCCTAAAAAGGACCAGCACAGTGTCAACTACTACTGATCCCGAAACTGGAGAAATTATTCCAATTGATCCTACAAAAGGTGTAGCTGTTAGTAAAAATAAACACGCCAAGGGTGTTGCCGACATTAGAAGTATGTTGGCTAATTTAAATCCTGAAAAAGATTAAAACCAATTTGCAATTTGTAAACGACCTGATTCAGCTATAACTTTGTGCCACTGGTCAATATCATCTGATCCAAATACAGTTTCGACTTCAGCAGGAGCATAACTCCATGAACTCCATGAATGCCAAGGTTCTTTTCCTGCAACTTCCCCTTCAATGTGTCCGGGCAACCAACGTGTAAATCCTGCAACTACTCTGAAATGTTCAGGACCTTCTCCCTTGCTTATTGCGGCAAGAACTGAAACATCATGACTTACTCCAATTCGATTTGTAACTTTAGTAGTGTTAGATGTATACCAGTCTAGACTATGTATTACATGTATTCTATTAGTTGACTCTTGACCGCCGTTGTATAAAGGCTGGTCTTGATCTGTATGTAAGCCTACATTCTGCATTACAGTTTGAAACGTGATATCATTTGTAAATGGTTTATTGATCTGGAGTCCTATAGCCCCGGTTGCATCATGATCTAATATTAGCAATACTCCTTTACGAAGAATCGGTTCCTGTCGTCTAGGATGAGCTGCTAAAAGATAACCTCTATAATTTTGTTCAATCATAATAATATTTAATCAATAAATAATATTCTATGCGAATGATTGAATTTACCAAGGGCTACGAGGAACATGATCGATTAAATCCCAAACTATGGGATGGTATACAACTGCGCCCCGAAGTTAAAGTTAAGCTGTTACAGATTGCAGAAAAATTTAGAGAATTTATAGATATCGATGTTCCTGTTATCGATGTACAAATAACCGGAGGTCAAGTCACTTATCACTATACCGAGCAAAGCGATCTTGATCTGCATCTAATTATAGACTATGGTAAAATACAGTGTGATCAAGAAGTGGAAGAATTGTTGGACACTAAACGATTACTGTTTAAAGAAAAATTTCAAATCAATATCAGAGGTATTCCTGTAGAGCCCGGAACAGAAGATCAAACTCGTCCGACTGTAAGTTCAGCGTGGAGTCTTAAAACTAATAGCTGGATACGCGAGCCAAAGAACTATAGTGGCAAAATAGACCGTAAAAGCATCGAAAAGCAGTACGAGTACTGGGATAATTTAATCAGGTATGTTTTGAATCAAAACGACTTCGAAATGGCTCAAAAAGTTCTAAAATTATTACGAAAATACCGCAAAATAGGTCTAAAACAGACCGGAGAATACGGGATAGAAAATTTAGTATATAAGAGCTTACGTAACAGTAAATCATTAGAAAAGCTAGTATCTTATATAGATCAGACATTTGATAAAAATTTAAGCATCAATAAGTAAACTTTTATAAAGAATCAAAAGGAGCCTGAGGGTTCCTTTCTTGTTTGTAAATATCAACAACATTTACACAGGATAAAAATGACCTTAGAAGAAATGATCCGTAAAACTGGCAAGCGCCAGGACTCATTCCAAATAATGATAGAGCATTTAAAAACTTGTGAAGAACCATTAATAATTGAAACAGGATGCGCTCGTCCTCCACATAAAGAGTGGGGAAGCGAAGACGTAAGTTTTAAAGATGAAGGATTCAGCACAAGAATTTTTGATGCATTCATTAATCAAAGCGGCGGTGAATTACACTCCGTTGACATCAATCCAGAACACGTAGAATATGCACTTACTCAAGTAAGCGATCGAGTACAAATCCATTGCAGTGACAGCGTTGAATTTCTCTGGCAAGCAAATCAGAACTTAACTGAAACAGAGAACTATGTAGATCTGTTATACTTAGATAGTTATGATTACGAACCAGAAGACCCATGGCCCAGTGCTGCACATCACATTAAAGAACTTGCGGCAATTATGTCTAGACTGCGGCCTGGTTCACTTGTTGCTGTAGATGATAATTTTATTGTCAATGGGCAACGTCAAGGCAAAGGTGCATACATTTATGATTTTATGCAGAGCATCGGCAAACCTTTAGTACATGAAGGTTATCAATACATTTGGAGATTTTAATGAAAGTATATGATTGTTTTCCATTCTTTAACGAATTAGACGTTTTAGAAATTCGATTGAAAGAACTGTGGGACGTAGTTGACGTATTTGTTTTAGCAGAATCAAATCTAAGTCACAGCGGTAAACCCAAAGAATATATCTTTGAAAATAACAAAGAGAGATTTAGTCAGTGGATGAGTAAGATTCGTCATATAAAAGTAGAAGACATGCCCGAGACTGAAGACTCGTGGGTCCGTGAACGTTTCCAGCGGGTTTGTCTTGACCGAGGCCTATATGATATGGAACCCGAAGACATTGTTATTGTCAGTGACTGTGACGAAATTACTCGTGCTGAGATCGTTACTTTGATAAAAGAAGATGAGAATAATTATGACAAATACATCTTGAACATTCCGCAATTTCAATATAAACTAAACTACATGAAAGTTTATAACGTTTCAAAAAATGCCAACATCATGGTAACAAGAGGTCGTTGTTATTCAAACGCACAACAAGAAAGAGAATGGACATTCTTTTGGAACGCAAAGCCAGAAAACACAGTATTTGTGGATCATGGCGGCTGGCATTTCACTTACCTAGGTGATGATCAACATGCGATTACCAAAATTCAAAACTTTGCTCACACAGAAACTGATACACCTGATATGATCAAGCGTCACAATATCAAATGGTTTATACAAAACAAATACGGACATCATGGTCCCAATGACAGCGAAAGATATGAGTGGGTTCAACTAGATGATTACTTTCCCGAATGTGTTACTAGTAATGTTGAACAATACAAAGATATGATTTTAGAAGGCGCAGTATTACGTGCCACAGATATGTATAGATAAGAAAGAAATTATGACAACATTTTCACATTCAGGTACCATGGGCGACACATTGTGTAGCATGGTTGCAGTTAAAATATTAGGCGGTGGTGATGTTTACCTTCGTCTAGGTAATCTTAAAAAAATGATTCAAGAAAAGTTAGGGTGGCCTGATGCAGGACGTCACAACGATAAGATGAGACAAGTAGACTTTGATCAAATGGAAGAGTTTATGTTGCATCAACCGTACATTAATAGTTTTAAAGTATGGAACGGTGAAGATATTGATTACGAACTTGAAGATGCAGCATTGCATTTAGAGACAGGTTTCTTACCTCGTAATTTTAGTAATCAACATGCACTAGCCAATGGCATTGATCACAAATATCATTTCAGACAACTTCAAATAGATCCATGGATGGAATGTCGTAATCCTATTAAGATTCCAGGACGTCCTATCGTAGTACATCGTAACATGAACTACCAAGACGGAAATGAAAAAGACAGCAAAACATGGCAAAACGTTTGTCAAAGAGGATTAACTGACCAGGGCGTATTTGTAGGCAGTGAAGAAGAACATGCGGCCTTTGAAGAAATATTCAAAGTATGGGTACCTCATTATAGAACAGAAAATCTAATGGAACTTGCTCGAGTTATTCAAGGTAGTGAATACTTTGTTACCAGCATGGGTGGACCTAGTGCAGTTGCACTGGCTTTGGGTAAGACTATGATGCTAGAAGTTCGTAAGAACGAACCATTCGAGCGTTTAGAAATTAACTATCCTTTTAGATTAAACATTCAATATTTCTAAAATGCGTGTAGCCTTAATCAGCGGCGGCCATCCCAGGTTTACCGGAGACTTTATTGCTTTAATGCATCAACTAACTGGCTTTGAGTCTGCGGACCTCTATCTAAATTTTTGGAACAGTGACTGGGTTTCGACTGAAGCAGAGGGCAGAGCTAGGATAGAATCAGTGCTGTTGCCAAATTACCGTTTAGCAAAACTAAAGATTACAGAACAACCAGCATGGAATCTTCCACTACACTCGCTGTCACATCCGCCGGCCTCTCCTGAAAACATTCGTTGGTGGTATCAACGTAGAATAGGAATGTGGCAATCCTTGTACATGGCCTTTGATTTAATTGACCAGGACTACGATCTTGTAATTAGATTTAGACCAGACGGCATGCTAAATAGAATTATCGATCTAAGATCACTTGATGTTCAAGATGACATTGTGATTCCTAAAAATGGATGTGGGTGGAGTCAATGGCCTGTCAATGATCAATTTGCCTTAGGTACTTATAATAGTATGCGATTGTACGCTGACATAGGTAGACAATATAATCAGCTGGTAGTAGAATCAGATCCACAATGGGAACACAACGGACACGGAAACTGGTCCGGAGAACATATACTGGGCCACTACCTTAATAAGAACAATATAAAATACAGATTAGAAAACTTCGATCACGTCTTAACCACAAGAGGTCGTTCTAAGTTTACTGACAAACATTATCACTTGCCCGTTACGCAAGATCCAACAATACTATCATGAATAAACTTGTAATCTTTGACTTAGATGGTGTACTGATAGAAAGTAGAGAACTACACTATCATAGCCTAAATGCCGCATTAGAATCTGTTGATAAAAAATATGTGATCAACAGAGACGAACACCTTAGTGTATATGACGGACTCAATACTACTAAAAAATTAAAATTACTATCTGAAACAAAAGGATTGCCTGCAGAATTTCATGATCTAATATGGCGTAAAAAACAAGAAGCTACATTTGATCTAATTCGCAAATTTGATTTTGATTATAAACTAATTGACATATTCACTAGACTAAAAAAGCAAGGTTACTTGATTGCAGTAGCCAGTAACAGCATACGAGAAACTGTTAAACTAAGTCTGCTTAAAATAGGAGTCATGGAATATGTTGATTACTACGTTAGCAATCAAGATGTTACTTTACCTAAACCGTATCCAGAGATGTACTGGCAGTGTATGACAGTCTGCAATGCCCTACCTCGCAATACACTAATCATTGAAGACAGTCACATTGGTAGACAAGGTGCATTGGACAGTGGTGGAAACTTACTGGCTGTAGAAGACTCACACGATGTGACCTGGTCAAAAATTAATAATAAATTATCACATATGAACTCACAAACAATTAAAAATAATATTCCTTGGAAAGACAGTAAACTTAATGTGCTGGTACCCATGGCAGGTGCAGGTAGTAGATTTGCACAACAAGGATACACATTCCCTAAACCTTTAATTGAAGTCAACGGCAAACCGATGATTCAAGTAGTTGTGGAAAATCTAAACATCGACGCACACTTTATTTTCATTGTACAAAAAGAACATTACGAAAAATACAATCTAAAGTATTTGCTCAATCTAATTGCACCAGGATGTGATATTGTGCAGGTCGAAGGAGTAACTGAAGGGGCAGCTTGCAGTACATTGCTGGCTAAAGATTATATCAACAACGATGCTCCGTTAGTTATGGCCAACAGTGATCAATTCATCAAATGGAACAGTAACGAATGTATGTACGCATTCAACGCAGATGAAATTGACGGGGGTATCATTACCTTTGAAGCGAGCCATCCAAAGTGGAGTTATGCCCGTGTAGGAGATGACGGCTTTGTCAGTGAAGTTGCTGAAAAGAAAGTTATCAGCAACGATGCCACTGTTGGAGTTTACTACTGGAAGCACGGCAGTGACTACGTTAAATATGCCGAAGAAATGATTGAAAAGAACATTCGTGTTAACAATGAATTTTATGTTTGCCCCGTGTTTAATCAAGCAATTGAAGCAGGTAAGAAAATTAAAGTTAAGAAAATTCAAAAGATGTGGGGTATAGGCACTCCGGAAGATCTAAATCATTTCTTAGCAAATCATAAAGAAGATTAAAGTATGAGCAAATATATTCTATTTGACATCGGTGCAAATCAGGGTCAAGACAGTTTAGACAGAACACGTAACGACACCTCAGTAGAGACCTGGGCATTTGAACCTATTCCCGAATTGTTTAGTAGAATAGACACTGCAAGAAAAAATGGGTACACATGGCAATTTTATCATCGTGCTGAACCAGCTGGCGTTAGCTACGAAGATCGTTATCATGTATTTCCTTTGGCAATTAGTGACTATGACGGTGAGTCAACATTTTATGTTGCCGATCGTGATCCAGTAGGTGACTGGGGCGCTAGCAGTCTATATCCATTTGTTGACGAAGTAAGTCAGACCTGGCCCGGGCGGCGAGACCTAGTTACCACAAGAACTGTTACAGTCAAAGTTTCTAGATTTGATACGTGGTATAAATCACAGGGCCTGAACTTGGAAAAGATCGATTACTTTCATTGTGATACACAGGGCAGTGACCTACGTGTGCTCAAAGGCATGGGCGACTATGTACGCCTAATTCAAGAAGGTGTTGTGGAATGTGCTCGGGATGAAGCAGGGAAACTCTACAAAGAAAACCACACAGTGGCCGAGATGAAAGATTTCCTTTCTGAACATGGATTTGCTGTGTTTCACGAACAATTAAACGACCAGTGGTCAAATGAACTCAACTTATATTTTAGAAAGAAATGAAACTGATAGCACATCGTGGACTGATCAATGGTCCTAACCGTTCATTAGAAAATCAACCACAGCAGATTAAAAATAGTCTAGCTCTGGGCTACGATTGTGAAATTGACCTATGGGTATTTGACGGCAGACTTTATCTAGGACACGATGGTCCACAGTACAACATTACTAGAGAATTTTTAGATCAACCGGGTCTGTGGATACACGCCAAACACATAGACGCACTTGACTGGTTGTTGGGCAAAGATTTGAATTATTTCTGGCATCAAGAAGATCATTACACACTGACCAGTAAAAACTACATTTGGGCCTATCCAGGATATCCTGTAACTGGGAGAAGTGTACAGGTCATGCCCGAAACTGCGGATCTCACACTGAGTAATCTAGACTGGAAATGTCATGCTATATGCAGTGACTGGATTCTAAAGATTCAAGCCCAGCGCCCGTAATCGCTACGGTAAGCATCTCGTTCAACAGCGCCAAACTTACGCAACACTACTTCATAGCTGTCTTTATTATGGTTAGTCAGTCCCTGTGCTGCTATGTGAAATGCCAACATGGTTTCTGGATGATAGATCAAACCTAGTTTATGATGATACTCAACTATGTACTGAGCTAGATCACAGTAAGTGGACATTGCACTGCTCTGCCCCAGTGCCATCATGTCGTTGGTCTTGTGCCCATAGCCGTGTACTTCATTTCTGGGAGTGATAACAGTTCGGGGATTTTGTTTTAGATATTCTAGACAATGTTCTAGATCCAAGGGTGCAGCCAAGCCTAGATCCGGGCGTGTGCGTATGACCAAATCATAGGGCTGTCCCGTGGCCCGTTCATGTACTCGGCGCTGTAGATCACATTCCCTCACACTGGTATACATGCCCCACATTCGTTCCACGCTGGTTTCCCCTGCTTTGTGGTGTACCCGAGGCGGAGGATAACTGCTTCGATTCTCTATGCTTAGATTAATCAACTGGTGCCCTGCAGGCAGATAGCTGTTCAAGCGACTGTGTGCTGTTTCATATTCCATGTGACGCCAACTGGGCGCTACAACATCTACTCCACGATGTTCTTCACATTGACTGTCCTGCCACAGCCAAACAAACCAGTCCACTGTGGTATAGCCCCGGAGATTTTCCAGAAGCAGATCGAATTCTCTACAGAATCTAGGTTCTCCGGGTAATAACAATGCTACTCTCATGCCCAACTTCCGAAATCGCTAATATATTCTGTTTCACTTATCCGTTGACCCAACTGTCTAATGTCAATGCGGAATCCGGCAGTGCGTATTCCCATCTGCTGAGATTTCAAATAATCTCCCAGTATGGTCTCGGGATGAAATATTTTACCCTGTGCTATATACTGTTCAATCGAATGTAAACAGTCAGCATAACAACTCATGGCAGCACCCCGTCCCACAGCCATAAGATCACTGACTGCATGTCCATAGCCCGCACGAGTATTATCGGGCATGATCACTGCACGATCATCATGCCCTAGGATTTCAGCACAGCGAGCTAGATCCAAGGTATTGTGTAGCATTAGATCGGGACGTATCTTCAGTACTAGGTCATAGGGTTGTCCGGTGCTGTGTTCGTGTGCTTGACGCATTTGATCTGTGCGCCAGTTACCCCAGAACATTTTCCACCCGTTGGCCACGTTGGTAACACCGTCATCACGACCACTGTGAGGGAATGCTAGCTGACTTTGATCCACTAGTTCTAAGTGAGCCAAACGATGCCCACCCTGTAGATTCAGCTGAATACGTTCCTGAGCCCACTCCACTGTGGGATTGAGCCACCCGGGTGCCACCAACTCACTGCCCTGACTGCGCCAATAGTCACTGCGACTTTGGCTGCGTGACCAAACGGACACAAACCAATCAGCAGAATCAAAGCCCACAAGCCTAGATTGAAACACTGTCAATTCCCTGCAGAACCTAGGTTCACCGCTGACTAATATGGCCACCTTCATCGGTCAAGAGCCCAACCCAGCAGCGCGAAGCGCGAAGCGGTAAAAAAGAGATTTTTATACACCTTTATCTACCCACTTAATCACACTAGATCCAGAACCACGTCACGTAGATTCTTACGTGCCACACGAGTCCTTAAATCTGTCGAGATCAAATCCAGTACACTGCCCAGATCATTACCGTTGACCTTAAACGACAGTCCGCCTGCTTCAAGCCACTGTGAACAATTGTCCGGACGATCATCTACTAATATATCCCCCACTGTGCAGTGTTTATGCTTGTCCCACGAATGCGGTCCAAAGTGTACGGGTACGTCGGGAAAATGTAGTTGTGCCCATAACACCTTGTCATAGAATGCCCAGTGTACATCATCTTTGGCGGGCACAGCAGTGAGAAACAGCAAATTCCAACCCAAGATGTCTCTATACTGACGTGCTAGATGTACAAGCTCGCCCACCCTGGGCATAAGTGGTAGATCACGGTAAAAACGTGTTTGAGTCTTGATCAGTTCCCATTCTTCCACAGTGTTGCGATAGTGTGTGAGTGAATCGGGATTGCGCATTGGTCGACCTAAAAAGCTAGAAGCAGCTGATTCCCAATCAGCTACGACTCCGTCCATGTCTAGATAAAAGGTATTTTTAGTCATAAGTTATACTTGTTAGTTATAGATGTAATTGACAGTGTCCGCATTGACTGACAGCACGCCAGCACCATTGCGTAGGTGAAACACACGAGCCATGTCAGTGGGTGGTGATAGAGTGACAAACTGTGTTAGAGTGGGTTGCACAACTCGTAGATGATCACGAGTCTGTAGAATCAACTGCCTCCCAGAACCAGCACTGTAGCTCCATATGGTATAGAACACTGCTATGTGTGGAGTCATCATGTTGGGATGTGTTAGTTCCAGTGTGTTTTTGGGAACTGAATCTTTGTAAACAGCACATACAGCAGCCATGGGCTTACCATAGAGATCTAACAGTACAAATATATTACTGCGTTCACTTACTCTGAATTCAATGGGTATTTCGGGACGCACGGGATCGTCCTTGACTATGGCGCAAAGTGGGTCAGTGAGGGTGGTTATACAGTGTAGCATGAGTGTGCGAGTTTAAAATAATTATATACGTACTTATGCTATAAGTCAAGAATTTCTATATATAGAGGAAAAAATTAGCGCAAAAAATTTTCAAAATCCGAACAGCGTGGGTACCGAAAGTTTTAGCGGCTCAAATTTTTGCCGCGCAGTTAAAAAAGGGGGAAGAGATCTCGGCCCCTGGTGATCTACTCTAACACTGGGGGTGAAAAGTTTGGAGATTTTTTGAGAGAATTTTTGAGAACTTTTGGCATGCTTGCAAGTTAGTGCTTGCTAACATGTGCAAGCACTACCTGACCACCCCACCATGGCCGGCCACCACCTCAGGCCTGGACTACCTGGTCCTCATCAGCCAGCAAGCCCAACTCCGAATCACCGTAGCAGTCAAAGCCCTCTGCTTCTAACTCAGCAATGGCTTCGTTCATGAGACTCTCTACGATGCGAACCTTGTCCACGACCCGTAGTTCTTTGTGGCGTGTAGCCCGCTTAGTACCCTGCTTGTACACTAGCGCATAGTGCTCAGCACAGTAGCTACGGCCCTCTAGTGCGGCGTGTGTACATGTAGGTGTGTGAGCGTGTGCGCCAATGTACTGGCATGTGTGTTGTGTAGTGTTAGTCATTGTTGTCTTTTACTATCTTATCTAGGTCTGCTCGTTGGGATTCAGTGGCTGTTGAGTAGGCTGTTATGCCCTGTACTACACCCATTTCAAAGCCCGCCCTACGGCTGAGGTAATCACTACAGATGAACAGCGCCAGCATACACCAGAACCATTCACTGTAGAAGTCTATACCAGCGGCACTGAGTACTGTGCCCACTAGTGCGTATATGATTACTCGGGTCATGCTCGCTTCATACAGGTAGTCTTGGCCATTGCTTGCCAGTTCTTTGGAAAGCCCTTGCGCAGGTCTGCTAACTTGAGCACCATACGCAGGCTCAGCTCACGCAACTTGTCCTGGTTCTGTTCCACAAAGCTGACAATCTCGTCCTTTTGGATCTGACTGAACTCAAAGCGGGCCAGCATGTCTGCATCGTTAACCACCTGCTTGATACGCAGAATCTTCTCTCTGTTGGTGTCCATCTGCAGGTCAATGTAGTGGCAACGGCTTTCCAATGCATCCAAGTGATCACGGAGTCGTTTGCTCTTTACGTGCTCAAACTTGATGTTGGTAATGAAAATGGCCGCACCTTTGAACTCAAAGCGGTCTGGAATGCCTTCTGAGCGTAGCAGGCGGCTGTCAGTGTTCCAAGCAATGAAACGACGCTCACTGGAGTCCAAGGCACCCTTGAGGATGTTCAGGCTCAGGTCTTCCATAAGGATACTGTCGCAGTCATCGAACACAACCACGTTCTTAGCGTCAGAGAACTCATACAGTTTAGCGTACAGTCCCAAGGCACTCATAGCACCTTTGACAATCTCAAACTTGGGTTTCTTCTCAGCCAATGTGTCAAACAGGCCGTCCTTTTGCAGAACCTTCTCAACTCCAAAGCTCTTGCCAACACCTGGAGGGCCGCTGACGATCATAGCACGGACATCACCGCTCTTCACAGCCTTGGTCATCTCGTCCAGGATCTCAAAGCGCTCACCCAGTCGTGCCAGGATCTCTGCGTCTGTTTCCTTAGCCACTTCGTTCTCGCGCTTCTTGATAGCGTCCGTATCGAATTCCAGTACTGTAGTGCCCTTGCTGGGTTTCTGTGCTGCCTTCTTTGCTGTAGCCATTTTGCTTCCTTTAGTGCGTTGTTGATGTATGTATTATATGATCTTTTTACAGAGTTGTCAAGCTCTTTGTTGAACACATTAAAAGGAATCTAGTGCCCGTTGGTCCGTGGAGCCCGAACACTAAAAGGGATCTAATGCGTTCAACAAAGGGCTCGCGCCCCTTGCTTAGTCCATTCGGCTTCCGGCGTAGACCTTGTCCAAGCCCAACTTAGCCTTGAGCACCTCTGCGTATGCATAGGCACCCGCTTCCAGGATGTCCAAGCTCTGAGCAGCCGCCTTGCCTGGATTCCACAGCTGGAGCGAACCTGTGTAGTCTTTGCGGAAGCCAGCGGCTTGCAGGGCCTTGCCCAACTTGCTGTTGGAGCGTACACCCCACACATTGACCCAAGCAAAGCCACAAGCGCCACGGTCACCGCCCAGTGCGGCATAGGCCTGCTTAACAGCTGAGCGAGCAGCCAGTGCGGCTTCGTTGGTTGCGTCTTGCACGGCGTCCAGGTTAAAGTCTTTAGCGTTCATTTAAAAGCTCCTTAGTGCGTTGTTGATGTATGTATTATAACAAGGTTTTACCACCTTGTCAACTGTTATTTGCTGGTGCTGTTGTGGCTTTTAAACAACATGCCGCAGAGGAAGTTCAAGCCCCATGCTTGGAACAGAGTGACTTCCTTCAGTCCAAACAGTTCGGGCATCAACCAGTCCCACAGGAGCATAGTGGGCAGGGCCATGATCAAGCTGATGCCAACTAGAGTTGCAACGGCTAGGACAAAAGCGGCGACGGTTTGCATAGTGCGATCCTTGTTTACTTGTTCAACTTGTTCAGGGCATCCAGGTGCTCTGCTTTGGCCAGCTCGATGTCGTAGACCATCTTGCACAGATAGACTATCATGCCTACGCAGAAGCCAATGCCAATCTGTTCTACGGTGAAGTAGGTGAACACTACGTTGGCACAGAAGCCTGCGATAAGGGCAATGCCCAGGAGTTTGCCCATGTTGAGCAGTGCGGTTTGTTTAGGAGTCATTTCATTTTCCTTTAGTTTGTTTGGCTTCCTGAGCGGCAATCTTGCCGGAGTAGGCTTTGCCTGCGGTGTGGATCAGACCAGTCTTGGTGTAGGTAATAACGCCGCCGGTGCTTGATGGAATTGATTTCTGTGTCATTGTGTGTCCTTGTTTGTTTATGTGTGTATTATAGCACGGAAAAGCCTCGGTGTCAACCCCTGCGAAGTACCCAGGCGAGTTGCAGGGTCTAGTGGCAGGGGTTGGCACTCCGGCCAATTATGCTATTTCTTTAAAGACTTTGTAGCCACGAGCGGTCAAGGTTGAGATAGCCTGTTGGATCTCTACGGCCTTACCGTGCTCCCACTCCAGCATCTCTTTGGCACCCTTGATGGTGTCTTCATCGCCGTACTGGTTGAAGAAGTTGTGCTTGTAGGAATAGAACTTACGACCATCCTCGTCCAGTCGCATCTGGATGGTGCCAAGGCCCCTGTAGTCTACGATCTCGTTTAGCTTCATCTTTTGCTCCTAGTGTGTTAGTGTATGCTTGTATTATAACGCCAATTTACCAGAGTGTAAACCAATAGCCCTTGCGGGCTAAGGGTTATACCCAGCCTTCTACCATCATAACGGGCTTCTTAAGGGCTCGCTTAACAAAGGTCTCGGGCTCGTCGTCAACCCGCACTAGCATGTAGCCAAATGCCTCTACCAAGTCCACTTCTGCCACTTCTAGTTCCACGCCTGCTTTCTCAAAGGCAATGTTCATCTTTGTTAGGGCATACTTAACGCCTGCACAGAAGGCCTCGTGCTCGCTGTCTGTAACGTCTTCAAAGTCGAACGCTTCTACCATCACTGCCTCGTAGTCCTGTCCGTCTGCTACAATGAACGGGCGGATCTTAGCCCAAGCCTTCTGGTCCACGCAGTCAAAATGGTCACAGGCTTCGTTAAGGTCGAAACTGTTAAACGCATCATAGTTTACTTTTTTAGCCATCTGTCGCCCCTTTTGTGTTAGTGTGTATGTATTATAACTTCGTTTTACTACTCTGTCAACCACCCTACGCTCTGTAGGGTTATTATATCCGTTGCCCCACCTAAGTGCCCCAGTTCCTCTAGGGCTTTAACACTGTTCCTCAGCGTCCTTAAATGCTCTTTACTTCAGCAACCTTATTCTTTCTTCTTGTATGTATTATAACGTCTTTTCAAAGACCTGTCAACCTAAAGGGTTTTAGAACTTCTTTGGCTTCTTTGTACTGTGGCAATTTAGCCACAGCCGCATCGATGGTCATTAAGTGGGCCTGCACCAACAATTCTTCTGCATACAGGCGGTCGTCTTCCGACACTTCCGTGTACCATTGTTTGAGCTGTTTGGTAGGCAGGTTCAACAAGAACATTAGGTTACCCTTATCGTGATCGTTCATTAAAATTCTCCCATGATAATCATTGCAAGACCCATGACGATCACGGGCATCAGTACTATGGCTAGGTTGATCATTGCTTGCATTAGATCCACTCCTTATAGTCGCCATGTTCTTCGTTGTCGTTGAAGCCTGCGGTGTAGGCCACGATCTCATTGGGTGTCATATCCTTGAGAGTGACACGCCCTGAGGCTTTGGTGTCACCTAGGTAGTAGTGGGGATTGTAGTCCCTGCGGTAATAGCTGTCTGCCATGCCGCGATCATAAGGACCACCGTGTCGTGTGTCCATCTCGA